TACTGGCAATCAAGGTGCTACTGGTGAACAAGGTGCTACTGGCAATCAAGGTAATACTGGACCTCAAGGAAATCAAGGTTCAAAAGGAGATTCAGGTGGATCTACCGGTGCTCAAGGTGAAACGGGTGAAAAGGGTGTTCAAGGAAATACCGGTGCTGAAGGAAACCAAGGCCCTCAAGGATTGACTGGATATAAAGGTATTCAAGGAGATAAAGGTGGTGCTACGGGTGAGCAAGGTGCTACTGGCGATCAAGGTGCTACTGGCGATCAAGGTGTTACTGGTCCTCAAGGTTCAAAAGGAGATTCAGGTGGATCTACAGGTGCTCAAGGTGAAACGGGTGAAAAGGGTGTTCAAGGAAATACCGGTGCTGAAGGAAACCAAGGCCCTCAAGGATTGACTGGGTATAAAGGTATTCAAGGAGATAAAGGTGGTGCTACTGGTGAACAAGGTGCTACTGGTGAACAAGGTGCTACTGGTGAACAAGGTGCTACTGGCGAACAAGGTGCTACTGGCTATCAAGGTGCTACTGGCTATCAAGGTGCTACTGGTGAACAAGGTGCTACTGGCTATCAAGGTGCTACTGGTGAACAAGGTGCTACTGGCGATCAAGGTGTTACTGGTCCTCAAGGTTCAAAAGGAGATTCAGGTGGATCTACCGGTGAAACGGGTGAAAAGGGTGTTCAAGGAAATACCGGTGCTGAAGGAAACCAAGGCCCTCAAGGATTAACTGGATATAAAGGTATTCAAGGAGATAAAGGTGGTGCTACGGGTGATCAAGGTGCTACTGGCGATCAAGGTGCTACGGGTGATCAAGGTGTTACTGGTCCTCAAGGAAATCAAGGTTCAAAAGGAGATTCAGGTGGATCTACCGGTGCTCAAGGTGAAACGGGTGAAAAGGGTGTTCAAGGAAATACCGGTGCTGAAGGAAACCAAGGCCCTCAAGGATTGACTGGGTATAAAGGTATTCAAGGAGATAAAGGTGGAGCTACTGGCGAACAAGGTTCTACTGGCTATCAAGGTGCTACTGGTGAACAAGGTGCTACTGGCGATCAAGGTGTTACTGGTCCTCAAGGAAATCAAGGTTCAAAAGGAGATTCAGGTGGATCTACCGGTGCTCAAGGTGAAACGGGTGAAAAGGGTGTTCAAGGAAATACCGGTGCTGAAGGAAACCAAGGCCCTCAAGGATTGACTGGATATAAAGGTATTCAAGGAGATAAAGGTGGATCTACGGGTGAGCAAGGTGCTACTGGCGATCAAGGTGCTACTGGCGATCAAGGTGTTACTGGTCCTCAAGGTTCAAAAGGAGATTCAGGTGGATCTACCGGTGCTCAAGGTGAAATGGGTGAAAAGGGTGTTCAAGGAAATACGGGTGCTGAAGGAAACCAAGGCCCTCAAGGATTGACTGGGTATAAAGGTATTCAAGGAGATAAAGGTGGTGCTACTGGCGAACAAGGTTCTACTGGCGAACAAGGTGCTACTGGCTATCAAGGTGCTACTGGTGAACAAGGTGCTACTGGCGATCAAGGTAATACTGGTCCTCAAGGAAATCAAGGTTCAAAAGGAGATTCAGGTGGATCTACCGGTGCTCAAGGTGAAACGGGTGAAAAGGGTGTTCAAGGAAATACCGGTGCTGAAGGAAACCAAGGCCCTCAAGGATTGACTGGATATAAAGGTATTCAAGGAGATAAAGGTGGTGCTACGGGTGAGCAAGGTGCTACTGGCGATCAAGGTGCTACTGGCGATCAAGGTGTTACTGGTCATCAAGGAAATCAAGGTTCAAAAGGAGATTCAGGTGGATCTACCGGTGCTCAAGGTGAAACGGGTGAAAAGGGTGAAAAGGGTGTTCAAGGAAATACGGGTGCTGAAGGAAACCAAGGTCCTCAAGGATTGACTGGATATAAAGGTATTCAAGGAGATAAAGGTGGTGCTACTGGTGAACAAGGTGCTACTGGCGAAAAAGGTGCTACTGGTCCTCAAGGAAATCAAGGATTTACAGGTGATCAAGGAAGTCAAGGATTTACAGGTGCTACTGGTCCTCAAGGAAATCAAGGATTTACAGGTGATCAAGGAAGTCAAGGATTTACAGGTGTTGCTGGTATTGTTGGTGGAACAAACTTTGTTTTTGAAAATACAAGTTCTGTTTATTCAGTTAATGGATTTGTTGGTTCTTATCCAACATTAACTGTAGTTAGAGGACAATTATACTACTTTGATTTAACTAATATAACTAGCAGTCATCCTTTAGCGTTAAGGTTAAATGATCAAAATACTTCTGCAGTAGCTGGAACTACTGGAAATAATTCAGTTGACGGTGTTTATGGAAATGGCACAATATTAACTACTATAACATATAGAGTTCCTTTTGACGCACCTTCGGAAATATTTTATCAATGTAAATTTCACTCTGGAATGATTGGTACAATCAAGATTGTTGATCAAATAGGTTCGACAGGTGCCCAAGGAAATCAGGGCTTTACAGGTGCTCAAGGAACCCAAGGAAATCAAGGATTTACAGGTGGTCAAGGAAATCAAGGATTTACAGGTGCCCAAGGAAATCAAGGATTTACAGGTGCCCAAGGAAATCAAGGTGATCAAGGATTTACGGGTGTTCAAGGAACTCAAGGTAATCAAGGATTTACAGGTTCTCAAGGAACCCAAGGTAATCAAGGATTTACAGGTTCCCAAGGAAATCAAGGTGATCAAGGATTTACAGGTGGTCAAGGAACTCAAGGTAATCAAGGATTTACAGGTGCTCAAGGAACCCAAGGTAATCAAGGATTTACAGGTTCCCAAGGAAATCAAGGTGATCAAGGATTTACAGGTGGTCAAGGAACTCAAGGTAATCAAGGATTTACAGGTGCTCAAGGAACCCAAGGTAATCAAGGATTTACAGGTTCCCAAGGAAATCAAGGTGATCAAGGTTTTACAGGTTCCCAAGGAAATCAAGGTAATCAAGGATTTACAGGTGCTCAAGGTAATCAAGGTTTTACAGGTTCCCAAGGAAATCAAGGTGATCAAGGATTTACAGGTTCCCAAGGAAATCAAGGTGATAAAGGATTTACAGGTGCTCAAGGAAATCAAGGTGATCAAGGATTTACAGGTGCTCAAGGAAATCAAGGTGATCAAGGATTTACAGGTGCTCAAGGAAATCAAGGAAATCAAGGTAATCAAGGTAATCAAGGTAATCAAGGATTTACAGGTGGTCAAGGAAATCAAGGTGATCAAGGATTTACGGGTGCTCAAGGAAATCAAGGTGATCAAGGATTTACAGGTGGTCAAGGAACTCAAGGTAATCAAGGATTTACAGGTGCCCAAGGAAATCAAGGTGATCAAGGATTTACGGGTGCTCAAGGAAATCAAGGTGATCAAGGATTTACGGGTGCTCAAGGGAATCAAGGTGATCAAGGATTTACAGGTGCTCAAGGAACCCAAGGTAATCAAGGATTTACAGGTTCCCAAGGAAATCAAGGTGATCAAGGATTTACAGGTTCTCAAGGAACCCAAGGTAATCAAGGATTTACAGGTTCCCAAGGAAATCAAGGTGATCAAGGATTTACAGGTGGTCAAGGAACTCAAGGTAATCAAGGATTTACAGGTGCTCAAGGAACCCAAGGTAATCAAGGATTTACAGGTTCCCAAGGAAATCAAGGTGATCAAGGATTTACAGGTTCTCAAGGAACCCAAGGTAATCAAGGATTTACAGGTTCCCAAGGAAATCAAGGTGATCAAGGATTTACAGGAGCACAAGGAAATCAAGGATTTACAGGCGCCCAAGGAAATCAAGGAACCCAAGGTGATCAAGGATTTACAGGTGCTCAAGGAAATCAAGGTGATCAAGGATTTACAGGTGCTCAAGGAACCCAAGGTAATCAAGGATTTACAGGTTCCCAAGGAAATCAAGGTGGTCAAGGATTTACAGGTGCTCAAGGAACCCAAGGTAATCAAGGATTTACAGGTGCTCAAGGATTTACGGGTGCTCAAGGAAATCAAGGTGATCAAGGATTTACAGGTGCTCAAGGAACCCAAGGTAATCAAGGATTTACAGGTGCTCAAGGAAATCAAGGTGATCAAGGATTTACAGGTGCTCAAGGAAATCAAGGTAATCAAGGTAATCAAGGATTTACAGGTGCTCAAGGAACTCAAGGTAATCAAGGTGCTCAAGGATTTACAGGTGCTCAAGGTAATCAAGGTAATCAAGGTAATCAAGGAACTCAAGGTAATCAAGGTAATCAAGGTGCTCAAGGTGCTCAAGGTGCTCAAGGTGCTCAAGGTGCTCAAGGTGCTCAAGGTGCTCAAGGTGCTCAAGGTGCTCAAGGTGCTCAAGGATTTACAGGTAATACTGGACCTACTGGTAGTGTTACTTTTACAGATAAAATCGCTATTGGTTTAAATGCAGGTTATACTGGACAATTAACTGATTCAATATCTATTGGTACAAGTGCTGGGTTTACTATTCAGGGTACAGGTTCAGTTGCAATTGGTAAAGATGCAGGTAAGACTAATCAAAATACAAATTCAGTTGCAATTGGTAGTAATGCAGGTACTACTAATCAAAATAGTAATTCAGTTGCAATTGGTAATTTTGCTGGTTATACTAATCAAGGTACAGGATCTATTGCTATTGGTTTAAATGCTGGATATACGGGACAACCAAACAATACAAATGTTATTGGTTCATTTAATACTACAGATACTTATCCTAATTCTAGTGCGACCTATATCAAACCAATTAGAGATTTTGCCGATGCATTGTCATATGGATTTAGATATTTAGCATATAATTCAACATCTGGAGAAATAGTTCAGGCTGCAACTGGTTCAACAGGTTCAGCAGGTGGAAGCTCTTTTGATCCTTTCCTAGGTATGCGTATTACTTCGGTAACTCCTAGTACTATATTCACAAATTCGTCAAATGCAATGCAAATGACAATATTTTGTATGATACCTCTAATAAATACAGTGCAAATTGGTTATTCTTATACAGGAGCAACAGGACCAACCACATTTATAAGTACTCCGGCAACACTTAATAATGCAGGTGTAGCCAGTTTTACTGTAAATCCTCCTTCTCAAGGAAATATATACTTTTATATAAAACCTACAAGTATGTGGGGAACAACCGGAAGCAATTTTATACCTTATGCTACACCAACCACCGTGATATTAGGCGCAATTACACAATCAACACTTTCATCATCTTTAGTGTCAGGAACCGCTACAACAGGAGTAACTCTAACTATCACAGGTATAGGTGCAACTGGTGTATCATCATCAAATTTTGTACCATACATAAATACTTCAAGTACTCAAGTTTCTAATTGTACAGTTACCGGATATTCATTTTCATCTCCTTCAACAACAATAACTTTTACAGCAACACCAAACGTAACAGGTATTAATTTACTTTATGTAAGATTTACTGATCCATCTGGCCCTGTGTATACTTTTTCATATTCGGGATCAAATAATTTGGGATATTTTGTAGATGCAACAACTTCTACTTTCAAAATGCCTACTTCTTTTACATATACACCAACAATTGGTTACAATGAAATGACTGGAACTACTATGACAATATCATCAACAGGAGCGGCCGGCGCATCAGCTCCTTTGGTGTTTTATTATGGTAATTCGGCAGGTGCGACAACAATTACTAGTCTTATACAAGGAGCTACAGGTGCGCTCGCATCAAATACTTCTTCGTTATCAGTAATAGCAAATGGAGGTACATGGTTTCCTTATATCAGGATAACTTCTCCTCTTGGAATTACCGGACCATTAATGGGCTCAAACGTGTCTTTTTCATCCAGATCTTATACTCAAGCAACTTCTGTCATATCTTTTTCACCAGCAACTGGTGTTGAGAGTAATACAACAACCTTTACGGTATCCCTTGGGGGGTACGAATCTGTAGTCCCTGGTACAGCAAAAGTATATTACTCGCCTTTAAATACCGGTGCAAATTTGACGCAAATAGGAAATGCAACTGGGCCTGTAAGTGGTATTGTAACAGTTTCCGGAATAGTTCCTGCGGCAGGAACTTACTATCTTTACGCACAAACTATAAGTCCATTAGGAGCATCGGGATCTATTTTATTAGCTAATTCTTCAACACTAACATCACGTGCTTACACATTACCAACAAGTGTTGCAGGTTCTCTTTCTGGTACTTATTTTTCTAGTTCATCTGGTGTTAATATTAATTTTACATTTTCTCCTTCTGATACACTGGCTACAGGTACTGTAATTGTTTACTATTCTGAATCTGCAAATGATTTATTACCTACACAGTGCGGTACAGGAACAGTAAGTTCAAGTGGTGCGTCGACTGTATCTTGCGTATTTTTGCAAACAGGAACTTTTTATCTCTATTGCAAAGTTACTGAACCAAAAGGAGTTTCTTCTAGTTCTTTGTTAAGAACTACAGGAACACTAACAGTGCAAGTACCATCTATATCAACGTCATCTCTGAACTCATCTTTAAAATCAGGTACAGCCACTACTTTTACAGCAACAATTTTGGGACCTAACACATCAAGTGCAACTGGCGCAAACTTTTCAGTATACTTAAATACAACAAATACTCAAGTTTCTAATTGCACAATATCTGGATATATTCAAGGAACAGGTGTTTTGTCAGTTTCATGTACTCCATCAGTAACTGGTATGAATACTCTGTATGTTATATACAGGATTCCATTAACATCATCTGAAATAACTTTGTCTTATTCAGGTTCAAATAAACAAGGATATTTTGTAGATGCACCCGGTACAATTTATACAATGCCTACAAGTTTTACTTATACACCTACTAGTAATTTTATAGAAAATACAGAAACTAATATGACAATAACACTTTCAGGTAGTACTGCAATATCATATTTAAATCTCTTTTTGTACTATAGCAATAATACAAATGCTACTTACTTTGGCGCAGCAGGTATAACTGGAGCGTCATCGGCTGGATCAGCTATAACATACTCTGCACATGGTGGAGACTCCGGATCATGTTCTTTAATAGTAAAATTACCATCAGGTACATGGTATCCTTATATACGGATACGTTCACCTTTAGGTGTTTTAGGACCACTAGTCGTATCAAATACACCTATAGTATCACGACTTTATACACAAGGATCTTCTATAACTTATACACCATCTATATGTGTAGATAGCGTTGAAACTACATTCACTGTTACATTTGGAACATATGATTCTGTTATTAATGGCACAGCTGCCGTTTATTACTCATCCACAAATAACTACTTTGGTTTAACACAAATAGGAACAATATCATCTCTTATAAACGGTGTTGTGACAGTATCTGGGACTATCCCGGTTGGAACATACTATTTATACGCTCGTACTATTAGCCCACTATCTGTACAAGGTTCTGCTATATTAGGACAACAATTCACATCTAGAAGTTATACCCAAGCAACATCTATTATAACTTATTCACCTGCGACATGCGTAGAAAGTGCTATAACAACTTTTGCTGTAACCCTTTCTGGATATGAAACTATTACGACAGCACCTGGAACATCAATAGTATCTTATTCTCTTACTAATGACTATTTAAATTTGACACAAATAGGTGTTGCGACAACCCCAGAAATTGGTGTTGTTACAGTATCTGGTTCGGCCCCTTCTGTAGCTGGAACGTACTATCTTTACGCACGTACTATAAGTCCTTTAGGAATAACAGGTTCAAATATTCTTGCTCCTCAACAATTTACAACCAGAGCTTATACTACTCCAACTAGTGTTTCATGTATATCAGTTAATTCTATATCCTCTTCAGAATCTTTTAATATTAATTTAACCTTTTCCCCATCTGATACTATCTCTTCCGGGATAGCAACTGTTTACTTCTCTGCATCTACAGGAGGTACAGGTCTTACACAATGCGGTACTGGAATAGTAGATTCATCCGGTTCTGCTATTGTACCATGTATAATTTCACCATCTGGCGTTTATTATGCATATGCATCTGTTACTTCACCAAAAGGAATTACTAGTTCTACTTTGCTAGCTTCAGGAGGTACTATAACTATTACCCCGGCTTTGAGAACAATAGATGCTACGTCTTTTGGATTGTCTGGAACTGCTACAGATACTTTTGCAGGTTCCTTTACTTATCCAGGTTTTACAACAGTAGGTGGAACTACCAACATCGGTACACTTAGATCATATTACAGAGACGTTACAGGTGAATGGGCTCCGAGCGGAACAAAAATGACTAAGACTATGGTCAGATGCAACTATAATAGTGGGTCATCAGTAGCAATTAATATAGCTGCAACAGGACACGCAGCGATAATTGTTCAATGCCATACTTGGAGAAACAATAATCCATCTGTTCTATGGCATGCAACACCAAGCGGAGGAACAAGAACTCAGATGACTCCTGGTGGAAATTCATACGTACAGCCTCCTTCAGCACCGGCATCTGTAATGACTGTACTTCCCGGATATACAAGTTCATCAGATTGTATGGAATCGTGCACATATCAACCATCTGTGCAGTTTAGTCAAGCTATTATATCAGGTGAAACTGGAAGATGGTATAACGGTTTTTCTAATACTAATACAAGTTTATTTACAGCAATTGATACACAATCACCAAGTTTAGGTGCGGCAGGCGATACACTTCTGCAAGACTTTATTACTATTCACCAGTTCAATACGCCAACTTTCATTGAATTTAGTTCTATAAACAATAATACCTGGAATGTTATAGGAGAAAACTTAGGAGCAAATGTTCCATCTTTCTCCAATACCGCCACAAATAAGACTAGTGCAGCGAGGTTCGGAGAATTTACTGTTGTTCCCTCTTCTATATCAGCAGAAGAACTTATAAGTTTAGGTTCTGACATTGCAAATAAATGGTGTGTTCCATACGCTGGCCCATCAATCAAAAAATTCCGAATTGTCAACGTTGGATCGACTTCCATAAGCATTGGATGGGTAGGAATATACAACAATCCTTTCAACTTAGATACATTATCTACCAATTTAATTAATGTGAACACTATTTATGCAGCTACCGGTGGAATAGCTGTTTCGTCGGGAAGTGTTTCGGCTGCCTGGTCAGCTACACTTATGAGCACTGCTCCATTTCAACAAATTCCAGCAGGAGGATATATTCAGTTCACACTTTCATCTGTTGTGAGTAACTGCGGATTTATTAGGTTAGGAAAAATAAGTACAACAAGATCCGCAAAATTAAGGTTTGATATTCAGTGTAATGCAACTGTCACTGATTGGGAAAAATATAACTTATGGTATCATCTTAATGGTTCAGCGGTTCAGTGTACAACAATCGATTGTGCACAGTTAAATGGTACAAATGTAAACACATATGCTCTCAATAATATGTTCATGCCATGGAAACAAAAATACGGTACTACTGTGGCAATTTCGCCATACAACTTACCAAGATATCAAGCAACACTTGAATCATCTACAAATCAACTCAACCAATGGTCATGTAACTTGATGGCTAAGACTTGGGACTGTAATAGAGCCATTAATCACTACCTAAGTTATCAGCGTAATGGAGCAACCAATACGTTTACAACAAATCAACAAATTAATTTTAAGCAATTTGTAGCAGATAGCCCGTGGAATGCACCTCCTTACCTAACTTCTACTCAAACACCAGATCAATTTTATCTAGGATCTAGTACACAAGCAAACATAGACAAATATAGTTCAATTGATGGCAGATATATAATTACTGATGCTACTACTTCAACAAGGTTTATGATGACTAGACAAGATTATATTCCCAAAGAAGTCTTATCAGTGTATGGTTTAATTTTTAAGCAATCATGTAACGCGGCAGGACAAAATGGTACAGATTATGATTTGTTAAACCTTGGGTTTATGGATCCTAATACATTTCATACTCCTTTCGGAGTATCTTTGCGGAACGAAGCTGGTCGAATGCCACTCGCTACTAGACTCAGACAAAGCATTACTACAGGAAGTTGGTATGTTGATATTCCGCTAATATTTCCTGATAGTGGTGCAATGACAGATCCATTTGATAATCAACAATTTTATGCACATCCCTATTATGGTGGATTTCCTTACGCTGTTACTAATAAAGGTACACGATCATTGTTCAATTATCCAGCTCATGACCCTAATGTAGGGAGATTAGTAGATACTCTTGATTTGCAAAAAATGTTTACTATCAGCTCAATGGTAGGAAATCACTTGTCTTTATTTTACAGACACCTTTACAGCTATGCTGGAATGGGAACTCTTAAACAAGATGCATTATATAATGTGACTGCTGCAACACAGAATCATCAATCAGCTTATAGTAGTATGTGTGGTGGAATTACAGTGACTGTTAGCAATAGTGTATGTACTCAAATTATTCATAAAACGATTGGGTTAAATGTAATAAACTTAGGTGCATCAAACAATTCAATGAATCTAGCCCCATTTACTCCACCTACTTATGCTATGTTTCGCTCATGTACAAATGCTGGATCTGGTGTTGGAGGTACACAGCGAGATGATGGTGTCAATTTTCCAAACATGTTAAGCGGTGAAAGAATGTACCTTTTAACTGTTGTTGTGAATACACAGTCAAATGGAGGATTTTTCAACTCAGATGCGACTATGGAAAATTATATTAAAGTTTACCTCAATGGAAAACAAATTAATACTGCTAATAGAAGAGTTGCTAGTGGAAGCTATGTAACAGTTATTACTAGTGTATCAACAACCTCAACAACTTATCCTACCTATTTTTACAATTCGTCTCCTCTTACATATGGAATAACACAAATTAGTGACGCTGCAGATTCAGTCGCTACAAGGTACATAAAGTATGGTATGCTCTGTGCTAGAAATGCACGAAGTCTGACTACAATGGTTGGAAGAAGCACTTTCATTGGTGCTGCAAACACATATCAGGAAGGTGCTGCCGGAATAAGCAGAACTGGTTGGATAGGAAGAAATCGACAGATTATCGCTGAAACTTCTAATTTATGTAGAGCTACTCCTGATGTATTTTATTCATCAGCTGAAATTGCTACACATATTGCTGCTCTCTCAAAGAAATGGGGAATTGTAATGGCTTATCGGTGGGTTACTATCAGAAATACAGGAACAGTTGATTTCCGATTTAATAGATTAGGATTTTACGGATGTCATTCAGAGGCTCTTTCGGATACGGCAGGTAATACTATAGATCAAAAAATGGGATGCTATAGAAACATTATGAAAGGATTCACTGAAACTGTTGCTATTCCAGGTGCAGGAGGAAATCCATCAGTCCGAGTATCCTGTACTATTTCATCTGCGACAGTTGGTGCAGATGGAATAACAGCTGTTCTCAGTCAGACTGGAATGTTAGCACCGTCAGTTACAGATACTACTATAGTAACAATTCAACCAGGAGGATCAATTATGATTGATTTAGCTGATTCTATTACATGTTCGCACGTTAGATTTGGTAATTTTGCTAGTACTGGAGATGTTACTCTTGCACGAATGTCTATAGACTTAACACCAACTTTGCCCGAAAGCGAGATTAAAGGTACCCCAGTTGAGCATTATCTAAAGGCGTCAATGAACTTGAATGATATTACTGTTGGTCAATTTCCATTGCATTCTCCTCTGACCCAAACCAATTTAGTGTCATTTGTCAATTCAGATGGTACACATCTCAACACAAATGGTACATATGTTTTATACAGTAGTCTATGGTAATTTTTATAAAAATTATCTAAAATAATGTTGCGTTTGTGTAAATGATTGAATTTACTTATCCAAATGGACACTGTGTATGGTTAACAGAAGAAACTCTCGCTAATAATACATTTACATTAAAGAGTACACACAATAGTATTGTTTTAGAGTATGACTCTATTGAGTATGTTTATGAAGAGCTTTTGAAAGCAGTTAGTCGCAATGGTAGTGCAAAATTAGTAGATATAGGCTCGCAGAACGGATTATATTCACTATATGCCAAATTTTTTGAAGGAATAAGTGTAGATTCTTATGAACCTTTTCCAATGCCTTACAAATGCCTTGTTGATAATATTTCAATAAACACTGTATCACATAAAGTATTTCCTTATAATATAGCTATATCTAATACCGAATCTAGCATTTTTACAATGAGTATTCCAAATAACTTAAATGTGTATGAAAATATTCAAATTTCTACAAACACTATTGATAATCTATATTTTGATAAAAAAGTTGATTTTTTGAAATGTGACGCGGAAGGATGGGAATATTTTATTTTAAAAGGTGCTATTTCGGTTATTACAAGAGATAAACCAGTTATTATGATTCAAGTGTATGATAAAACAGTTGAAGATTCTGGATTAGCATCGATAGTAGAGTTTTTTGATATGGTATATAATCTTGGTTATGTAAAGTTAGATGTATTTGACGATAAGAATATAGTATTTATACCAAAAAATGTTTCTCAAAATCCTATCGTGGAACCTAACGTAGTTGAACCTATTGTAGAGCCTATAGTAGAGCCTATCGTAGAGCCTATCGTAGAGCCTATCGTAGAGCCTATCGTAGAGCCTATTGTAGAACCTATCGTAAAAACTATGTTAGAAAAAATAGAACTAAAAATAGAACAAATGTCTAAAGATGAATTAACCGATGAAGAGAAAGACTGTTTTAGAAGAAAAGGATATGGATATACGTGTGTAGAAGAAACAGAACACTTTTTAAGAGAATTCATATTACAAAAAAAATACGGGCAACCAAAACCACCTATCGTGGAACCTATCGTGGAACCTATCGTGGAACCTATCGTGGAACCTATCGTGGAACCTATCTTGGTAGATCAAGCTTAATTCTAAATCATAAAGATTTTTTACTTGTGATTAATAATGTAATATTAAATAAAATTAACGACAATTTTATTTAATTTATAATCTACAAATTTATACGAATCAAACTCTTTGAGCTTCTAACCCTCAAATTGATTAAATTCAGTTACACATTATACTCTAAATTATTTTTTTATTACATTTTTATTTTTTTTTAATTCATCTAATTTTTTGAAATCAACAATATATATTTTAGGAGGTTCTTTAATTAATTGAGGCATTAACTGAGGCATTAATTGAGGAATTAACTGAGTAATTAATTGAGGAAATATAATTGAATTTGTATGGATTACGTTTAAGTGTTTCATTTATAGTTTATATTAAGAAAAAAGTTTTTAAATTAGATTTTACTTAAAGTAAATATATCTATTTATTAATTAAGATGAATAATCAATTGCTTGAGGTTTTTATTAAGGCAGGAATAATCGTTGTTGCCGCTATATTTATATGCGTGCTTATCACTAAAAGATTTATTTATTTTCGTCCTTCTTCTACGTTTCTTGAATTAAACGAAAAATATAACCAAAATTATAAAGAAATTAATCACGGACATTTAAACGGTTGGCTTTTTTCCGGAAACTCAAATAAAATTATTTTGTTTTGTCATGATAATTATGGTAATATTTCATACAAGCAAGAAAAAATATTAGCAATGAAATCAATGGGGTACTCGATTTTAGCCTTTGATTATTCTGGATATGGTAAAAGCACTGGAGTTCCAAGCGAACAACAATTATATGATGACGCATCAGCTATGGTCGCTATGCTTCGCCAAACGTACAATCCAGAACAAATAATATTATACGGAGAATCGATTGGTGCACCTATAGCAACCTATGTTGCTAGAAGATATTCAATTCCTACTTTGATTATTGAATCATCTATTCCAAGTATAAAAGAAATTATCAAGAATAATTATCCTGTACTATCTTTTTTCTCTTTTTTATTTCCAGAATTTGATACAGCATCTTATTTGGATGGATACAAAGGAAAAAGCCTTATTTTGCATAGCACATCCGATGAAATAATTCCTTACGAAAGTGTTAAACCTTTAATTAAATTATGCTCTCAACACATTCTGATTGAAGGTTCTCACAGTAATCCGGCGATTCCATGGGAAAAAGTTAACATATTTATTCAAAAATAATTGAAATTAACAAATTCCGCACTTTTTCAAATTTTCATAATCATAATTATCATTAGGAATTGTAATCGGTCCTCTTATAGCATACTTTACAAAAAAATTTTCTTTTACATCAGGTGGTTGCCAATAATTTTTAAAAGTTACATAGTTTGTTCTTTTGTAATTCATTTCTTTTAGTAAAAGATTAATTATAATGATTTTTATTTTACCAAGTTACAAATAATATATATATATATATATATATATATATATATATATACTTTTGAGTATTATTACAAAAAATTGTACAAAAAAATTTTATTCTAACAATATCTTTTGTAGTTTTTTATGTATAGTATGTATTTGATCAGGTTTCAAAGTAAGCAATTGAGAAGCAAATTCTGTAGTTGTAAGAGGAGTACTAATGTTACGTTCTCGTGCAAGCAAAATCATGTCCATCACTTCTTCTAATATGTTATCGTATCCAGTAGCTATAGTGTATTCTTTTCTTAAAAGCTCTGGATTTTGAGGTATGTCAAATATAACACACTTTTCCTCATATGTCTGATACGATGATGGATAATAGTTATACGGAACTTGATAATAAAATTCTGGTGTTCTAATATAGCGTTTTTTATCTTTATCTCCCGACAAATAAACAAGTTTTCTTTCGTCTGCTAATAGGCATAGTTTTTTTCTGAAATCAATATTTCTTAACTCATGTCGTGCAAGAAATGCTTCTCTTAGATACATATGTATAAATAATAATATTTTTTCATTTGATTGATTATACCTAGTACTTTCCTTATTTTTCTGATAAAGTCTGTATAATTTAGTGAAATTATCTTTTGAATAATCTAAATGTAAATTAGCCATATAATTTTCGTCTATTAAGTATTTCCAGATACCTATATCGTAGTGCATTGCATGAGGATTCCACCTTTTTGCCTCATTATGTAGTGTTCCTTCTGACATATAATGTTTTAATAGACGGTTGTGTCTAATTAACCATTTTTTAAACGCATTCGTTTTCCAGAAGTTTATGCCATTTTCAGAGCGATCCTCGCTAACTAAACGAACTTTTTCTAAACGAACTTTTTCTAAACGAACTTTTTCTAAACGAACTTTTTCTAAACGATCTCTTTGTTCTAAACGATCTCTTTCTAAACGATCTCTTTCTAAACGATCTCTTTCTAAACGATCTTTTTCAGATTCTTTTGACTCATCACTAACATCATCATACTTAAGATTATGATTAGTATTAACCCAAAGATCGCTATCATCATCACTACCCTCTTCCTCTTCACTAGATTCTGATCGAGGGTTGTATCCTCTGCTTACATTCCTTAATTCTCGATTTTTTCTAAAAGATTTTATAGTATCTAAAATATACTGTCGTAATTTCCTTTCAGTATTTAAATCGTAAACATTTTCTGAATCATTTTTTAAATAAGAACTTGCCATTTTTAATTAATAGGTAAGAATAAATAATCAAAAACATTATTTATTTTTAAGATAGTATTATAAATATGTTACAAAAAATTGGTAAAAGAAATGTAATAGTTGAAAATTTTATTCGTCGATCAATATCGTTTGTAGTTTTTTATGTATCCTCTTTAGATGGTCAGAATTCAATGTAAGCAATTGAGAAGCAAATTCTGTAGTTGTAAGAGGACTACTAATGTTACGTGCATGTGCAAGCAAAATCATTTCCATCACTTCTTGTAATATTTGATCGTATCCAGTAGCTATATTTAATTCTTTTCTTAAAAGTTCTGGATTTTGAGGTGTATCGAATATACTATAATCTTCATCGTCAGAATCGTCATCATCTGAATCTACTTCTTTATAAAATTTAGGTATCTTAATATAGGATTCCTTATCACTCTCGAAATAAAGTGCCTCAAGTCTACTTACGTCTCCTAATAGGCATAGTTTTTTTCTGAAATCAATATTTCTTAAAGCATATCGTGCGAAAAATGCTTCTTTTAGATACATATGTATAAACAATAATTTTTTTTCACCCGATTCATTATAACCAGGACGAGTTATCCTCTTGTTATCGGCATAACGGAAGTATAATCTATTGAAACTATTTTCTGAATAATCTAAATCTAAATTAGCCATAAAATTTTCGTCTAATAAGTCTTCCCAAATATCTATATCTTGAAATTCTCGAGGATCAGCTGCACTATATATTGCACGATATAGTGACCCTTCTGACATATAATGTTTTAACAAACGGTTGTGTTCGAGTAGCCAGTTTTTAAACTCATCCGTTTCCCAGAAGTATAACTCATAATCCAAAAGAGCTCTGTCTGCTTCTTCTCTTGCTATACGAGAGTTATCACTAACATCCTCATCACTAACATCCTCATCACCAACATCCTCATCACCAACATCCTCATCACTAACATCCTCATCACTAACATCCTCACCAATATGATTAGTATTAACCCAAAGATCACTATAATCATCACTATCCTCTTCCTCTTCCTCTTCCTCTTCCTCTTCCTCTTCCTCATCGCTACTACTATCATCAGGTTCTGTTCGAGGGTTGTATCCTCTGCTTACATTCCTTAATTCTCGATTTTTTCTAAAAGATTTTATAGTATCTAAAATATACTGTCGTAATTTCCTTTCAGTATTTAAATCGTAAACATTTTCTGAATCATTTTTTAAATAAGAACTTGACATTTTTAATTAATAAGTAAGAATTAATTAAAAATTATTTATTTTTTAAGATTGATTTCAAGACCTCCTTGTTTTTGTACTGCTTTAAGATCATCTTTAAATTTATTAATATCTATTCCAAATTTTTCGAATGTTTGACCCAAGATAATTTCTTTTTGTTTTTTACCAGATCTGTCCATTTTTTTATCGCTTATTTTATTTTTGAGAATGGTTTTTAAATTTGTAAGTTTTTCTGTCATTTTTATTATACAATTTTGTTTTTAAGTTTACACTATAACTGCTTTTATCATTTCATCTAAAATAGTATCTAACTCATATTCTGGTTCCCAACCTAATTTCGTTTTTGCTATTGTTGAATCACCATGTAACGACTCAACTTCGCTTGGGCGATAATATTTTGGATCTATGCGTATTACAACATTATCATCAACACAAGCGTATTCTGTATCTCCACTTCCATGCCACTGAATTTCCATACCAACCATTTTGAAAACTTTATTAACAATATCTTTTATTAAATATTTTTGTCCAGATGCAATGACATAATCATCTGGCTTTTCTTGTTGTAACATCAACCACATAGCTTTTACAAAATCTTTGGAGTGTCCAAAATCTCTGTAAGAGTAAATATTTCCAAGGTAAAGGCATTTTTGTTTACCTTGTGAAATTGCAACAGCCGCTTTTACAATTTTTTGTTCTACGAAAGTGTCTCCTCGTCGTGGAGAAGTATGATTAAACAAGACTCCATTCACTGCAAACATAGAATACGATTCGCGATAATTCTTAACAATCCAATGTGAATATAACTTGGCAATTGCGTAAGGAGATCGTGGATTAAATGGAGTTAATTCGTTTTGTGGTTTATCATACACACCACCATACATTTCAGACGTACCAGCTTGATAAAACTTTATATTCTTTTTTTGATTTTTGCAAGCTTCAAGAAGACGCAACGTGCCAAGTGCATCAATATTTCCTGTGTATTCAGCACAATCAAAAGATACACGTACATGTGACATTGCAGCTAAATTGTATACTTCGTCAGGTTGAATTTCTTTTATTAGACGTTCTAAACAAGATGTATCACTCATATCTCCGTAATGCAAAAAGAATTTGATTCCCTTTTCATGTGGATCTTTATACAAATGATCAATTCGAATTGTATTTATATTACTTGATCTTCTAATAAGACCATGAACTTCATATCCTTTTTCAAGTAATAACTCACATAAATAAGAACCATCTTGTCCTGTACATCCTGTGATAAAAGCTATCATTTTTTATTTAATCATAATTATATGTTTTTAAACCAAACATATAATAAATTAATTAAAAATTATTTAGTTTATAAAAAATATCACCAGATGTACCCAAAACTTGAGGTATATTATCTTCTGATTGCATAACTCCATTATAAATAATAATTTTTGCTAGTATAGCATATTCAGAGTGATGTCCTTCAAAACGGAATAATATAATAGTCGTGGATGGATTCCAAATATAATACTCATCTTTTATCAACATTTCTTTGCCAATAGTATTGTCTGGATGCTTCATAGGACTCCATAAATGATTAAAATCTTTATATAATCTCATATAATCCATTTTATATTTTATTTTAATTCATTAAATAGCTTTACGAGAGTATATAAGAATTTACATTATTTCAGAATAAATGTTCCATTTCTCGTGTAAGGTTTGATAACGTGACTTGCGTTTTAGGGACTTACTTACGTTTTAGGGACTTACTTCTTGCCGAACGACGATGAATTATGTCGGAATCATTTTGCCATTTATCATGTAAGGTTGGATAACGAGACTTACGTCTTGTCGAACGATGAATTATATCGGAATCAATTTGCCATTTTTGGTGTAAGGTTAGATAACGTGACTTACGTTTCGGAGACTTACGTTTCGGAGACTTACGTTTCGGAGACTTACGTTTCGGTGACTTACGTTTCGGAGACTTACGTTTCGGAGACTTACGTTTCGTCGAACGATTAAAAACCTTACTTGGCTTTCTTGACTTACGTTTTGTAGACTTACGTTTTGGTCCAGGAGATTTTTTTTTACGGCAACGTTTCGTTATGCGATCACGAGTCTGACTTTTTTTACACAGAGATCTTTTCATTTATTATATACGAATAATAAATGTAAAAAATTGTTTTGTAAAATAAAAATATTAGATAAAAATGCAGACAATTAAATAACAATTTACATATTCTTATGAAACAATTCTTTACAAGAAAGAAAAAAGACATTCATTATATATTACTCATTATGAGGTCTATAAATTCTTCTTGAAATGACAAATCATCTAGATCAGGAAAAATAATATCTTCATTTGTATTCTCTTCTTTTAAGATTTTATTTCTTTCTCTAAGAGAATTCATTATCATAGCAGTCAATATCTTTCCACCGTAATCTGTTATTATAATACCATTATCACCTATATATCTCAATATACTAGTTTTTGAAACAGAGTTGTAATAATCTTCATCTGTTAAAAGCCTATCACATAAAGGATAAGAAAGTGCATAATCAGCGTATCCCTCAGCCCCCCTTAATATATGTTCAATTGTTAAGAACTTTGTATTTTCCAATAACCAGCCTTCCGTGATTGATAAAATAATGTTTGACGATGATGATTCGACAGATAGTGGCCTTGCACAATTTTTTCTTGTGAGTTGAGCTAATGTCCTATTAAACAATCCAGGTTTAGATTCTAGTTCTCTTATAGAAGTCTCATTCATTATAATTTCCTTTGAAGCGGATGGATTTTTTACATACTCTTCCGCCGCAAATTTTCCAGCTTTTCTCTTAAGAGGTAAATGGACTCTGTTGATCAAATGAACGTTCTTATAATCAATAACGTGTTCACCATTAATGTCTATATGATGGAATGTACCTCTTTCTGTATCAGTACAAACTATTTGAGATTTACCGTTATTGTCTGTGAGAATATGCTTGTGTATAATATGTGCGGCACCCTTTTGACCTTCATAAAAATCATTTTTTGTATATTTTTCATCTATTATACTGTCAACACGAGCTTGAGCTAAATCAAGAGGAGTAAGACTTGATATCATAAGATTATTTTGAATGTTTCGAGTGCTGTTTTTTTGATAAGTCGGTTGTTTAGCTATCTCATCAATAGTAGCCTGAGCACGTTCCGCTGCTGCTTTATATATTGAACCAATCTCTTCTGCTTTTTCAGTCTTCATTTTGGCAATTTCTTCTGCTTTCTCAATTTTTTCAGCTTTTAATCTTATATTTTCTTCATCTTTTTGATTAAGAAGAAATTGTATTTTTTTCTTGCATGTGGAATCGTGTCTATTAAAATGCTTCGTTGAAAATTTTTTTTCACAAAAGTTACAAGTAAATAAAGATTCTATAATATTTTGAAAATTTTGAGATTCTTGTATTTTAAGACAATATTTTGTTTGTGTTTGGTGAATATTTAACAAATATTTAGTTTTGAATTGTTTACCGCAAAATTGACAAGTTAATTCGGTAGCCTTCTCTTTTAAAATGAGTTCCTCTGCTTCTTTTGTCTTTTTGAGTTCGAGCTCTTCTATTTCTTTGAGTTTAGATTCTTCAAGCAATTTAGCTTCAGATTCAGCCTGTTCCTTTTTTTTTGCTTCTTGTATTTTTAAACAATACTGTGTATTTTTTTGGTGACGACGTAACATTTTTTTGTCACCAAACATGTTAGAACAAAAATTACATTGTTCCATATTATTCTATTTTTGATACCCTATCTTTAGATAAGTGTTAAATATAAGGTTTTTATTTAGATAAATATCACATTTCTTTAGTAAATTAAAAATGGGTAAAAATGGGTAAAAATGGGGTTTTTTCGGATAAAAAAAATGAAAATAGTCACAATTCTCTGATTAAAGTCACTTTTTCAAAAAAAATTGAAATGTGTGTGTGTAAGACTCTTTTTAAAAATACATTTCTCCAAAAAAATCTTTTTTCCTCCCTCCGGATTTTAAAAAGTTTGGAGGAGGAAAAAAATCCTTTTCCTTTTCCTTTTGTTTTCTAAATAATTTGAAAAATTCGTAGAAAATTTCCTTTGGATTATCTTTTTTATTTTGCTCCTTCCTCCTCCGACTTTTTAATTTTAGTTCGAAAGAAAGTATAAATAATACGTTTACGTAAATTGAACTATAGATATAAAATAATAAATTTAAACTCTAAACTCTAAAATAAAATGCAAATTGAAAATGTTGAATCCGAAACTCGATTATCATCTGATATTTCAATGTCTGAAAGTTACATAATTCTTATGAACAATGCTTTACAAGAAAGAAATAAGCAGTTCATTATTAAAATAAAAGATACGGAAGAACAATTGAGTAGGACAACTGAACTATCAAATAATATGAAAAAATTAATAAAAATATTTGAAGATATAGAATCAGCACGTAAGAAAATATGTGAAAATAAATCAAAAATAATAAATATTACTCGTTCAAATGTTAAAAATTACACAAACAAAGCTAAAAATCATCTTAAATATTTACAAACATTGATGATATTATTTAGCGTATTTTTTTACGAATACTTTGATTTTAATTCAGCATTTCCTGTTGTGATGTTATTGATTATAATTTCGGCATTTCAAGAATCTACTATTTCAGCTCTTCAACTTCCTTTATGTGAAGATGAAGAAAACTCTTGTTTTGAACTAAAAGATAAAATTAAAAAATCAATAAAATCACAAGATTATATTTACACATTTTTAGAAAATATATAGGCTGTATTTGTTAAATTTAATATAAATTTAACAATTTAATATAAATTTAACAATTTAATATAAATTTAACAATTTATAATATGATGATTTATCTGTTCATGATCTTCTTGTTCTGAATCAGACTCACTTGCAACTTTCATTTTTTCACTCGCACTAAACATTTGAGTTGACGATTTATCTCCAAAATCAGACAACATTTCACCAGTATGTATTTCTTCCTGTTTAACACTTGAACCTGAACTTTCAGTACTAGGCCCTCTGGTATCAGAGTTAGAATTTTCTTCATCATAAACCAAACCGAGTTTTGGTTCAATATAAGTTCCAATTGTCGTGTTTACTTTTGATTTTGTATCTGTCAACGTTTTGTCAAATTTTTTCAAATAATCATTCATCACCCAAGTAAGAACTTCGGGTACATTTTCTCTAATATCAAGCATTGCAGATTTTTTTTCTTGAATAAATTCTTGTGGAGTTTGTGTTCTTTCGTGACGTCCAAAAGAGAGCATAGTATCAATATCCATAGCTATTTTAGTATATTTAAAAGAAGCGTTTTGGTGTTTGTTTGTTTTTTCGGCAGTTCCAATAAAACTACTTATACCTGACAATGCTGCGACAAATAAAGCAAGCCCACCATTTATATAAGTCCAAGCTTCAGAATCGTTCTTATTACTTGAAAAAATAGAAGATGCAGTTACACCTCCTATAATAACAACCGGAATTCCTAAACGTTTGTGCCAATTTGAATAATAAGTTGCACACAAACTGTGCATTATACTATATGTTTTGCTAATTTGTGACCATTTTTTTAATAGCTGTTCGTGATATCTATTCCAACTATTTGCTACAGCGACCATTTTTATATAATAACATCGTTTTAAAAATCTAAATTTATTTTTAAAAACAATTCTTTATTTTTTAAAGTTCTTTTACATTATTACGCCAAATATTAAGATATAATTTATCTAATGATTTGTAAAAATTTTCGATTGTGTCATTATTTTTAATTACATAATTCCACTCAGTTTCGTCTAGAGAATCAAGAGATGTTTCGCTCTCATGAAAAACAGATCCAGATCCCTTTCTTTCTTCAATATCAGAAAATGAACGATCAATTTTTACGCAACACCATCCTTCTTTTTTTAAAGCCTGAAATTCGTTTTGAAATCGTAAATCAGATAAAAAAACATTTCCTTCTTTTGGAGAATCTTTTATAGCTAAATTAATCCAAACATATGGATCTTTCTTTCTCGCCCATTCAGTACCAATATATTGTAAAAATTGTCTGTCTTTTTCATTTGAAAATCCGCACCGCGATTGAGCATACCGTTGTATATCATATATCGGAGACGCAAAGGAAATTTTTTCACCGCCATATTTACTAGAAAGATATGAACATGCTTCATCTTTACCAACTCCCATTTTATATCCAAATGCAATTTTTATTTGTAAAGAAACTTTTGGTACACTTCTAATCATATTTTATACTTATATTTATGTTTTAAATTTAAATCAATTTTTTATCTTAAGAATTTTTATAAATATCAAAGGTAAGTGTTACTATATCATTTAAATCGGCTTCTATATATCCCCATCTCTTATACCATTCATCTCCGTAATTATCTTTCAATAAAGCTTTCTCATTGTCTTCTAACATAGATGGATGCATTCCAGACATTAATGATGTTTCTATATAAGCTACAGCTTCTGCCATAGGTGGAGGCATATTATTTAAAGTTTGTCCATCTTCAAAATTAACACGTCCGTATAAATGATCTCCAATCATCTTATATTTTGCCTTATCTTCTTCAGATAAAGCAGCCATTGCTGACCTTGTCATAGGATTGTCAAAAAGATCAGCTAAAGATTCTGATTTATCAAGTTGGTTTTTTTTACCCATTTTTACTTAATTATTATTTCCTTTTAAGTGTATTTTTGAATATATTTGGCAAAAACATCTCCAGGACTTTTACCTCTTTTTAATTCTTTACCTACTTTTTCTAAAAATCCAGCATAATAACGGATAAATTCTGTAAATGAGGTAGGTCTATCTTTCAATTCTTTTAAAGACATCTTAACGACATCTTCTCGTGATTTATTTGGATTTGATAAACGAGTATCCGCATACCATGCTGACCAAGCTAGACAAAAACCTCTAGGATCATCTGGTTTCTTTTCTTTTATTTCTCCTTCTTGAATATATTGAAAACTTATAACTGGGCAATAATCTAATGGATCATACACTTTTTTAACCATTCCTCTTTTTACATTATCGTTAAATAATTTTCCCAATTTTTCGGCAAATCTTGGAGGATTTAAACACCCATTTTGTATAACACCATGTGGATCAAATCGTTCAAGTTCTTTTGTTTCTGAATTATAAACCAAAAAATTAGCATGTGCGAGACCATTAATACAGTTAAAACCAAAAGGCATAACTATAAATTTTGATCCTTTTGCCAAACAAGATTTTACAGAATTCCACAATCCTACTGGTACAACAAAATTATTTTTTTTTTCCGACCATTCCAAAGAAGTATCAAAAAATTGTTTTACTTTTTGTGCTTTGCTTGTTAATTTTCCGGAGCTAGTTAAAAGACCAATTGGTATGGCAACGCATTCTTTTGGATGTCGATGCATTATATAAAGCATTGATACTAGATCTTCCCAGGGGTATCCTGCAAAATTAATTTTTGACATATGTATTGGATTCATCATATGAATTTTTGAAATATTAGGTCTGGGAGTAAACATCTCGTTTAATTTATCATATCCACCAATAAATTGTTTATTCTTAAAAATAATAGGAAAATATTTATAATCACTTGTAATTTCTTTTAAATTAGATAAAACGTTCTTTCTTTCCGATTCTTTTACTTCTATTTGATTATATTTGATCCCAAGTAAATTAAAAAGTTCTTTTGCTTTTATGCACGATGAACAACTATTAAGTGTAAAAATAATCCATTCGTCTTCTTTTACATTTTGTAATAGATTTTTACCAATTTTTCCTTCTTTTGAAACACATCTGCCACTTTCTGGATTGCAAATATCTTTTGATACACATTTTTTAGTTTTACATTTATCAATTCCATTAGACATATTATTTTTAATAAAACGGATTAATTCTTTTTTAGCTAATTTTGAATATCCAGTTAACCCTAATTTTTTTGCAAACACATTTAATTCCTTAACAGTATAGTCTTCTAAGTTTGTTGTCATATTTATTTAAAGAGTGTAAAAAAAAGTTTAAAGAAAATTGTTTTTGTTATAAATCATTAATGATTTATTACTATCATACAAATTATCTATTTCCTATATTCAGGATGAGAAGGATCGTGTAACCGTCTGAAATCATCGTGTTTACGAAGCGCATCCAGTACATTGGCTGAAGGTTTTTTAGGTGGAGAATGATCTGGTTGTGGTAAATGTGTTAATGACCAATGAGAATTGTCTTCAACAGGGACAAGTGAAGCAACTAATGGCTTACTACTTGTTTTTCCGTATTCAGGGTTGAGTACGGTCAAACCGTTGACCGTTTTATACTTTGGTACATTGACTGGTTTGTAATCAGGGTTGAGTAATGTTACACCGTTGACAGTTTTATACTTTGGTACATTGACTGGTTTGTAATCAGGGTTGCGTAATGTCACACCGTTGACAGTTTTATACTTGGGTACAGGCATAACAGAAGCGCGTCCAGAACCATCTGGTTCTGGTATAGGATAACCTACATCTGCTGGTTTACTTTTCATTTTTCGTGAATGAATTCTTCTACTATCTGCTGGTTGTAGACCACCAAACATTGAAAAAGGGTCTGGCATATTTGCGCCAAGTCTTGCTAACACATTATCTAATGCATTTCTGGAACTTGATCTTGAACCACCGGAACCCGAACCCGAACCCGAACCACCCGAACCACCGGAACCACCGGAACCCGAACCACCGGAACCCGAACCACCGGAACCCGAACCACCCGAACCCGAACCACCCGAACCCGAACCACCCGAACCCGAACCACCCGATCCCGAACCACCCGAACCAATTGGTTTACAACGTCCGGATGTTCTACTACGATATTGACCAGGAAGGCACTTTTTCCGACAGTTTCCTGATTTTTTATTACGAATCATACCATCCTTGCATGGTGGAACACGACAGCGATGAGATGTTCGGCTTCGTCTTTGCCCTGGTTTTTTACAGGGTGATTTTCTAGAACGACTCTTTGTCGAACGACTCTTTGTCGAACGACTCTTTGTCGAACGACTCTTTGTCGAACGACTCTTTGTCGAACGACTCTTTGTCGAACGACTCTTTGTCGAACGACTCTTTGTCGAACGACTCTTTGTCGACGGTGACTTTCTCCTAGCGGAACCAATTTTTCTGCAACGACCTGATCTCTTACTACGATATTGTCCAGGAAGACACTTCTTTCGGCAATTTCCTGATTTTTTGTTTCGAATCATACCATCTTTGCACGGTAGAACACGACAACGTCCAGATTTTTGGCTTCGAGTCTGTCCTACTTTATTGCATGGTTTCCTAGAACGACTCTTTGTGGTTGGCGACTTTCTCTTTGGCGACTGTCTCTTAGACGACTGTCTCTTAGACGACTGTCTCTTAGGAGACTTTCGAGATGATTTTTTAGGAGAACGACTCCTCTTCTTTCGGCAACGACGACTAAAAACATCTCGGGTTTTTCCTGTACTACACTTCTTCTTTCGACAACGACCACTTATTAGATCTCGGGTTTTTCCCGGACTACAAGGCTTCTTTCGACAACGACCGGATTTTCGGCTACGTGATTGACTAGGTTTGCATTTCTTTTTTGGAGAATATGCAATCGTCATTTTTTATTATTACTCAATATTTTCTAAATTTAAAAAATTAGTTTAAACATTAAAAACTCATAGTTTTAATATTTTAAAATTGAAAATTGTAAGTAAGTTTAACAAAAAATAAAAATGTCAAAAGAAAAAGCTAAAGAAAAAGCTAAAGAAATTTGTTTAGAGATGTTATCTCAACGAGGGTATACAATTGTTGACACCGAAGATATTATAGCTATAAAACCAAATGGTAAGCAAGTTATAGTATTTTTTAACGAAGCTTCAAGTTTTGATACAAAGAGTATGAAAGAAATTTTTTCTATTATGAGCGAAAGAGGTGTTGATCATTCAATTGTAGTATATAGAGACAAAGTCACACCAGCTACTAAAAGCACTTTAGAACAAACAGAAGATATGAAAGTAGAGCTCTTTGCAGAAGAAGATTTGCAAATCAACATTACAAAACATCGTCTTCAACCAAAATTTGAAAAACTAAACGATGAAGAATCGAATGAATTTAAAAAATTATATGGATTAAAATTTGGAGTTTTACGTGTCGATCGTCCAATTGCACGTTTTTATGATTATGTTCGTGGTGATGTAATTCGTATCACTCAATCGAATGGTTATATTAATTATCGAATAGTAAAAGGCTAGATATATTTTTATACTTGTATTTACATTTTATTATAACATAAATTAGTAATAAATTATAAAGTTATGTTATAATAAAATGTCTCAGAACGTTAATAACAAAAAAAATATAAAAGAATTATTGAAAAAGATTTTTTATTATGTTATCGAATATGTAAAAGAATTTAATCCTTTTTCTTTAAAGTTTTTATATAATTCGAGATATTTGGTAATATCAATGATGTTGTTTGTTATTATATACGGTTTTGCTACAAAAAATACTTTTCTAGCATTATTAGGAGTTTTAATTTTGTTATTTACAATTATAACTTGGTTTGAAGAACTTATAATTATAAAAAAATGGGAAAACATATTAGAACCAATATTTAAAGAAGAATTAGATGAAGATTTGTATGAATTATATTCTAATAATAAATTGTATAGATTGGGTGATATGATTTGCCATAAAATTAGATGGTCAGAGGAAGGAGAGAAATATCACTTTAATGCATTTCCAGACTCTATTGCAACAGAATATATGAAAAAATCAAAAACTCAAAAAAATTATAATGTTTTAGCAAATATTATCCGAGAAAGAAGTAAATTTACAAATGACTTACCAAAAAATAACGATTTGGTAATACACCTTAGACTAGGAGATACTATTGAAAAGAATCCGCATAATTTAATTCAAATTTTAACAAGTTATACATATATGCAGAGTTTTAGGACTTCTTCAAATTACACATGTCCAATCAGAAATATTCAAGAAAAAATAAATAAATTAAAACATTATAACATTCAAAAAATTATACTCGTTTCAGCAAGTCATCTAGATATACCAACACCTAAAAGCTCTAAGTACATTAATGTAATGAAAAGGTATTTAGAAAAAAAAGGATATATTGTAGAATTAAGACTTGGAAAAAATCCAGATGAGGACTTTATTTTTATGTCTAACTCTAAATATTTTATACCAGCTTGTAGTGGATATTATACCCATTTAGTAAAAACGATAGTAAAAATTATGGGTGGTAAAGTTATTTAGTAATTTTTTTATTATAAAACATAATTTATATTATGTTTTATTCTTATAAAAATCATCTGTATATATAAGCCTTTATTTTTCTATTTTGGTTTTCTATTTCATACAACCTTCTCTGAAGATCTTTTACTTTTTCAAATAAATCTTCGTGGTTATTTTCTTGATCACTCTTTTTCTTATGTCGGTTTTTAGCTGGTGTGCTAGGGCTTGGAAAATCATCTGAACTTTCAGATCTAGAAGCGGAAGATGAATATGATGAATTATCAGAATCAGAATTTTCGTACAATTTGCGAAATTCAGATGGCTTTTTAGAAAAAGAACGGTAATATTCAACAGGATCTTCTTTTTTAATACTTACCAAGTCTGTACCTTTTTTTGATTTGCGTTCTGCTTTTTCTTGTTCAAGCCTTTTTATTTCATCTTTTTTACGCTGTTTTTCTTTTCTTCTTTCGTTTTCTATCTTTTTTAGCTCTTCTTCTTCTTTAATCATTTGTTTTAGTCTTTTCTTTTTATCCTTTTCTATCTTTTTTAGTTCTTCTTCTTTAATCATTTGTTTTTCTCTTTCCTTTTGTATCTTTTTAAACTCCTCTTCTTTTAATTTACGATTTTCAAAGTCTGAACATCCTTTTATTTTCTTTTTTTGATCATTATCACTTGAAGAACAGTCTTCTGGTTCTTCGTCATGTTCCTCTTCCTCTGGTTCCTCTTCCGGTTCCTCTTCCGGTTCCTCTTCAGGATCATCATTATCTTTTTGTTTGTCATCGTTTCCTAAAGCATTGATTAAATCTTCAAGAATACTTTTTTGTTCAATAGGTAATATCCACCCTTCTCCACCATGCATACGAGAATTCCAACGACCTCCAATACTTTTAACAAGATCGTTATAAAGTTTTTTGTCTCCTCTTACAGCAAGACGATTTTTATTATATATTTCAAAGGTTAGTTTATCAGACATTTATGTAAAAAGTCTCTTTCTCTTAAGTGGTTTTTACTAAAAATTTCATTCAAAAAATTGCTGTTATTCTATAAAATCAAAATGATAATTAGTTAAAACTTTCAATTACTCTAAGAAAGAATAGAATGAAAATTCGAATGAAAGATTTTTTGTGTTATACAGATTCTACTTTTGATTTTGGTAATAGCGGTGTTGCTCTCCTATCAGGTCCTTCAGGTGTAGGAAAAACATCTATTTTAAGAGGTATTTTTTTTGCTCTGTTTGGAGAAGGAAATAAATTACAGGCAAACGGGGCAACTTCTTGTAGAGTTGAACTTGATTTTGATGATTTAAAAATCATAAGAACAAAAAGGCCTAACAGACTTGTTGTAAACGATGTGTACGAAGACGAATCTGCACAAGAAATTATTAACAAAACGTTTGGGGACACATTCAAAGTGACTGGTTATATTCAACAAAATAATTTAAATAGTTTTATACTTATGTCTCCTCTTGAAAAGCTAGCTTTTCTAGAAAAATTTGCTTTTCGAGATGTAGATTTAGGAAAAATCAAAGCAAAATGCAAATCATACATTTTACAAACGTCAGACTCTTTAGTAGGAATCGTATCTCAATTAGGAATGGCTAAAAACGTTTTAGAAGAGATAGAAAAACCAGTAGAAAAAAAATTTCCTTTAAAGTGCAAAAAATCAGATAGAGATAAAGTGCAAAAAAACGAAATTATTCGTTTAAAAAACTGTAAAGTCTTGATCTCTAGAACCGAAAAAGATCTTAAAAAAATATCTGAAGAATTAGCAGACGTTAGGGTTCTGGAAGCGACTCTTGCAAGCAGAAAAGAAACACTTTTAAATCTTGATAATACTTTATCAGAAAATAATAAAGAAATTCATAGTTTAAAATATGATGGTGACGATGTTTTAGAGTCTTTAGAAAAATCTTTGATTATTGTTTTAGCACTTCGTGAACTATACGCTGTTCAAACGCAAATTTCTTTAGATAAATCTCAATTAGAAGAAATGCGTTTAGAAGAAGAATCTGTAATGAACAATACTTTGCAAGAATATAAAAATGTCTTATGGAAAGAATATAGTAAAGACGAATTATTAAGCACAATGGATGATCTTAAAAAATGCCTTTCTGATCTAGTTCGTATTGATTCTCTATCCGATGAATTAAAAAAAATTGGTAATAGTAAAGATCTTGAAAAGAACAAGAAAGAATTAATAACAAAAGAAGTAGAACTAGAAAACAAACAACATTTATATGATAAACTTTATTCTCAAAAAGGATTATACTCTTGCCCTTCATGTTGTTCTAAGATCAGATTAGTTGATAATAAACTAGTTCTTGCAAAAGATGTAAATGAAGAGAGTAAGATTGATCTTAAAGAATTAAAAGAAGAAGTAAATATTTTAAAACAATATATTACTACTCTCAAGAAAAATATTCAATCTGATGAAAATAATCTAGAAAGAAAAGTAACAATTCAGAATGAAATAAATATTTTGTGTGATTCTTACGAAGAACTTCCTTCTTTAGAATCTGTTAAGGAAGATTTGGAATATTTACGTGAATATCAAACAACTCAAACCGAAATAGAGAAGAAGAAGAAAGATTTAGAAATTGCAATCAAAGAAGAAAGATTCTCTTCTTCATACTTTAATTTTAAAAAAAGTTTTGAAAAATTAGAGTCTAGAAAAAACTCTCTTCAAAGTAAGTACGGATCTGAACATCCTGTAACAAATGAAGAAGAACTGAGACAAAAAATTAATACACAAAAACATAAAAAAGAGCAATTATCTGTTTTGAAAAAACGTTGTTCTGAAACAACAGAATCTATTTTGAAATGTAAAAAAGTATTAGAAAATGCTTCAACAAATCACAAAAATAAGTACAACATAATTCAAACAACAAATACTTTAGAAAAAAAAATGTCTGAATTAGAAAAAACACTTTTTGAATTAAATGAAAAAAAGAAAAATTGTGAAAAAAATGTATATGAACTAGAAGAGTGGGAAAAATATCAATCATCTCTAAATAATTACAGAGGATGGGAAGTTAAAGTAAAAGAATTGGAACTTGCTCAAAAAATAGCTGAAAATGAACACGCGTCGGCTACAAAACTAAAAGATAAAATTTTGGAAGCTGAAAGCATTGCAATGTTAAACATTATCGATAGCATTAACGCTCACGCACGTGTTTATCTTGACTGTTTTTTTCCAGATAATCCGATCTCTGTAAATCTGCAAACTTTTAAAGAAACAAAAAAGACCACAAAACCTCAAATTAATATAGAAATTGAATACAAAGGTATGGAAGCAGATATAAATATGCTTAGCGGAGGAGAACTTTCTCGTGTGATTTTAGCTTACACAATGGCTCTTGCTGAAATGTTTAATACACCTTTGTTATTATTAGACGAATGTACGTCAAGTTTGGATCAAGATTTGACAGAAACTGTTTTTAACTCTATTAGAGAAAATTTTAATGGTAAAATTACTCTTCTCATAGCACATCAAGTAGTTATGGGAACTTTTGATAAAATTATCAATTTAGGACTCAAAGAATAAATAAAGAATAAATAAAAAGTATATATATTATACAAATAATTATTTGTATAATATTTCATTACATTCCTCCAATAGATTATTCATTTTATATATAAATTTTAAAATATTTTTATAAATAAAATGAATTCTTATCGAAATTCAGATAGTTACGCTCCCTCCGCAAATACTTTATCGGCTAAAATTAAAAATATCATAGAACAACAATTTCCTAGATTACATCAAGACATTATAAATGATGCAATTGAATATGGTACAGAAGAGTATCGACAATACTCATATAATAATATAATAGAGTATATAAGAGTTTCCGATGAAGAAGCAGAAGAATTTTTTCTTAATTCAGTGATGAAATTTATACTTATACATAATAGACGTCAATTCAAAATACTAACCGAATTTATGCTTGCGTATCAGCGTCATCACACTCAGGCTCCTGTTACAGTCAATTCAGAACTTAGTTCTGGTTTTTTGGGATTAAATTCTCATCAACAACAGAAAATTTTTGAAGAAAATCGTAAGGGATTTATTCCGCAAGAATTCCGAATTCAAAAAACTCAAGTAGAAACTAAAGCCGCTCGAGCTGCCAGAGAAGAAAGAGAAGAACGAGATGCTCGAATAATAAGAGCTAGACACGCCGCATCCCAAAAAGCAGAAGCTGAAGCTCGAAAAGTCAAAGACGCTCTGTTATTTGAAGCTCGAAAAGCTTCAGGAAAACGTACTAGTGCGAGAGCTAATCAAAGAGCAATAGAAGCTGTGATGGGATCGACAGTTCCAGTTCATGTACAACCTAGTGAAAACTCTATACAAAGAGCCAGAAAAGAACAAAAGCCTTAAATAAGATAAAATAAGTTTTACGTTTATGAAAACAAAAAAATAGTTTGGAAATAATAAAGTTATTACTCAATTTCTTAGAATAAACTTATTTGCTTTCATAAATTAAATAAAAATACAAAATAAAACTTTTTAAATTTAGAAAATATTGCATAATAATAAAATGACAAGTTCTATAACAAAAACAAAGTGTGCTTCTGGTCAAACCCGTAGCAGAAAGACAGGTCGTTGCCGAAAGAAGCCTTGTAGTCCAGGAAAAATTCGTGATGTATCTAGCAAACGTTGTCGAAAGAAGAAGTGTGGTTCAGGAAAAATTCGTGACGTATCTAGTGGTCGTTGCCGAAAGAAGAGGAGTCGTTCTCTTAAGCGTAAATCTCCTAAGGTTAAATCTCGTTCTCTTAAGCGTAAGTCTCCCAAGGTTAAGTCTCCCAAGCGTAAGTCGCGTTCACCAAAGCGTAAATCTCCTTCAAAGAAGAGTCGTCGATAAACTATAGAATTATAATGTTATACAAATACTTGTATAATATTTTTACCAACTGTTTTGTAATTTCTGATTTATTTTAATTTTACTATATTTAATAAATTAAATGAATACATATTTTGAAAAAGAACAAAAGAAAGAACTTGGAAAACTTATAGATGAACTAATAAATACGTATGACACAAAAATTTTAGATAAACTTGATAGTGGTATAACTAAAAGTTTATATGAAATATCTGTAGACGACGGCAAAGAAATACTTGTTAAAAGACCTGTTTTGACAAAACTTATTAATAATCATTTAAAAAATCAACAGATAATTCCTGATTTTATTGGAGGTCCAAATTCTCTTACTCTACATTGGAATCAGGATTTAAATAAAATGATATATATATTTGGAGAAGTTCATTCTGAAATACAAGACTGTGATACACGTTTTTCAGACGCAAGTAAAATAAATTGGGGTCCTCAAAAATTACTTGTAGAAGATTTTTTTTATTCTCTTATCCAAACATCAGATGTTTTTATTGATCTTTTTTTGGAAATTCCATCGTATAAAGGTGTCAAATATGGAGATATGAAAGAATATAATATGAACGATCGTATCGGAAAAATATTTCAACGTTTAAAAGTATGTATTGAAAAAGAAACACGTCATTCTCCAGAGTGTGAAATGGCAAGAATTCATTATTTTGACGCTAGAATGATAAACAATGATGGATCTACTAATATAAACCAATTTTATGAAGATATAACTAACGTTTTTACAAAACAAAAGAAACAACAAAAGATAAATCCTCAAGAAGAGTTAGATTTTTTAGAATTATTCAGTATCGCGAACAAATATACAGAAATATTTCAAAAACTCTTTGACATTAATTCGTTAGACACAGATACCAATAATTATACGAGAGAATTTTGGAAAAAAGAGTTTACAATTGATAATTCATATACCAATAAAGAATTAGGACAATTACCCGAACAGATAAAAAATTTTATTCTTACTTTTTGTTTAGACAAATTAATAGAAGAAATAAAACCACTAAAAAATGAAGTAATAGAATCTATAAAAAACATAGACACATTTATAAGAAATCAAAAAAACTTCGATAAAATGATTGTTAAACAAGCATATGAGATGATTCAAAATTATCTTCTTCTTGCTAATACATATAGTGCTGATGTATATCTTTTATCACGAGTTTTTAAACAATTCAATTTAACAAAAAAACCACCGATAGGTAGAGATATATCAGATCAACCTAGTCATGCTCATAATATAATAATATATGGAGGAGAAACACACGCAGAAAATTATAGAGATTTTTTTACAAAATGTGGCTTTTCACTTGTACCTCCTTCTATTGTTCCACCTAATTCTGAAGATCATTTTTGTCTTGATATAAGAAGTTTTCATAGACCTTTTTTTAGCTATGGTTCGATAAGTCATTTGCGTAAAATAAATCTTTTCTTACCATAATTTACAAAAAAGATTATTAAGAAAACAATAATACCCAAACATAAAATGAAGAATAAATAAGTAGCAAATTTGTATTTTGTGTTTCCGTTGTTTAAATATTTAGCTCGGCCATCTACAGTAGCATCTCTACCAGCTATAAAAGTTTTCCAATCAGGAAGATTTTCCCATTCAACAGGAGGTGTGTATACTAACCATGGCATTTCAATCATAATTCTACGTGTATATCCTGTTAATGGATCAATTCCACCAGCAGTACTTTCATGCTTGTATATTTTATTTCTGCCTTCTTTTATTTCTTTGTTTTCACGTAAAAATTCGTGACCAGATACAACATAATTCATAGGATAAAAAAAATCTGGTATCATACCAAGACAATTAGATTCTATTTCACACATATTATTTCCTCTTGCAATTTTAAAAAATCCTTTGTCACCCCATTCAATACCCCAGCTATTTTTAACTATCCAAAACTTTTTATTATTTTCTATTCCCCACCCAACAATTTCAATAGCATGACCGCCAATAGAAGGGCCTTGTCCATCCCATTCATATATTTCCTTAGTATCAAATGTGTAGAAATCTGGATATAATTTCATAGCTGATACTACAGGTCCCCATTTGTAAATATTATCGCGAATATTTTTTTCATTTCCTCCATCCTTTTCAATTCCGGCAATAGAATAATAATGATATGTTTTGTAAAAACGAGCAGGCGTACCACCTTCTATACCAACTTTAGAATCATTGTAAAAATCTGAACACATATCTCCAAGAATTCCAGAAACAGTGTTACATAGTGGTAACTGATTTACGTTTTCAAAAGTTCCAATTGTTTGATAGTCAGACTGTATACCTAATTTTTTACTATAAGGATGACATTCTTCTGTTGTAGTTCCAATTTGATATAAATATCTACATGCATCAAGCAAACTATTTCCATAACATGCAGAGTTATAAAAAGCCTTACTGTTAATCTTTGATATTTCAGAAATATTTTCTTCTGGATGATCAAAATCTAATTCTTTTCCTTGAAAATTACACAATATTAACTTTCCAGGAGACAGAATTACATTCATCATACCCATCGATTGTATATTAAAACGATCAGATAACACACTTGTCGTTCCAAAAGCCCAACAACTTCCACACTTACCCTGGTTCATCACAGGAGTTAAAAGACCTGACCATACTATTCTGCCATCAAAATTATCAGGAACTTTGACAACACGAGGTGATACTGATATATTTGATATTGAAATATCAGTAAAAGCCTTATTTATTTCTTCTTTTTCTGTTCGAAGAAATGTCTCTGTTGGATGTTCAGCAATTTTTGCTTTTACTTTTGCATTTAACAATTCCATTTTACTATTTGCAACATTCTTAAAAAAAACAAGCTAAAAGTTAAAAAATAAATAATATAAATGAATGTTATCTCTAAAAGACGTAGTGAACTAAATAAAATAAAATTTCAAATAAGACAAGAAAAAATATATATTCAAAATGATACAATAGCTATTGAAAGAATGAATAAAGATCAAAGTTTTTCCAAATGGGCGTCAGATCAAGTAAGTATTCGTCGTGCTAAAATTGAGCAAAGAGAAAAAATTATTGACGCATTGCAAAAAAAGAGTTTAGATGTTGAAAAAGGATTATTTGATAAAGAATTATTAAATTCTGAGAATTACGTGCATAATGAGATACGTGCGAAGCAAGAGGAAGTCAAAAAAAATAAAGATTATGAAAAAGACATAAAACAGATAGCTATTAATAAATCTAAAAATTTTGAACAATTAGCAAGACGTGCTGATAGAAATAATGCTTACAACAGTCGTGAAGTTGAGAAAAGTTTTCAATACTTTCTCAAAACAAAAGAAACAATTCCAGAGTATATGATTAAAAAACTTAAACATATGCCTAACAATAAAGGTTATATTTGGAAAAATATTTATTGTTTCGGAGAACGTCCTTCAACACCTGGCGAACCTGTTATTTTATTTGAAACACAAAAAGAAGGTCTCCTTGTTATTCACGAAACATCTGATATAGATTATAAAATTTGGCATAAAAGAGGTTCATCCAAAAAAATATTACACTCTTGTGTTCCTCGTCGAAAAATTGGATTGACTGCTAGTTCACTTGCTAATTACATTAAAAAATAATTTATACTACATTTAGTATAAATTAAAAACTCTTATTTTTTAGAATGTGTCGTAATTCTATTAACAAATTTAGAAATTTGATTTAAAACGGTTCTTTTTGAAAGTTTGTCATCAGTTGATATTGTAATATATCTTAAATATAAAAGTAAACTAATAAAAATTATTAAAGATACAGATCCAATTATTAACAATGTTTTTTTATAAACACACTTAGATCCGTTCCAAAGAAAGCATTCTTCCTTATTTTCATCAACATTTTCGGAATCGGAATCAGACTTAGAAATGTTTGCTAATAATAATAATAAGAAAATCGATAACATACCCATCATTAAAGTAATAAAAAAAATAATACTAACTTTAGTAGATTCTTTCATTTTGTTTATTAGTAAAGAAATATTTTAAAATATATTTATGATAAATTACTTTCAATCTTGATTCTTCTTAACATCCGATTCTTGGCTGATCTCTTATTGTCGCAAATCTTGCAATAAATCTGGCATCCATCATTCCGGACTGAAGATTTTCTAAATTCGTCCTTACTTTTTATAGTATCACATTCTATACAATGTTTCTTATCATCACCACAAATTACTTTTTTATGTATTTTTCGCATCGGCTTTAACACCCCATCATTATTTCTCATATTTTTTCTTTTTGCCGAGCAATTCTTACATTGCGATTCACGACCATTTGGATTTGCTTTATTCTTGTAAAAATCATCAATTGCAACAACATTTTTACATTTAGAAAAAGTTGCTGTATCGGTTGTGTCGGATATAACAGTATTTATATCTTCTCTTAATTTTACTATAGTTTCACAACTCTTCAGATCACACATTATACATCTGTTTTTATAACCAGAACCAAAGTTTCTATAATTTTCAATATCCAATAGCTTATTTTCTTTACATGTATTACATTCTCTAAACTCTCTGTAATCCATATTTTCTAAAACGATAGAACTTTTCTTAAGGTGATCAGTTATCTTTTGCTTTTTAAGATCTTTATTACCTCTGACGGGTAAGTTTAATCTTATCAACCACTCTTTTAGTTTTTTATCTGTATAATTTTCCATCTCTTTCAATAAAGTCATATATTCTTTATTCTGAGTATCTTCTATTACTTGTACTCTTGCCTCAACATTTGCTAAATTTTCATCTACAATAGCCATATCCTCTTCTATGATTTCTATCTTCTCATCAATCAAATCAACATTTTCCTCTAAAAGTTCTACACGATTCTCAATCAAAATATTCATCTCATTTTCCTGTTCATCCTCTTCTTCATCCTCCGATTCTACTATACATGTATTAATACTAGGTGTGTTTACATCCTTATTATAAATATCTATGCTTTCAACAGATCCTATAGAACCTGGTATCTTTATAAGAGATATAATTGTTTTAATATCAGCTATTATAGTCTCTATTTCAATGTCTTCTACTAATTCATGATTGATAGGGCGTCTTTCATCTTTGTATTTTGTTAACAAAATGTCCTCAAGCAATGTCATCTTATTTGTGAAAAATAAGAAATCAAGCAACATATATGGTGAAATCCTCCTATAAACTTTTAGAGTCTTGTTAATATCGCAAGTTTTTCCGATCTTAAACCTATTCGGAGGTTCTAATCTGTTATGACAAACATACACGCAGTCTCCTACTTCTAGTTGGTGATAATTTTAACGAATTGTGCAGATTTCTAAGATTTGCATAATTATGAGTAAGTTCTTTATTTTCATTTGTTAATTGTTTAATTTGTTCCTGAAATTTATTCTCTAGTTCTTTATTAGATTTCTCTTGACCTAACTCAACTTTACCAAATAATAGAAGTTCATCAAGCCAATTTGATACTTGTACTGCAAAACTTGGTGATAACCATTGAGCCAAATGTATAGCTACTTTTCGATGAACCCAAGTACCACCATATTTTCCTGCTGTTGTGACAAATAATTCAATTCCCTCAAATTGAGGGAATAAGTTTTTTAATTCTTCAATAAATTCTTTCGAACTTCTCATATAATTATCTAGTCGTTTTTTACCATGTGCTTTGCATAACATAGTAGCATTAATCATTCCATCTTCTCTCAATGGAATGATAATAGAAGATCCATCCGGTAACTTCAAAGAACAGTTAAACAATCCATCAGATGTTTTCATCAATTCAGTTTTTTCAATTTGAGTCTTGGTAGTTGTTAATTCAGATTTAAAGATTTGGTTGTTAGTATTTGACAAAGATACAACTTTGGTAGGTGTAGATCTTGTCATTTTAGTTTTCTATTTTACATAGTAAATAGAAATCTTTAGATAAGACAATCTTAATTACGTCTATATTACTTATAATTTTTCATAAAAAAATTATGATCGTACTCAATTAAATGGTTGATTAGATTTATACTGGTGGTATAAAATAAAAGGATACACATATTCCTACAAATGCTAGAAGACTTAACACCAAACTAACTATTTGAGCTGTTTTGTGAGAACTAATAGTCTTTTGATCTACACTGTCGTCATATGCAGAACATTTATTAATCATATTTATAATTATTGATGGTATAATAATCAAAAATGTGCATGTAATAAGAGCCACAATTCTTATTCTAGTAACAGGATTTTTTAAAAAATTTAAGATAGTATACAATAAAGCAAACGTAATAATACCTATTCCGCAACCTAAAATACCAATTGATAATTCAGGAGCCATACTGTTTTCAGTACATTCAGTATTCATTCTATTATAAATATTAATATACATACCTCCTATAACAGATAAAAATAACCCAAGAATAATAATAATCGGGACACTTACAATTTTTAATGTATCAAAAATTACATAAAATAGTAATCCTGTTCCAAAACCCATAAAAAACTCAACCATTGATGAATTAATAGTAATATTTTTGTCACCACAATGTTTTTTAACATAGTATCCAGAAGATGATACAGCTATTATTATTATACCTAACAATACTATAAATAGTTTATTAAGAATTGATACTTTACCGCCTGTTACTGTCCCTTTCATATTATTTATTTTATTCATAAGTGAAGTATTAGTTCCTGTATCAAATTTTTCACTTAAAATTTTACTAACACTTCCTAAACCAATTTCAGAAACTTGACTCAATAGATTTGATGTTGTGTTCGTTTCATCAGAATCAACATTTGTTTCTTCGCTAACATCAGTTGTGGCATTCGCTTCTTCACTAACATCTGAAGCGACATTCGCTTCTTCACTAACACTCTCTTTATTAACAATAGAAGTCGCCTTAGGTTGTAAAATAACACTCTCTTTCTTAACAATAGAAGTCTCCTTAGGTTGTAAAATAACACTCTCTTTCTTAACAATAGCAGTCGCTTTAGGTGGTTCAATTATCTTAGCAATAGGATTCTCTTTAGTAATTACCTTAGAAATTGCTTTAGAAATTGCTTTAAGTTTTTCAGTTTTCTTAATAATAGGAACCGAATTTTTTGTTTCTGTTGTCATTATTTATATTCATAAAATATAATTATTAATTTAGAAGCTTTTTTTTGTTGCTCTTTGCATTAATTCTCCAGTTGTCTTGCACAATTTTTTCCCATTTTTCTCTTGAAAGGAGAATGAACTTTCTTATAGATGATTTGCGATGAAATATACCTCTTTTTGTATCAGTGCAAACTATTTTAGGTTTTCCTTCTCCTCCGACTTTTAGTTCTAAAGAAAATTTGATTATCATTCATCTCTTTCTAACTCAAGAACGTCCATATAATTATAAAACTCTCTAATTTTCCATTTCTTCAAATTTGTAGTCAATTTGGTTATACTCACTTCACTTACGTAAAATTTATGTTGATATATGTTTTTTATGAGGATAATTAACTTTTCCTAAAAATTGATTATTATACATATTCTGTTGTATTATATGTTCAGGATATTTATTATTTTTCCATAATACATAAGGAAAACTTATTTGATCTTGAAAACTATTTTTGACGTTTTCAACCCACCAATCGTCAAATATTTTATTCATTTTTTCATTTATTCTTCTGCAAAAAAATCCACACCAAAATAGATTGTTTTGATTAAACCCATCTTCTTTATATTTTTTTACTTGCGATTCAATATCTTGACATTCATACTTATCCATTTTTATTGATAAATTTGCTTCATCGTAAATATTGTTTCTCTCAGGATGAATAAAATTTACTATATTAACTTCATCTTTGGATATTATATCTAGTAAATCATTTACAAAATGATTATTTAAAATAGAAATTGAAGAATCAATCCATACTATATGTGAATAATTATTATCTTTAATAAAATTAATATTATGAGTTTGTAGTTTATAATACTTAGCAATCATCATATTTTTAACTTTTGATGATATATCTATATTTAAAAAATTATTTTTACCTTCTATTTTATTTTGAAGATGAAATTCTTGATTAATTATATTCCAAAATGTCGATCTTTCACTTTTATTATCTGTAAAAAGATACCAATCAAATTTATTTTTATCTATTAAATTACTATTCGAATAAATATAATCATAATCTCCAAAATTTGCACATATTACTGCAACCTTTAAATTTAAAGTCCATTTTTCTTTGAAATATCTATCATTATGTCCTAATATACTTTCGCTTCTATCTCCATTTGCATACATTTGTCCTTTATGTAAAACATTAGTTCCTTCAGGAAATAATAATATCTTATAATTCGCTTTTTCAACCATTTTTCCCATATCAACATCTTCATGCCCGTAGTGTCCATTATAATTTATATCAAATCCTCCTATATCCTTTAATTTTAATAAGTTAAAACCTATATTAGCACAACTAAACCATCCAGATGCTTCTCCTCCCCAATGAAAAGATGTGTTACCTCTAACGACATCATAACTTTCTAAATTTGAAATATAGGATTCAATAAATTTATTAGTTTGAGGTACACAATCATCATCTAAATATATTAAATATTCAGTCTCACATTCATTCATTATTTGATTTAATCTAGCTACTCTTGTATACCCTATATCCTTATTCCAAATATATTTACTTATTATAGGATAGTTATTTGGATTGATAATATCCTTACTTCCATCATCAGAAATTATAACTTTACATAATACAGTTTGATTTGATAATACATCTAAAATTTCTTTTAACATATCTATTCTATTATATGATATTATTCCAACAGTTATTTTTGTCATTTTATATTATTTTTGTATTTTTAAATGGTTTATATGTATTTTTAAAATATATCCCTTTTGCATTATCATATTTTTCTAACATTTGACTTATGCCTAAAAGATTGAACCCGTATTTTTTCTAAAATAAATTCTATGGCTACTATATTTCATACAAAATCGTATGAAATATAACTCTCGAAAGAGCTCTTAAGCTATCTGTGTGTAGCTCCATTTAATTATAACATTTAATATATGCACTTCTATGTCTCGATCAATTACCAGATTTCATTCGGATGCAGAGGAGGAAAAATTTTTCTAAATAATTTGAAAATTTCCTTTGGATTATCCTCCTCCGACTTCTGAATTTTAGTGTTATAACAAACACTCAGTCTTCATCTGTGTCTGCATATGCTAAGTCTCTTTCTAACTCAAGATCATCTTTACTATTAATATAATTATAAAATTCTCTCATTTTTTCATTTCTTGTTTCTTCACTCATTTCTTGAAATTCATCTAATATGTAGTCAATTTGGTTATAGTTATAATAACGACTCCACTTACGTAAAAATGAATCTTTTGTAGGTTTATCTTCGGTGATAAAATTAAATAATTTATGAGTTTTGTATCTTATTTTTTGATTTAAATCCATATAACTAAGAGCAAGTTGTTCTCTGTCATGATCACGCATAAATAATAATCTGTCTGTGAAAAGATATAAAAAATTGTCTCTTTGTAAATCTATCATATAACTTAGTATTTCGCTCATTTCATCTTCCATATTCTTTACAATAATATTATGATGTAAGGATTCTTCAAGAAAATTTTGTTCATTATCTAATTTTTCAATTAATACATCATCTACATAATATTTTTGATCTAAATAAAATGTATCTTTTGTATATTCAACTTTTTCTAACCTTTCATTGATAGGCCAGCAATGATCATCTTTGCCATCACCTTGACACACTCTTATAGTATGAATTTCTTTGTTAGATTCGTCTTGACAATGATCTATAGATCTAATATTAAAATGAGGATATATATAAGATAAAGATGCCGTGTGAGTAAAAACTTTGTCTGTTGGTATTAAAATAAATGATTGTTTTTGAGTTTTATATATTGCGTATATAATTTCTCCAAGAGGTACGTATATTTGATGATCTCCTAAACTTAATTTTATTATAATATTATCTATTTGTTCAAAAAGTTTCTCCTTAGTTGTTCTTTTTCCATTTTCACAATTTAAGTACAATCTATGACCGACATCATTTGCCAAATCGCTTAAAGTATAACAATATGGTGTTAAGTCTGTTAAATCAGTAGATTTTGCCAAAAAGAATACTATTCTTTCTCTCGCATTTTCCTCAAGTAAATCTATACTTTTATCTCGAAAATTACCATTTATATTATAACCTTCAACTGCTTCTCCATTTAAAAAAGCGTTTATGTTATAGATGCCAAAATTATGTATACTAAGACATCCTCTGCTATTTGTAAAAACTTTTTCACCATCCTCGTCCATATCAACACTTGGTTCTTGTGAATGATAAGATACTAGTTCTTTTTCGTTAAAGTTTATCGGTTTTGTAACTACAGGATCTACTATATTTAACCATTTTATTTCACGACTGTTAGTTTGTTTTCTAATATCTTTTTTAACTTTTTGAAACCTAATTACTTCATATTTTTTTAAACATAACATTTTTGCATTTTCATATATTCTTATTTTATATGGTTTATATTGATAGCTAAAATATATCCCTTTTGCATCATCATACTTTTTTAAGATTTCACTTATACCTGAACGATCTAATCCATATTTTTCTAAAATAAATTCTCTGGCTCTTTTCTTATAAACGTCTAAATTTGTAGAGGCTGCTAGTGCAAATTGACCTAACAAGCATACTTTAAAAAGTAACATTTTTACAATTTCGGTTTTATGTTTATCATCTTCACTTAGAGGTTTATATGTTTTAATGATAGGTGGTAGTCGCGCTCTCAATCTTTCTATAAGTATTTTTTTATCCCTCTTTTTCTGTTCCTCTTCTTCTATTGCATATGTATATTGTATCCAAAAAGGTAGAAGGCATTTTTTCATTTCTAATTCAGATAAAAGATTTAAGAATTGTTGTAATGTATATTTTTCCAGCCAGAAATGAGTAAGATAAATATCTGCTTTTCCTAAAATCTCTTTGTAATTTACAGTTTGTTCATTATATTTTTCTGCCATTGTTACCATTTGTTTTATTAAGTGTGTGTATAGAAAATAAACTAGTATTTTATCCTTATTTGAAGAATCATATACAGGTTTATTATTATGTACTATTACATTAAGAGAAGGAGAAATATATGATATTTCAAAACCCCTTCGTTTATACTTTTGAACCCTTTCTATCATAATCGGATTAAAATGTAAGATAAATTCTGTGTATTCAGAATTAATATAACCTGATCTAGTTTCTATATCGTCCTTATATGTTGTTTTAAGATTTGTTCCATCAAACCAGATATGTGTGAAACTTAAATCAAAATTGTTCACAGCTTTAAGAATATCTTCTGACTTTTCAACAATGTATATTTTTATTTTTGAAGATCTAGTTCCATTTCCACTTGCAATAAAATATTCTAATCTTACATTTATTCTATTTTTAAAAAAAAATGCTTCCGGTTCAGAAGGATTATTATTTGGATCTGTAATCTTAACATTCTGTTCTTCTGCTCTAACAATTTTTTCGTCTTTTAAAAAGTTATTGATTTCTAAAGCTCCGTTATAAGTACAATATATGTAAATAGAATCTGAAATATTATCGTTAAATTCAAAAAGAGATCGTAAAAGGAATCCACCGCTGATAATAGAGTCTGTCCTTTCCATTAAAGAACAAAAAATCTCAAATTGTTCAGGTATCATTCCCATAAATTCTGATAACATCTTTTTTGTATTCTCTGTATCCGTTTTTTGATAAATATAGAGTTCTTCCATTTATTTTGTTAAATATAATATTATTTTACGCCTTTTTATTAAAAAAGCACATAGAAAATTAAAATTGATTTATGACTATAACTGGTTTTTATAATTTCTAAAAACTATGGTATCTACATCGTCTTTCATTTTTAAGAATATGTTGTCTGATATTAGTACTATTCCATCAAAAGATCAAAGACAACAAATATATCAGCAAAGTATTAAGGCACGTGAACAAAGTTTAGCATATTCGGGACCTGAAGATCCAAAAGACCTTTTATCAAAGATTGACTGCAAAAATCCTCGATTCACTGACACTATCTTTTCTACTAGATTGGACTTGGCTATTTTCAAAGATGAAAAGTACGCAGTCTTTATTACTCGAGATCCTATTTTTGTCGGTGGATCAATGGGTGTTAACTGTGTTCCAGTAAAACCAGTTTCTATTAATCTTTTTGATACAGATGAAAAAACAACTGAGGCTCGTCTTCGTGACTTTATTGAATGGCGTAATGAAAATAAACTTAATATTCTCAAAGCATATATACACTGTCTCGAACAGTTTATAGACACTGAGGAGAAAAATATTGTGCTTGCAAAAGCTGTTATTACAGAACGACCTGAATATCTAAATCTAAAGTTAATCGATTACGTTAACACAGTATCAATTTTTAAGTCTTTTCTAGAGGAGAAAGCAGATCTTTCTGATCTTGAGATAGGTTCCCTTTGTCAAACTTGGTTTAAGAAAGGTGTTGCCGGAAAGCCAAGCTTTAGCGTTCCTAGCCCACATTTTCAGACCTTTTTTTACAAGAAAACACCTTGTCATTCTTTAGAAGTAGATGAATCATACAATAAGATACTGAGAGTTCTATCACACGATATGACAACTAAGATTGTTGATGGAAAACTTGAGTATGATGAATCGTTCATCGATCTCGATGGTATGTGGAAGAAGATGAACGAAAAGAATATGTTTTTTCTTAACTCAGCACCAAACTTTGATACTCTTCCATTGATTAAGGATGCTTATGATTCTATGAAAGACGGCAAGTTTTATGTTGTATTCTCTTCAAATCTAGCAGAGTACATTACAGCACTGTCTGTAATAGAACCAAATGGATATGTTGATCTTTTACCTTCCAATTTTAGGGCACCTATCAACATTAGAACTAAAATGAATGGACTTAGATGCAACTATGAAAATAAATTGCAAATACAAGAAAATATTTCTTTTGCTCTTTCTACTATTTTGTCTTGGTGTAAAAGAGAAAATATAGATGTTTTTTTTGCAAGTGCTCCGAGAGTATCAAGACCTTTATTTATCAAGTCACCAGAATCTCTTATAAAGAGAAGTGACTCAATATATTTTGATAAAGAACTCACCATTAAAGTTGTTGAGGAACTTGTAGCACCAGCACTATCATTTCGAATGAAAATACAACCTTCACCGGAACTTGTTGTCGAAGCTCTTGATGAATACACAGAAAACAAAGCTAGTTTTTTAGCTGATATTGTAACTGTTGCAGTTGCTTGTGAACTCATCGATGATCCAAATTGTTGGTCAACCTACGATCTTATTGGCGAGCCTATTGTAAAATATCTAGATATAAATTCTGATAAAGTGCAAAAAGCAAGCTATGTATCCGCCAATTTTGTTAGTGGAATTGGAAAATTTAGAGATATTAACGAAGAGGGACAACGCAGAGCAGGTGAAGCAATGAGGAAGGTTTTGCAAAGAGAAGAGGCTGTTTTTGAATTGTGCTATGTTATGCATGATGAATTTTTGAACGATATTGACGATGCAGCAGCAAATGATTTAGCTCGTAGACTAACTAAAAAGGGTTGTTTCTGTCTGTTTAAGAATCACATCAGGTAGATAATTTTGATATAAAAATATCAAAATTTTTATCAATTTAGTTCAAAATAAATAATTAAAAAAATCTTTTTATAGGACTGTTAATCTTCTTCAGGTGGTGGCAAAAGCAAAGGTGTGATTGGAATGTTTGGAACATCTACAAAGATGTTTCTATCAGATGTTCTAAGAATGTCTTGTAGCGCTAAGAAAGGTGAATGCATATTTGTGCCATCTTTTGAACAGAGTTCTACATATGGAATACCATACTTTGCACAAAGAGGAGGTATATTTGGTTTCAAATTATAATTATAAACATCACATTTTAGACCTACTAATACAATTGGAACATCGACTCTTCTTAGAATTGTCCTAATTTTTTTAATCCATGCTTCGCATTGTAGCGAAGGATCTGTAGTTTCATGTGAGAACATCACAAAAAAAGCGTCCGTATTTGCCCATTCATCTCGAACAAGCATATCCAGATTTGGCTGAAGAATAGGATACCTACATTCTTTAATATTAAAAATTATTTTTCCAAGATTTGTCGGAAACGCTATTGTTCCTGATATTGGATCATTTGATCGACGTTGTGGGAATGTATTTGTTAAAAGTGTTTGTGCGAAACATGATTTTCCAACACCGCATGATCCAATTAATTGAATATTGTATGTTCTATTGCTTAGTAAAAATTTCATAATTTTTGTCGCCGCTATTTTTCCAAATAGTTGTAGGAGAATGAAATAAATATCCTCGGTATCTTTGGACAATCTACTTGTTCGTAACATATTTACCAAATATACTTATAATTTTAATTTTAATTTTCAATTTTAATAAATATTCAGAATTAGATATAATTTGTGAAGTCAATTAGAAATAATGAGATTATTCAAGATTTTTTTCATAAATGTAATTGAAAAGCTTATTTTGTTTATTAATTATTGATATCAAAATGGATGCTTTATATTTCTCATATCTAAACAATTTCTACGCATATTTGGAATATGTAAAGAAGGATGAGGATTTGGATTATCTAATAAATTATAATCATAAGAGTGTTTAATTCTGTGATAAACTCGTGCATTTGTTTTTTTCCATTTAGTTTACTTTAGTAAATATAAATTTCATAATTAATGCAAAACTATGAATGACACTCAAACACTACAATCTTAGGAGGCGTGTTTGCTTCTGTTACAATATGAACTGTATCACCTTCATATATTAAACAAATCAATGTTTTATTAAACTTTTCTTGTACATCTATTGTTGTTATAGCACTTCTTTCTCTGTTCTCGGAATTCCAAAACAAGTAGGCGATGAACAAGCAGGTTTCTCCAATTAGACAAAGTGATGTGAGGCAAACACCGGATATAACTTGCTCTTTTTTGGACATAATAATTCCATATACAGCCCAACCAATACCGCCACCAAAAGATAATCCCATTAAAATGGCACCTACCATAAAATACTCACGATTTATTTCCATTTTTTTTACTTTTTATTAAATATAACTTTATGTAATTATTATAAAGGATATAATGTGAAAGTTTTGTTTCTTGATAGATTTTTATGAACTATTAATTTATGCATAAATTATTATTTAAAGATATGTCTTTTAGAAGTAGAAACTTTTGAGTTCTTAGTATTAAGATTTGTTTCTTGGTACATACAGCAATCAAAAATTGATTATAAAAATTGTACCTAGTCAAAAATATAATTCAATGTGCTAACAGCAACATTTTAAATTCATTTTATTGAACAAAATGCACATTGTTGTTTATAAGTTCTTAGTTATAACATTTGTTTCTTGGTACATACAGCAATGAAAATTTGATTATTAAAAAAATTGATTATAAAAACTGTACCTAGACACTAATTTTCAAATTCTCGTGCTAATGCACGTAGATGATAATTATGTTTGTATGTGAAAATAGTACCTAGCCACTAATATAATTATACTTCTTGGTACATACAGCAATCAAAAATAAAAAAAATACAACTTAACTTAAAAACATACCTAGCCGTCACTAATATAATTATTTTCAAATTCTCGTGCTACCAGCAAAATTCATTTTTATTGGAAAAAAAAATACACGTAGATGTTTTTGATAATAATTATGTTTGATGTCGCTAGTGTTAAAAACATTATATAAATAATTATTTATATAATAAATAACTATGATTCTAAAAAAAGAAAGTTGTTTAGACAGTAAACATTTGTATAATACTAACTCAAATTTATCTTCTCCAAAAAAGAGTTTGTCTGAGCAAAAAAAAATAGTAAAGTCTCTTCTTGAACAAATAGAAATTGAGAAAAATATTCTTGTACAATTAGAACCTAATGAAAATCCTGAAGAAGCAGAAATAGCAGATGCATTGGTTGATGAGTTAGTATGTCCAATATCATATGCTTTTATGATAGATCCAGTTATTCTTACTTCCGGGAAAACATACGATAGACATGCTATAAATGCAGAATTTGAAAGACAAAAAGAACAAGCTACTGAAGAAATTGTGAAATGTCCATTTACAAAAATTACACAGAATACAGATGATCTTATTCCAAATATGCAAATGAGATCAATAACATCCAAATTTGTAGAAAAATATAAAGATATTATACACACAGGACCTAGTTGGAATGAAATAAGAAGATTATGTTCTGATTATCTTGATGAACAAAAACCAGAAAAAATTAAACAACGTCATCGTGCGGATGAACAAAGGATTAATGATAAGCAAAAAGCCGAAGAGAAAAAAAGGATTGAACAACAACAATTTGAAGAACAGAAAAAGCGACTCAAACTAATATCTGATTGTGGATTAGATTTTGAAGAATTTTGTTTACTATATGGAAAATTCTTTCGCTTTTATCAAAAAACTCCAAAAAAATTATATACTGGTTATGCAAAGAAAAATCAATTTCAAAGAGAATATCATATGCGTATGGAAGTATTGAGAAAATGGGATCAACAGTTAATATCTAATCAACAAATGTCAGGATGTTTATCCATATTTATGGAATATTATATTAAAAAAAGAGGAAAAAAATTTTGTGAAATAATTCAACCTAAAGATTAACATTTTGATAAATAAATGGCTCAATACGCAAAAATATCTGATATAAAAAATAATAAGGAAAAGGTTCAAAGTTTTCGTGAAGTACCAGAAATAAGCAGCTCTCAACATAAATTAGATATTATTAATTCTAATAAAAAGCTTGTGGTCTATAATTACGCTAATTGGTGTGCACCTTGTGAAGCGTGTGCTCCAAAAGTTAATGAACTTTCTGAAAAACATTCTCAATTTGGTATAGTTTTTGTTAAGGAAAATGTTGATCATAATTTTCAAAGACATGGTGAAATTGAAGTAGTACCATGTTTTCACTTTTATAAAAACGGACAATTTCAATCACAAATGACTTTAAATGGCATGGATGAATTTGAAATGAGCACAGCTCTTAACAGTCTACGTGATTAAGATAAAATTCAGCTATACCATTTAAGAGAATTATTAATTATTATATTTTCTTCTTGTAACGAAAAGTTATAAGTAGGTAATTTATTTTATTTTAAAATAAATTGTTGTTAATAAAATGAGTAGTATCGATGAGATTATATCTTCTCTACTAATTTCTTATAATACTTCAGTTCTTAAAGAACTTCCTACAGAGCTTAGGGACGCTTTATATGAAGAAGCAAAAAGATGTTTAGCAAACACAGAAACGGCAGACAACCCTGTTAGATGCAATGAGCGCAAGACATTAATGCATCTGATTAATAATCACAGGTTAGATAATAAACCTCAATCCGATTTTATAAAAGGTCCGTTCAGTCTTACTTTGCACTGGAATTCTAATATGAAATGGATGATATATATTTTTGGTGAACTTCACGATTCCGAGACGGATTGTCATATTTTTCCACAAGAAAAATCTATAAATGGAAAAATAGTTCCTCTAAAATCAATGTTTATAGAGGATTATATTAAGGAATTGTTACCGAACACAGATTCTTATATAGATTTTTTTCTTGAAGAAAAAGCTCATATTGGTTATAATCCAGACTTAAGTAGTTATCCAAGTCCATTCCGACTAGAGATTTTACGTGATAGTTTTAGAGAATGTATATCGGATGTAAAATCGAGAAATACAAATATAAACTGTCGTCTTTCGCGTTCTCATTACTTTGATATTAGGCAAGGAAATGTTGAAGGACAATTTGATTTGGTAACTCAAATAATTGATAAGTTAACAGATATATTAAGCGATGAATTTAAAAAAGAAAATATAGAAAGATTTATATTCCTTTTTAATAATATAATAAATGACTTGAACTTTAGTGTATTTATATATGGCATTGCTGAAACTTCATCCGATACACGTTTTTTTGAATATTTGCAATACTACGAGATTTATTCTTACAAGTTTCTTATGAAAAAAATGCGTAGATCATCAATATACGAAACCATTCTTAGATTTATTCTTGATGAAATCAAATTAGAAGCACTAAAATATAAAGAAAAATTGCAAGATATCCTAAAAAATCTTATTGAGCTTCTTAAAAAATACCCTGTTTATTTAGATAAAAATCGTATACCAATAAAAATTACTTTTTCTCCTGAAAACGTGCCTGACATAATTATACAATACGTAAAAGATTTTCGGGCTATTTTAATTTTGATCAATTCTATTGTTCCTGATGCATATCTTCTCTCACGCGTATTTAAAAAATTTAATATAAATACAGATAAACCGGAGAAAAAACGTGGTTTTGACGAGCCTCAAACTCCTCATAATATTATAATATACGGAGGTGAAGATCATGCAAATAGATATCGAAAATTTTTAGAAAATCATATGGAATGCAAACGTATAGAACAAAATACATTTGATGACCCTATACTTGCGTCTAACTGTATTAATATGACAGGTATTACACAACCACTGTTTTCTTATACACCAACAGAAGGATTCTCATATTACAAAGAACCATATGAACCAAAATATCCATATGATCCAAAATATGACAAGCCTATCGAAATAGACGGACAAGTTAAAACAACTCTAGCTTCATCTGAGCTTTAATTTAACGTAAACGTAAAAGTGTGCTAGAGGGAGACGAACATCTCTTGTCTTGTATTTTGAATAATTAAATTAAGATTAATTAAACTATATTAGTTTAATTAAAAGATAAGTATCAGATGATAGGAGGATTTTTTCTATCTTTAAAAAATTCTATAATTGTTTCTTTCATTTCTTTTTTGTTTTTTCCTTTACATTCGATGCCGTTGTTTTTACAGTATGTAGACAAATCTTTTTCATTTGTATAAGAATTAAGATAAGAAAAACGATCTGCTAATTCTTTATCGATCTTCTTATATTCAATTGATTTTAAACCTTTCATAGTCAACAAAATTACACCCGTTTTTAAAATATAAATATCGTAATTTTGTTTTTCTTTTTTAGGAGGAGGAGTAGGGGTCGCTGTTGAATCCGAAAATGAACTAAAAATAGGTGTGCGAGATTTTGGCGGAAATGATGATCCATAAGATTTTCTAATATTTCTTTCAAAATCTTTATCAGACTTTGATTGAGAAAGAGGTAAATAAGTATCTGATGAAGGTGTTTGAAAAGGAGTTTTTGGATAAGGAGAAATAGGACTTGATGTTGAATCAGAAGATGAACTAAAAAGAGGTGTACGAGATCTTGGTGGTAATGAAGGTGTTGTAATATCACTAGAAGTATCTGATGTTGGATAAGAATGAACTGGAGTAGACTCTTTATTAAAAATTTCTTTCTCACAATAATTAATTATATATTTGTTCGGTTTATAATATATACTACCTATTTTAATAATACCATTGTCAAGTGCATTTTTAGATAATGTATAAATCCATTTTAACACTGCTGGATTTATTTTAGAAATAATAACCATACAACTTAAATCTTTACCCTTTTTTAAATCTTTACATAATTGCAAAAGTAATCGATAAGATTCTAACATTTTTAATGGAAATCTTTCCATAGAAACTTTTTTATTCTCTCTTTCCATTTTTGTTTCTTCTTTCCAATTAGGTCTTGGTGTAATTTTCTTATATCTTTTCCTACTTTTTATTTCAGGAGTTTCTTCAACTTTATGAGGAGTTTCTTCAACTTTATGAGGAGTTTCTTCAACTTTATCAGGAGTTTCTTCAACTTTATGAGGAGTTTCTTCAACTTTATCAGGAGTTTCTTCAACTTTATCAGGAGGATGTTTTACTGTTTCTGATTGAGATTTTTTAGGAGGATGTTTTACTGTTTCTGATTGAGCTTTATCAGGAGGATGTTTTACTGTTTCTGATTGAGATTTTTTAGGAAGATGTTTTACTGTTTCTGATTGAGCTTTATCAGGAGGATGTTTTACTGTTTCTGATTGAGATTTTTTAGGAGGATGTTTTACTGTTTCTGATTGAGCTTTATCAGGAGGATGTTTTACTGTTTCTGATTGAGATTTTTTAGGAGGACGTCTTGCTGTCTCCATTATTACACTTCGACGTGTTCTACTTTTTTTAGTTTCTTCTTCACTTTCTTCTTCGCCTTCTTCTTCGTTTTCTTCTTCGTTTTCTTCTTCTTCGTTTTCTTCTTCACCTTCTTCTAAATCTGACTCTTTCCAACTCCATTCATCATCTTTAGAATTAATTAAATTAATTGCCCACTTAAATTTTGATTGTAAAGTACTATTATAAACTGAATTAATACTTACATTTTGATTTTTTGCCCAAGATGCAACAATACGCGGATCAATGTAATTAACTAATGAAGTATTTATTGCAACAGACATTAAAACTTGTTTTTCCTCAATTTGTTCCGTTAATTTGTTAATTGTTTTTTTATCTCCTTTTTTTTCTGCTTCTTTTAAAGAATTTTTGAGTGTTTCCATAGATTTGTTTTGTCCAGCTGTTCTAACATGATTTAGTACTTCTGCTACTTTAATGTTAGCTTTATTAAATTCTTTTTTAATATGTGTGTTTGTTGATTTAGGAGCTATAGAAGGAAGTTCTTGTAAAGCATTATACATAATTTCGCTAGCTAATCTTGTACGAAACACTTTGGCAGTAAAATCGGGGTCAATATCTTTGAGATATGTATTTACAGTGTCACTTGATATTTGATCAAATATTTGATTATGACCTTTTTTACCTTCTTCTTTTAACTCTTTAAAATTTTTATAGATCTTTTCTGGAACTTCTAACTCTTTGTAAAAACGAACACGGTCTTTACCTTCGAAATCAAATATCACAATATTTTTTTTATCTACGTTTATGTTACTAACAAGAAGAGTTGTAGCGCCTACTACTGGATCAGATATATCAGAATCTGTTTCATTTCCTATACGAATACCAAAACGATCAATTAAAAAAAGAACTGTTCCAATTTGTTTCTTTATCATGTTTGATGATTCAGCCAATTTCATATAATTTGTTCTAATTTTTTCAATCTGAAAATGTAACTTTCTAGCCTTTTCATATTTATTAAAATCTGACTGTGCTTTAAAAACACCTTCTGGTGAAAACCAGATATATTTAATTTTATTATTGATTTCATCTTTCCACGAAGCAAGCCATACCTTGGTATAATCATTAACAACTTTACCCCATCGATGACCAAAAGGTGGAGTAGGTTTTGGATCATTTTCGCCTTTGTTAATAGTAACATCTTCCGGCATAATTTGTTTTTTGATACTTCCTAATTTTGGGTGCCCTTTTTTTCCTATAAAAATTCCTGACATTTCAACTTGATACGGTGCAATTTTTTGACGTGGTTTACCATCAAGAATAGCATAACCATATTCACTTCGTATTTGTGCCGTTTTCTGTTTTTTTCTAACTTTCTCTTCTTTCGTTTTAGCCAATTCTTTTTCGGCAAGAGTTTTTTGTTCCAACTTCTCTATCAGATCACTCCAATCAATTTGTAAGAAATCATTGTATGATTTAAAAATTGATTTAGCCTTTGGAGTAAGATATTCCTTAAAATCTTTCCAAAAATTTTTGTTAAATTGTTCAAGTTTAGTATATTGTGTTTTAGCAGTATCTTTAGCATCTGCTCTTATACGGGTAGCATAAAAACCTGCAACTTTTTCTTCTTCTGGCTCCAAGTTATATATTTTACCATTAATAGATAAGCTAGCATTTAAATGAACATAAGGTTCCATAATTTCTTTAAAATAAGGTCCTCGTTGAACAATACTACTCCATCTTTTTGTCCCTTTTGTTTTTTCTAATTTTAATGGAAACCCTTGTCCTTGAGTATCATCATATTCATATGGTGGTGACAAACTAATACCAGTTGACCATTTTAACATTGAAGGATTTTCTCCAAGCATTTTATTTATTTGTTCAATTTTTTTAATCATAGCTTCTCCTTTACCTTTCATTTCAATACATACATTGTCATCATTTATTCCTTTTGAATAATATGGAAAAAAGGATAATTTATCTTTTTCATCAGAATTATCTATGTATAGTTTACTTATAAATTCTAATAATTCACCTATATCAAATTCTTCATCACTACTATTTAAAATACGAAAACAGTATCTTTTAGACATTTTCTTAATTAGCAAGAATACTATTTTATTTATAAATTTGATTTTTTGTTACAATTGTTGAAATAAAAAAAAAGAATGACAAGATTGCTTACCAAAACCGAAATAGAAAATATGTTAAACTTTATTCAACCCCAAAAAGGTATTCCCCAGGATACAGCTATGAGCGTTGTAAATATTCAAAAAGAAAGACTTCGTGTTCAATTAAGAACTCAAAAAGTATATCCCGAAATTATTCCATCTTTAAAAGAACAAATTGAAAAAGTTTATTACAGCTCTCTTATTGATCCAGGAGAAAGCGTTGGTGTTATTTGTGCTCAAAGTATTGGTGAAAAACAAACACAGACTACTCTTAATTCTGTTGATTGGACAGAAAAGCTTTTATATACTAAAGATAATAAAACAGTCGTAGAACCCATTGGTAAAATGATTGACAGACTATTATCACTTAATCCCGATAATATTACAAAAATTGAAGAAAACAGAACAGAATATCTTCCTCTCCCTGAAGGCTATATGATTCCTTCGTGTGATGAAAACGGTAACACTAACTGGTACCGTATCGAGGCAGTTACAAGACACCTTCCGGTTGGAAAACTTGTACGTGTCGTTACGCAAAGCGGTAGAACAGTTACTGCAACTCAATCAAAATCTTTTCTTGTTTGGGATGGTACAAAGTTTGAAGGTGTTCTTGGTTCTGATGTAAAAGTAGGTGATATGCTTCCAACTACAACAAGTTTGAGAAAACCAACAGTCGAACATTCATACTTTGATATGGAAACCATATTTCCAAAAAATAAATATCTGTACACAACAGAGCTTATAAAAGCACGAGATCATCGTTTCTCTGGAAAAAAATCTTGGTTAGAAAGAAATAGTGTTCATTTTACAGTTCCTTACAATCGTCCTGATGTTTGTTTTGGAAATAGAAAAAATTATTTTCTTTCTTGTGAACCTGGCTTGATATATATTCACACAGGCGCTGCCTTTGTATCTCATATTCCCGATAAAATTCCTCTTGACAATGACTTTGGGTTTCTGATAGGTATTTATCTTGCAGAAGGATGCTGTACCAAGACTTTCATATGTATTAGCAATAATGATGAAGTAATTCGAAAACGTGTAACAGATTGGTGTGACAGATATGGAGTCACATATCATCTTGTTACAAGTCAAGGTAAAAATGTTAGAAAAGGAACAAGTAATGATTTGAAGATTCATTCAACTCTTCTTGCACGTATGTTCAAAATTATTTGTGACACTGGTTCTGCAAACAAAAGAGTTCCGGAATTTTCTTATACAGCTCCTGAAGAATTCATCAAAGGTTTGATTGATGGGTATTGGAGTGGTGATGGAACAGTTAGTAAAAAAGATGGTTCTGTTGTTGTTGGTTCTATATCTGAAGATCTAATTTTGGGAATATCTTTTCTTCTTTCGTATTTTGGAATTTTTGGAAGATTAAATAACTTGCTACAAAAGAAGAATAATATAGGAAGTAAAAATATTAAGAGAATGTATAGATTAAACATATCAAATGGATTTGCTCAAAGATTTGCTACATATATCCCGCTAACAGAACATAATAAACAAGAAAAATTGAATACTATTACATTATTTAAAAAGTACAAATATAATCTTGGGAAATCTCAAACCGAGTTTCCTGTACGTGATGTTTATTTTGACGAAGTCTTGTCGGTCGAATACGTAGATGGAACGACAGAATATGTTTACGATCTAACCGTAGCGGTAACAAGGAACTTTCAACTGTGGAACGGAGTGACTCAAAAAGATACTTTCCATCGTTCGGGGCAGTCCGATAAGACAATGACGCAGGGAGTACCACGTTTTCAGGAACTTTTAAATGCTACAAAGAATCCACGTATTGTTAATCATAAAATCTTTTTTAACAGGGGTAATGATACTATTCAAAATATGAGAGAAACTGTAGGATCAAGCATAGTTGGGTTGACAATGTTAAATATATCTAAGTCTATTAAAGCAAATATGAATAAAGAAGAGGAACCATGGTACAACGCCTACAAAATATTATTTTCCGACAAATTTTCTGAACATAATCATTGTATTACTTTTACTCTTGATATGAAAAAATTATTTGAATTTAAACTTACAATGCAAGAAATAGTTGATCATATTCATCAAGAATATTCAGATTTATATTGTGTTTTTTCACCACCTGCAAATGGACAAATAGACGTTTTTGTAGATACTCAAAACATTATTTTACCGGAAAATAGACTTCTCTTTGTTGATCAAGAGAATGCAGTAGAGATATATCTAGAAGAAGTAGTCCAAACTACTTTAGAGCAAATGTATGTGTGTGGTATACCTGCAATTTCAGAGGTGTTTTATTTGAAAGAAGGAAAGGAATGGATTGTTGAAACAAACGGTTTTTGTAGCAAGACAATTTCCAAACAGTATTCATCTTTTAAAAGGTTGCTAGCTCATCCAGATGTTGATTATACTTTAACAATTTCTAATAACGTTTGGGATATTTACGAAGTACTTGATATTGAAGCGGCAAGACAGTTTTTGATTGAAGAATTTATGGCAATTATGGAAGGTATTAACACTTGTCATGCTATGATTTTAGTAGACCGTATGACTCATAGTGGAACAATTTCTTCAATTACCAGATATACTATGAAAAAAGAAGAGAGTGGTCCATTTGGAAAGGCCTCATTTGAAGAAACAATGGATAATTTCTTGAATGCTGCTCAAGAAGGTGATAAAGAACCAACTAATGGTGTGTCTGCTTCTATTATTTGTGGAAAAAGAGCTTTAATTGGCACAGGTATGATAAAACTTAGTATTGATATTGCAGCACTTCCAAAACAGGAAAACAGAAAAGAAATACCACATTACAAAAAAAATATCGCATATTCTTCTGTTCTTCCTTCTGTAAAAGAAAATGTTCTAAAAAATGATGTAGAAGATGAATTACCTCCCTTTGATTCTAGTTAAAAACAAAACTTGTAACAATCATTAATTTTACAAATGTTATAAATATTTGTAAAGCAAAAAATAATTTAAAATTAATTTTTAAAAAGCTTTTTTGAATAAAAGTTAAATGACTGATATTACAAAACTTGCTTATGAAAAAATTACTGATAGATATTACAAAGCCAGATATCTAGGATTAGAATGTATTATGGACACTACAAATGGCTATATTAATGCGACAAATTTATGTTTATCTACAAAAGATAAATCAAAAAGAATAGTTAAGTATATAGATGGACTTAGGTGTAAAATTCTAATAAATTATTATATGTCAAACATAACTCAATACTCTGACGATCTTTCCATACATGTTGTAGATGGTTTAAAAAAAATAAGAGGAACATATTTACATCCTATCCTTTTTTTAGATTTGGCTATTTGGGTATCACCATCTGCATATATGAAAGCAAATAGAATAATAACTGATTCTTTATTAAAAGATATCGATAAAGAAACTTGTGTTGATAAAGATAAAGAAACGTGTGTTGATAAAGATAAAGAAACGTGTGTTGATAAAGATAAAGAAACGTGTGTTTATACAAAATTATCTAATTTAGAGAAAACTCTTGAAGAAGCTCTTAAAAAAAGAGAAGAAACAATAATAAAAATAATTACACAAAATATTACACAAAATGAAAAAATACAAAATGCTTTTGTTAAAAGTATTGAAAACATCGAAAATGATAGCTCTAAAATTAAATTGTCTTTAAAGCGTCTTGAAACAAAGATTGAACCAAATATTGAAGCAAAGATTGAAGCAAAGATTGAACCAAAATCGTCTGAAAAAAAAAATTTGTTTTGGAAAAAACGTTGGTTTTTATTAGAGTGTATTAATTAAAATCATTTTTGATAAATTTTACACTAAGCAAACGTCATATTTTGCATTTTTTATATATTTTTAAATATTTATTTTAAAAATTAATCATTATAAGTTTCTTGTATTTATAATAAAATGAGCACTGAAGAACAAACTTTTTTTAAAAAGAATAAAAAAATTCTTATTATTGTTGTTGCTATAATAATTATCTTAACAGTTGCGTCTGTATCTGGATATTTTATATGGAAACATTTTCATTGTTGCGGAGAAGTTTGTAATTGTCCTGTAGGAACCAAATGTATTAACAAAAAATGCGAAACTGGTGATCCAACCGGTGATCCAACAGGTGATCCAACCGGTGATCCAACCGGTGATCCAACCGGTGATCCAACCGGTAATCCAACCGGTGATCCAACCGGTGATCCAACCGGTGATCCAACCGGTGATCCAACCGGTGATCCAACAGGTGATCCAACCGGTGATCCAACTGGTGATGGTATGCCTACTAATATGCCTGATCATTGGACTCAAAAAATGTATAATGAATTAAAAAAACGTATTAGTGCCGAACCAGAACTTAAATCGAACCCTAAAATGGTAAATTGTATAGTAAATAATATTGTTGCAGCGTACAAAAATCCACAATCTATTAAATCAGAAAAAGAATTAACTCAGACAGTAACTACTATTATGTTAGAATGCAAAGGAAACAGACGAAAAGATCCTGGTGCACCCGATTTTAGTAAAAAAACTCATATAGAGCCAAAAGATAATTCTAAAGATAATTCTAAAGATAATTCTAAAGATAAATCAAATTCTTCACCTGGAATAGCAGAAAGTATTTTTAATAATTGTGTAAATCTTGCAAAAAAACAACCTCCGTATAACTGTGAAGACGTTATTAATACTTGTGCAATGAAAAAACATGATTGTGTACATGACAATAATTGCTTAAACGACGTTAGTAACCTAGCACAAAATTATTGTACACAAATTCACGGTAAAAAATTACCAATCAGACCATCATCTTCTGATAATTCTGGTTTTTATTCATATTGTGATGAAAAATGCACTTGTGTAAAAACAAAAGGACCTCATCCAAAAGGTCACGATTTGTATACAGATCCTAATTGTAGTGGTGGATGCGACGGATCTAGGTGTAACACTCTTCACTCTGTAAAACACGGAATATTTTAAATACAATAGAAAAATAAAAATGAAATATTGTAAAAACATTAGAAATAAATATAAAAATGTCATCAGTTTTCATTGAAGAATATTCTCCAAAGTCTTTTGTTGTTCGAGGTGATACTCGTGAACATAAAGAATCTTTAAAAAGTTTGGGTGGAAAATGGAACAGCGGTCTTACTGACAAGAAATCAGGAGATAAATTTGGTGCTTGGCTTTTCTGGAATGAAAAACAACAAGAAATTAAAAGTTGGATTGCTAAAGGTTGTAAAAGTGTAGAAAAATCAGAAACTGAAGTATTCAAACCAAAAGAAATAAACACTTTTGAAAAAGAATCTTCAAAAAATTTAGAAGTTAAGGTGGATATCTTACTAAAGATGATGGAAGCACTTTGCAAGCATCAAGGAATTGAAATATCAGGTAACAGAGTTGTAAAAACGCAAACTCTACATACAAATATAATGGAATTTGACTCTGATGAAGATATTGAACCAGTAAAACCACTAAAAAGACTTTTAGGTAAATAAAAATAATATTTATTTCTTCATTTTTTTTGAATATGAAGAAAATTTAAAAGTTTTTTATCAAAACTTTTCTTTAGTACAAGTAAAGAGAATGAAAATATTAATAATAGTAATATTCTTATTATTAGGAATATGTTTAATAATTAATTTAGTGTCTTTGTTTAACAAAAAACATAAGTATCGTGAAGTTTTTAAAGTAACAAATGCTAGTGATCTTCGCACTCATTTTGTTATGGATAATCCAAATGGTGATGGATCAGATCCAACAATGAGTATGGTTGATTACTCTTATATGTTTCCCAGAGATATTAATAAAGCAATTATTCCAAATGTAAATGGTGATACAACTTGGGGAGAAATTCCATCAAATCCGGTTCTTATTAAAGATGATATAGATGGCGGAATTATAATTAAACTAGCTGATAAAGTTGAGAATGGAGTTGTTGGTGCACCACGACTTATGAGCAGAAAACTTTATCGAGGTGGTCTTTTTATTTTTGATATTGCACATTGCCCTATTGGATGTGGAGTATGGCCGGCTATATGGTTAAATGGTTTTGTAGGTGGAAAAGATCAATATCATGAAAAGAAAGGAACTGATTTGTATAATGAAGGTATGAAAAAACTGGTAAAAAGTACTATTTCTAAAGAAAATTTTAATCATACTTGTTCTGGACCTGAAGAATCTTTGTTAGGGGATAAACCAGAACCTAATTTAACTGAATATATGGGTAAAAATATATATCTAGCTACTTGGCCGTCTGGTGGAGAATTTGATATTTTTGAACAAACAAATTTTTCGGATACTAATTTAGTATCTATTCATTCAGGACCTTTATGTGAAGTTACAAACGGTTACGACAATAATTATATGATTCAAAATATGGATCCCGATTATTCTAAATCAGGTGCACGAAGTGCTTGTGGTGCTACTTATTGGCCTGGACAGAGTTTAGATCCATCTGTTCCTGCGGCGTATGGATTAGGACCTTATTCTGGCTGTAAAAACAATGCGAGCAAAGTTGGAGAGGTTGGTGGTGACAGTACAAAACTTCCAAATGGTACATCAAGGTATAATTGTCCTCAAAACGCAGCCGTAAATGCAGGAAATACTCAAATTATTGCACCAAGCGGAAGCTTTGGTGAAGTATTTAATCAAAATGGTGGAGGTGTATATGCACTACAGTGGACTCCTAAAGATAGAGTTAATGTCTGGTGGTGGCCTAATAATTTATATTCACGAAGGAAATTAAAATCATCAGGTGGACCTCTTTCTAAACATCCAAATCCTACAAAATGGCCAGAAAAAATGAAACCAAATGTTGCAAACTCTAATACAAAAGCGGAACAAAAGATTCTAATCGCTTCTTATATTTTAAATAATAAAAATTCTCTCTCAGCTGGTTGTGATTTTAATTATCAAGGTATTATTATCAATATTGCTTTAGGAGGAGGCTGGGGTGGATCTTCTATGCCAAAATATTGTTCAGTCAATGGTAAGAGTGAATGGGGTGATTATATACCTAAATGTTTTAATGCTAGTGCAGAAAAAGCAATTAACCAAGGAAAAGGTATTGACCCAGATACTGGTTGTTTTGATGGGGGTATGTCTTCTGAATTTAGAGGATCTCATGCCAAACCAGTATTTTATAGCGAGGCTTATTTTAAAATTCGTCAAATTAAAGTATTACAATCTAAAATGGATGATAATATTTGGTAATGATTTTTTTAATTTGATTTTTAAGGACAAGATTCTTAAGAATAAATAAATTATGGGAATCAAACATTTCTTTCATTGGTTTAAAAAAGAATTTGATGGAAACATTTATAAAATGACTAAAGGTCAAAATCTTCCAGTTGATATCGACAATTTAATGATTGATATGAATGGTGTTTTTCACGCATCAGCACAAAAAATATATGAATACGGTAATTGCAAACCAAATCCTCGTTTAATGAAAGGAAAAAAAGTTGGATATAAAAATAATGTTCAAACACAAATCAAACTTTTTGAGGATGTTTGCAAAACAATTGAAAATCTTTTTATTATGTCCAAGCCGAAAAAAAGATTGATTTTATGTGTAGATGGACCGGCACCTCTTAGCAAACAAAATCAACAAAGACAACGCAGATTTCGAAGTGCGCTTGAATCAACCGGATCTTGCCCTTTTAATAGTAATTGTATCACTCCAGGAACAAAATTTATGGATTATTTAACAAAATACATTGACTGGTATATTCGCAAGAGAATTAACGAAGATCAAGAATGGCAAAAAGTAGAAGTTGTTTTTTCAAACGAAAAAGCTCCGGGAGAAGGAGAACATAAAATTATTAATTATATAAGATATTATGGAAACAAAGAAGATACATACTGTATCAGTGGCGTCGACGCAGATCTTATTATGCTTGCTCTTGGCACACATATGCCAAAATTTTATATTTTACGTGAAGATATGTATTCTTTTGATATTGATTTTCTGTGTGTTGATATAGGAGCTATTCGTCCTATTCTTGCAGATAAATTACGTTGGAAAGAAAATGATGTTGTTTTGTTTAATGAAAAATGTGCAATTAATGATTTTATATTTCTTTGCTTTATGGTTGGTAATGATTTTCTACCGCATATTCCATCTATAGAAATCATAGAAAGAGGTATTGAACTTATTTTAGATGTTTATAAAGAGACAGGAGAGATGTATGGTCATATTACAAGAGAAATAAATGATAGAGTTGAATTTTTACATATTCCTCTTCAAAATTTTTTGAATGCAATTGGAAACTATGAAAAGGAAAATTTAGAAAGTAAACTCGCAAAGAAAGATTTTTTTCCAGATCCACTTTTAGAAAACTGTGCAAATGAAACTTCTTACGGAAAATGGGATGTTGATATTGAAAAATATAAAAATGAGTATTTTACGTCTTCATTTCCAAAATTGACTGATGAAAAAATTTTGTGTCACGATTATCTAGAAGGAATGCAATGGGTTCTATCTTATTACACAAGAGGCGTTCCAAATTGGAAGTGGAATTTTCGTTATCACTACGCTCCTTGTGCATCTGTATTATCAAAACACGTTAAAACATTTCGTTTTCCAATTTACACAAAAACGATTCCAAGCACTCCTTTTCAACAATTACTTTGTGTATTACCTCCAAAAAGTGCAGACCTTATCCCGGAGCCTCTTTGTTATCTTTTAACTGATGAAAATTCACCTTTAAAAGACCAGTGTCCAGAAACGTTTGAGATTGATCTTCGAGGTAAACGAAAAGAATGGGAAGGTATTGTAATATTGCCTATGGTAAATTTTAATTTAGTTCGTGATTGTTATCTTAAAGTTTTGAGTAAAGTTTCAAATAATGACTTAAAACGTAATATAATTGGTCGTTCGTATATTTATGATCACTTTCCGAGTTTACCAGGAGAGTTTCGTTCTTATTATGGAGATATTAAGAGATGTTGTGTACGGACAACAATTATTGATTTATAATTAGATACGTTATTTTTGTGATTAATACATTAATCACAAAATTTTATTTAGAACTAAATAAACACATATGAATTATATTTATAATAATTTGTTTTTTACTCTCTAACTAATTATGTCTTTTCAAAACTGAAACATATAATTAATAGTAAATTTGAAATTCTAAAAAGTCGGAGTCGGAGGAGCAAAATAAAAAAGATAATCCAAAGGAAATTTTCTACGAATTTTTCAAATTATTTAGAAAACAAAAAAAAGTAAAAACTTTTCCTCCTCCGAACTTTTAAAAATCCGGAGGAAAAAATCTTTTTTGAAAAAAATGGCTTTTTAAAAAGCGTCCTACACACACACATTTCAAATTTTTTTCAAAAAGTAACTTTAATCAGAAAATAGTGACTATTTGGTCTTAAATTTTCTTATTTTTTTTCTTTTTTTCTCTTTTTTTAATTTATCAGAAAAAAGTGATGTTTTTATATAAATAAAATGAATTTATAATTTAAAAATAAATGAAATAAAATAAAAGCAAATGGAGTGTAATTTTTGCAATAATATGTTTGGAAATACTCAAATGCTACGTCAACATCAGAAAAACACTAAATATTGTCTTAAAATACAAGAAGAAATACAAAAAGCTTTAGATAAAACACTTGATGAAGCTAAAAAGAAAGAAGAAGCAAAAGAACTCTTTTTAAAAGAAAAGTCTAAAGAATTAACTTGTCAGTTTTGTGGTAAACAATGTACAACTAAATATATACTTTCTAGTCATCAAAAACAAGCAAAATATTGCTTAAAAATACAAGAAGCTCAAAATTCTGAAGAAATTATCTCGTCTTTAGTTACTTGTAAATTTTGTTGTAAGAATTTTTCGTCTGGAAATTTTATCAGACACGACGCAATATGTAAGAAAAAAAATCAATCTCTTATTGATGAGAATAACAAGTTAAAATCTGAAAAAGATCAAGAAATTGCTATGATGAAAAAAGAACAAGAAATATCTATTCTAAAAATGAAGACTGAAAAAGAAAAAGATGAGAAAGAAATATATAAAAATCTTGCCGAACGATTTGAAAAAATAGCTAGACAGCCGACTTATCAGAAAAATAGCACTAAAAACATTCAAAACAATCTGATGATTTCAAATCTTACTCCTCTTGATTTATCTCAGGCTCGAGTTGACAGCATAATTGATGAAAAATATACAAAGAATGATTTTTATGAAGGTCAGAAAGGTGCCGCTCAAGTAATTCACAAGTATCTTTCCACAGACTCCGATGGAAAGTCTCAGATCGTTTGTACTGATACAGAACGTGGTACATTCCATCACATTGATGTTAACGGTGAACACGTTGTTGATTATAAAAATACTCATTTAATCAACAGAGTTCATTTACCTCTTAAGAGAAAAGCTAGTAAATTTGCATCAGAAGAATGTGTAAAAAATCCTACTGCTTATAAAGATATTGTTATGAATGAAAGTTCTGTCAGAGAACTAGAAACAAAACCCGGTTTGTTCAACAGAACAATGGCAAAACTTACAGGAAAAAATTGTGTAAGACCATTATTAGTAAAATCGTCAGAAAATATTGATTTGACTATCACGGAAGAATGGTTAATAGAAAATGCAAAATTCTTAATGATAGAACATATATTAAGAGGGCCAGAAGGATATGTGGATTATGCATTGTCTTATCCGTTAAATGATCGACTTATAGAAGAAGATTATTCAAATCCTACATTTATAAAGTATAAGGATAGAAAAGGTGATATAATAACAGATTACGGTGGAAAGATGTTGTCAAAGATGTTATTTGAATCAGTAAGAGAAAGAACATATGAGTTAATAGAATCTAACGACAATGTAAGACTTAAGTGTGGAAATATAGAAGATTCTATTTTTCAGGAAGAGTTTATAAGTATTCTTATGAGCAATATATAGACAAAAAAATCATTTGATAATTTTTTTGTAAAGTACTATCTTTTCTAATCAAACAAATGAAGCACTTGAATTTGCTATAAAAGTTTTATCTCAAAAGAGACAAGCAAATGAGACGTCAGATGGATTGAGACCAGAATAGTTTTGTAAAAGAGTTGGTAGAAGGTTGCTATAAGTGAAAATAATTTTAGATTTCTTATCTTTTTTTCTTTAAAACACCTAACTAAAATCAAGAATACGATATTATTTATCAATCTTTAAAAAAAGGTTCTCAAATAGTTTTTTAATTATTCTAATATCTTCAGGAAAAAAATCTTCATTATTTGAAAGATCTAAATATCTCAGCATTTTAAGTTTTTGAATAGCAGGTAATATTATTTCAAAAAATCTCATATCCAGATAACATCTTGATAAATCGAGTTCTCTTAGATTTGGTAAAAAACCTAAAATTTTGGCTACATCTTCTGATTCATCAAAAGTTGCCAAATTACTACCAGAAAGATTTAGTTTAGTTAAGTTTTTTACATTTGATAAATAGTCTATAAAACTCTCCATATGAATATCGTTAATAGGGTCAGCTGTACAACCAAATGAGAGAAGATGCGTAAAATCTTTTTCTAAACAAGGTAATATTGTTTGCATTAAATCTAATTGAACGACATAAACTGTTTCATTATATGAAATAACAGACTTATTTCCAGCTATTCTAAGTCCTTTTAAATCTTTCAAAGATTCAGTCCATATTTTTTTAAAATCTTTGATATCGAATTCTTGCCGTTCCAAATCAGAATAAGTATCCTCAAAATCAGAATCAGTATCATTAAATAAGGGTATTTCAGTAAACATACTAATTTCTGATAGATCTAACTCTTCTAATTTTTGGATACTTTTTATACACAATAAAAAAAGTTTCCATTGTATATGTACATTAGATAATTTTAGTATTGTAAGATTTGGAATTTTCATTAGTACTTTAGACACTCTATCATAATTATTTTTTGTAAGATAATAGTTTCCAAAATCAATTTCAAAAGAATAAATAGTATTTTTTAAGTTTTCTACAATAGAACATAATAAAGATATACTTCTATCATAGTATGCAATTGCAAAAGGACTAATAATAATTTTAATTGATAACTTTATATCACATTGAGCTAAAATACTAAATAATGTTGTGTCAATACCTATTATCTCTCCTTTTTCATCTAATAGTTTTGCGACACATGTTCTTCTTCCTCTGATATCTGTATCAATGTCAATAGAATAAATAATATGTAAAGCACAATCTTTAGGTTCTCTACCGTATTTAGCACAAAGAGTTTCAAAACTATCTTGTGTGTAATCAAAATCTTTTGGAAGTTTGCTTTGTTCAAAAGTGACTTGAGACCTTATAAAGTCTATATTCTCTTTTGTTTTTTTTGAAACAAGTCTTGGATTTAATAAGTCTTTATTTGACAAGTATTTAATTAGACCATCACCTAAAACATTAGTTGTTAGAACATCTGATAAATATCGTTTTTGATTCACCCAAGTTGTTATTTTTTCAAGTAATAATTTAACTGATATAAAACATACTCCAATCATTCTATTTTCTTTAAGCCTACTAATAAAGCAGGTGTCAATGTCAAGAGATTTTGTTTTAGAGTTCCAGATAGTATATACTCAGTATTGTTCACATATTGCTTTTTCAAGTTTGTATATAAAAAATCTGGATAATTTGGTAATAAACTTGTAAATAATAATCGAACACTTGCGTTTTTTCCAGTTATATACTTTACTTGACACAATATACAGAATTTAGGTGATAGAGAACTTAATTTACTCATAATTAATCTAAGTTTATCAGCTTCCAAATGGAAATCATAAATTATATCTGTCTCTACTTTTAAGACATCTATTTTATCAATTTCTTCGTTAAAAAAGCCAAAATTAGTTTCAGTATTTTCGGACATATTTTGTTATTACAAATATAATAATAAAATTTTAGGTTTTCAATAAGTCTTATTTTGAAGAAGAAAAGTTTGGTAATACAATTATTCAATAAATTAAATATTGTTTATTATAAAATGGAACCTAAATGTGATCTACACAATATTTGCAATACTCTTGTACAAACGTATAACACATCTGTTTTAGATAGTTCAAACGAAATTTTTAAGGAAGCGTGTACTTTAGAAGCAAAAAAATGTGCAGATGAAACTAAACATAAACGTAGATATAGTTTAGACAGAAAAGTTTTAGCAAAACTTATCGTTAATCACTCGAAGGAGTCAGATAAAACAGTTCCAAAAGAAGAAAAAAAACCAATTGCTACCTTTATTGGCGGTCCAAAAACGTTAACAATGCAATGGAGTAAAGAATATAAAAAATTAATATATATTTTTGGTGAACATCACAGCGAAAATACTGATTGCGATAAGTTTAGATTAGGAGGAGAGTTTATTGAAATGTTAATAGAAGAGTATTTAGATCAGTTGTTTAAAAATTCAGATGTTTTCATAGATTTTTATCTTGAAACAGGACGAGAATACAAAGACATATATGGTAATAGCAGAATTGCGTTAATTTCTAAACGTTTTAAAGACTGCTTATACGATCCTAATTCTAACACTAATTATCAAAAATGTATGCTATCTAGGATGCATTATTTTAATGTTAGATCATCTGCTTCTGATTTAACTCCTAATAGAATGTCTGACGCATCTATTATGTTAAAGATATTTGTACAGATATTAAAAAATAAAAATAACTACGATATTACCAGATTTTTAGTAAAATATAGATATAACACAAAAATTAAACCAATTCTTAACGAATTTTCCGAAATTAAAACAAACAAAGATTATTATGATTTTTGGAATAAACAAATAGATGAACATACTTTTCTTAATAAAAAAGTAATCAAATCATTTATCCACGAAAAAATTAAATCTTTTATTAAACAAGAAATTATTGATGCTAATACTAAAATAAAAAAACTTGTTAAAAAAGTTAAAGAAGTTATTATTATTGTAGATAAGTATAAAGACGACACATCTGGTTTATACGAGATTGACTCTATTAGTGATTCTGATTATGATGTTCTATTAACAAACTTAGAATATACTGCCGAAAAATTGAGTAAAATTAATGGTTGTATTGCTGATTATTACCTTTTGTGTCGTATATTTAAACAGTTTGATATCGAAATTCCAGCAATCTTTTCGAGTTTTCGTAAGACAGATGAGCCTTCCGAACCACATAATATAATTATATACGCAGGTGACGCTCATGCAAGAAGAGTAAGAAAATTTTTAAAAAATGAACTTGATTTTAAAATGATAAATGAAAAAGGAAATAATATCAAAGCAAACTGTATAAGGATGGAAGACTTTCCACAACCTTTCTTTTCCAACCACCCGGATGTAAATTGGAACTAAGCATATTAATATTTGTTGAAATATTAATACATTGATTATTTTCTAAACAAATAAATTGTGCATTTCAACAATCCATTCTGGTGTAGGACGACCTTCTATTTTTCCTTTCCAAGAATGTATATTCATTTTTCCAAAAAAATAATATTGACGATATGCTTCTATAGAGTCATCATCTTTGTACATATTTGGCATTGCCTGTCTTGGTTGCGTAAATTCTAAGTCTGGTAAATTTGGAATATGTTGAGCTAAATCTTCTATATAAGATTGGCATTTGTGTACTTTTCCATATCGATAAGTGTATTCTTTGCAAAGTTCTTTACCAAGTTCACACAACCATTTATAATTTTCTTTTGATTCTCTCGTCCATATAGAAGATGGATGATTTTTATGAGTAAGTTTGTAACAAGGGGTATAACGAGGTGTGTTACAAGGTGTATTTTCATTTAGATTTGTCATATGATGTGCAGAACAAAGAAGTTGGGTCGTTTCTAATATCATTTTTATTACATGTTTGTCTATGTGCATTTGAGCACATACTTGAGGTAAAATATGAAGAAAAAAAATGTTCATTCTTATTTTTAATTCTATTTTTCAATAAAAATTCAATTTTACTAAATGTGTACGTTAAAAAAAATCAGTGTAAAAATTTTTTCTGCATAATGGACATAAAGCACCTCTCATAAAAATTTTTTCGGTACATTTTTGACACACGATGTGTGATGGATGACATGGCCATTCAAGAACATCACCATCATTATAACAAACTACACATTCTCCATAAGAATTCACTAGTTCAGGAATATTAATGTCATATTCAGATATTTCTGAAAAAACGTCTGAATCGTATCCTTCAAAAGATAATTCTCTTACTACCGATTCATTATCGAGTAAATTTGGAAATATGTTCAATAAAACATTTCTAAGAGGATCACATACTCTTTCAATTTGGTAAAATGCTTTTATTTGATCAATAATTTGGTAGTCTTGTAAGTATTTTGTAACACAACGATGATAATCAAAATCGAGACCAAATTTTCTGATTCCAATACATCGAGAACGTTCTGATTGAATACAAAAATTTTCAATTTCGTACGTAATGTTGTTTTCAACATATTCTATCATTTCTTCTACTTCAGAAGAAAGCGTTTCACCAGTAAGATCAGAATTGTAAGAGTATAGACGAATTCTCTCACGAAACTCAATTGTTTTTCTAATAAAAAAACCTATATGTTCATTTTCGTACTGTACTACATATCTTATATAAGAATGATCTGAAAGAGCTTCTGATCTCATAAACATAGCTCTTTTTGCTGATTCAGTTTGTTCCTGAATATTTGGAGCGACTAACAAAACACCAGTTCCTTTACACCATATATCTGGATGATGACATAAAATCATATCAAGACTATCGTCTAGTTGCATACGATGCTCTATAGAAGCTTCTACCATTGCAAGATCTCTCTTTCTTCGTCTTAAGCGGTGAGCTTCAAAAAAAAGTCTTTGTGTTCCGGCATTAATGAATTGCATTTAATTTTTTACTCTTTTTTTCGTTTTTTAAAATCAATTTTAAAGATACTTAGAAAATTCATGAATAACAGATACTAGAACGTTGTTACGAACAACTATTTGTCTAATAATATTTATCAGTAATTGAATAGTATTTTTTACTTCTGTTGTATATAGTAAATCGGTTGTTTTAATTAATTCGTCAATTTCTGAATCATAACAAGGTTGTCCATATTCACGTAAAAATGTTAAACAATATTTAAGTAAACATTTAACTTGATTTTGTGCCATTCCGACGTTTAAAACATTTTTCAAAAATGCGACATCTAAACATGATTCTATTTCATCACATTTATTTTGATTTTTTTGACATACTGATAACATACAAACTTTTACATCTTCTATCACAGTGCATAAGTTATCAAAACAATTCTCTTCTAATTGTTTTGCTATATCTTGCCAATATAAATCGTGCAAAGAATCGTATACAAATTTTTCTATACGTAATGTATCTTCTTGTAAAATATTTTTACTTGTTTCTTCTTCATTGTTTAATATCTTTTTTGCATCCTTTCCAAAAATTTGAGATGTATGTTTATTAAGAGTATTTTCAAGTTTTTCAATTGGTTCTTGTATTTCAATTGGAGAAGATACTTTAATTTCAGATAACAAACGATATGCGTCACGATATGTTCCAATCAGCTGTTCTTTATCAAATTTTTGCCATTCAATAAGAGATATTGTATACTCATTTAATGCATTTACAAATTCAATACTCGAAGATTCTTTTTTAAGATGAGTATTATAAAGCATTTTGGATGCTTCAAATAGACGTTCAGCAATAAGATTTGTTTCACCAAAAACTTCATTTGGAAAGTAATACACTATATAATGAGATAAAAATTGTTTTGTGTTAGTACGGGTATATGTTGGATTAATTTGTTGCAATCCGGATAAAGTATCACGTAACATAATAGAATTTAACAAGCAACTAGACAAATTATTAAAAGTATCAGTATATTTGTTGATTTGTTCTAAGAATATTTTTCTTAAATTTTCCATTTATTAATATAATTTTATTTGAAAATGCATTTTTTAAGTAAAGTATATTCGTTCAAATTGGATATCTAAGTAATATGTAATACACCCGAATGAGTGCAGTATAAATCAACTAATGGTGCAACATAGTTCTTATATGCTTCTATAAACACAACCTATCACTTGGTTTTAATCCCCGAAATCCATTTCTTATCAAGAAATTATTTTGTTACTATTGCACAAACAAGATGACTAGCTTTATCATATCCTTTTCTGTTAAAGGATTTGAACCACATAATTTTAAATTTGTACCAAGAACATTCATTTATTATATAATAAATGAAATATAATAACATTTTTATGGGTGCGGGGGCTCAAAACCCCAACGAGTTAATCTTTTAAAAGTGTCTCTATCAAGTGAAAACGGTATAACACTTTCAGGACAAGTTCTAATACACCAGTTATAATATTGTATCATTAAATCTCCTGCAGATATGGTTGGAAAAAGAAACGCAAGGTGAGAATTTTTACCATCATCTATAAAAATAAGTTTTTCCGGTTTTGTAATTAGTTTTTTGTTTGACCAAAATTGTCTAGTGAAACTCGTTATTTTACCATCTTTATTATATATTCCGTAATGATAATTTTCTGAATTAATTGTATTAGTATCTTCGTCTATACCTCTGTGTATATTTAATGAAACATGACCGTAAAAATTTTGAGGAGGCTCATTCGTATTATTTTCAGGTCTAAATGTTGTACAGTGAATTTCAATGCTATATGGATTTGGTATTGTCCATCTTGGATTTGTTTTATTAATTGAGGCTACACTGTAAACAATAAGTACTTTTTGTGTAGATTCATCATATAGCATTAAATCTCGTAAATTTTTAATCTCTCGGTTTGTTTTTTCGGTTTGATTTTTTCTATATGCATAACGATTACGTCTTTCGTCGAAAATTATTTTTGCTTGTTCTTGAGTTTCAGGATGAGGAATTGGAAAAAAATCACCACTTTCTTCACGCTCTTGATCATGATCAGACAATGCGTCGACTCTCTCATTTTCAATTTCCATTTCACGTCTTACCTTTTCTATAGCATTTTGGTATTTTTTTTTATCCTTATAATTTTCCATAGCAACAGCTTTGGCTCTCGCTCTTTTTATAATTTCTGCATTCACTCTTTCTTTAAGTTCGTGCGCCATTTTTTTTTTGTGTACAGTCTCTTTACAGAAAGCTTCGTTATCTTTGTTGTGTATCCAGAAACCTATACGATTTTTTCCTGTACCCTCTACACCATCTTTTTCTGCTACATATTCATGACACAAGTCACATCTCTTCTCTTCCTTTGTTCCTCCTTTTAACATATTATGACGAGACCTAGATTTACGTTTAGGAGAACCACGTTTAGGAGATCTACGTTTAGGAGATTTACGTTTAGGAGAACCACGTTTAGGAGATCTACGTTTAGGAGATCTACGTTTAGGAGATTTACGTTTAGGAGACTTACGTTTAGGAGATCTACGTGTAGGAGATCTACGTGTAGGAGATTTACGATTAGGAGACTTACGTTTAGGAGATTTACGATTAGGAGACTTACGTTTAGGAGACTTACGTTTAAGTAGTCTAGATCTAGATCTACGCGTAGGAGATTTTGCCCTAACGTTCATTATTTATTTAAATAACAATTTAAATAAAATTTACATATTAATTTTTTCATAAAGCTCTGTGAGTTTTTTATCAAATGACTCAAATTGATTCGTTATACTATCTTGACTCTCTTTTAAAAGAAGAGCTGTTTTTTCATCGTCTCCTAAAACTTCTATCAAGTCTTCAAAAATTTCATCGTTTGAAAAAAATATATTTTGCATATCAAATTCCATTCCACCTAAAATTTCATCTATTTCGTCATCTGTCAATATAATTGAATCTTGAATATCAGTGCAAATAGTAGAAAATTTTTGTTTGTAAGGATAAAAACTATTTTTAAAATTATATAAAATCTCGTAAACCTGAGATACCTCTTTATTTTTATTATTAAAAAAATTGTTTAACAACTCCAAACATTCTCTCAGGTCTTCACGTAGTTCATATATCTTTGAATCTGATTTGCAATTTAGAGACATATTCATCTCAAATATATTTTCGGTAGACATTTTTCTTTTTATATAAATAATTTTTTTTGAAATCAAATTTAATTATTCGATTCGTGAAGTGTTTCGCATCAAACCTATATTATGTAAACGTGTACGCAAGCCGTCAACCCACTCTGCGTGAGAGTGAACAGGTTCAAGCATTTCAATAAGACGTTTTATATCTATGTGAATTTCATTGAGCTTTTCAGACAAGTTTTTTTCAGATTCTGCAAACATCTTTTCAAGTTCATATTTGTCAATAGAGAATCTTTTATTCTCTTCTAACTTCTCAGATGTCATATGTTACCAATAGTCTTTATTTCATTTTAAGTAGAAAATTATCTTTTTAATTCAAGAGTTGAAAGTTTATATTTAAAATTTTTATAAGTAAGATAAATAAATGGAAGATGTTCATATGGAAGATGATCATATGGATACTCAAATAGATACTCATATGGATACTCATAAACCTTTTGAACCATTAAATCTACTTCTTTGTTCACAATTGATAAATACTTATAACACAACAATTCTTGGTAAGATGGATTTACATATGCAAGAAGCTTTACTAAATGAAGCACAAAAGAAAGCAGAAATATGTGCGACGACAAATAAACAAAAAGACAAAGAAAGGATCGTTTTAAAAGAACTTATTAAGAGTCATTATAATCCTAATTTAGAGAGTAGAAGACAAAATTTGTTACCTGCTTATATAGGTGGGCCTTTTAATTTTACATGTCATTGGAGTGAGTATTATCAAAAACTTATATATATATTTGGTGAAACACATTCAGATGAAACTGATTGTAACAATTTTAAAGAAAAGAAATCTGAAAAACTAATAGAAAATTTTTTAAAAGAGTTGATAGAAATAACCGATTGTTTTTTAGATGTGCTTGTTGAGTTTGAAGGATATAAAGGTTATAACTATACCAGGACTTTATCAGAACTTGATGATTCAAATAATAGATTAGTTAAGATTGCAACAACATTTTCATCATGCATAAATGCATCTGAACGCGATACCGAAAAAAATAAACCAATATGTTCTCGTTCTCGAATTCATTATTTTGATGTTAGATCAATTGAACAGGATCACGAACAAACAGGACCAGACCCTGTATCACATTTTATATCTGAATATTTTCATATTATAAAACAATACCCTCATATTCAAGATATTAACAGTCTACAAGCATACCATTTTGCGTATAAACTTATTCAAATGACAAAAAAATACGAAGGAATTATGAATGGATTTTTATTAGAAATAAATGATAATGAAGATTCACCTTATTTTCAATTTTGGCACGGTATGTTATTAAAGAATCATTATACAACAAAAGAGTTTAAGCATCTTGGAGATAATTACAATATTGGAGAAAAAATTCAAACATTTATCAAATCTGAAATGAAATTAGAATTGCAAAAAAAAATAAAAAACGATGTATATCCATGTACACCTTGTTGTGAATTAATAAATATTATTGCTAAATTAATTATGGATAATAGTAAATTCATAAATAGAAATCCATCAAGAGATTTAGACCTTATAGAAAATTTCGAGTCGCTAATTCATTTAGTAGCATCTGCAAATGCATCAGTAATTGACGCTTATCTTCTTGCACGTATATTTAAAAAATTTGATTTGAATTCACAAAATGAAGAAAAAAGACGTAGTACGGATGAACCAGACGAAGCACGCAACATAATTATATATGCAGGAAATGGGCACTCTGCAAAATATAGAAAATTTCTTACACAAAATGGTTTTGAATTATTAGCAGATATAGGAGAAGCGGAATTAGAAGATGAAAAAAAACCTAGTAACTGCGTAAATATGAAAAGTAAAGACCAGGCTCGTGATACTGTGTCGCATAAGAAGTGGACTATGCAACCATTATTTTCTCAATGGCCTCCAGAAAAAGATCCAAATCTTGGTGTAATTGTAAAAGACGTTAAGAAAAATTGGGGATGTAATGTAATGTTTCGTTCTAAAAAACCAAGTATAAAATTCACAGAAAATACAGAATACATTATGAACGCTTTTGGTGTAAAAAGGAGTCCGAATGATTATTATCATGAATACGAAAAATCGTCTAATACAAAAATTGTAAAAGTAAAAAGAACAAGTACAAGTCCAAAAAAAGAATTAAAAAAAGAATTAAACAAAGGAATAAAAAAGACAGCTGGTTCAATTTAAAAATTACCTATACCGTTCGATTATCAATATATTGATCTAACACATCGTAAAGATTTGTTACATTACATTTAGAAGAAGCGTTCATTTTATTAAATTATTTCAGCATCAAAATCAAAATAATAAGCACCATAAAACGGAGGAAAACTACTAATGACTTGTGAGTCATTTACAAATATATTATTATCACGTAATTTAACAATAGAAAATGTTGGATTATTATTATTACGATTATTCTCTTGCATTACCATATTGCAAATTTGAGATACTGTTGTGTCTTCTGAAACATCAAAAACAAATGGAAATGAACATCTTGAAGATTTTGTCCATCTTAAATAAACTTTCATTTTATAATAATATTACTTTTTTTAAGATAAAACAAAAAAGTTACATATTAATTTAAGTCTAAATATTTGAGCTTTTTACAAAGATCATCTTAGTCTAAAGACTAAATTTTTATAACGACAAAATGAGTAATTTCGATATAAATGAAGAAATTGATAAACTAGTTGATAAAGTGTCGGAACAATTAAAGTCTCGTATAAAAACAATGGTCGAACGTAGTCAAAAACAGCTCATTAAACAATATATTTCTTCTCAAAAAGAGACAAAATCGTCTTCTAAACCAACTTTAAAAAATAAATCAGATAACACTAAAAAAACTGGAACCAAAAAATTTAATCGCGAAAACGATTATTCTTCGGCTAGCGAAGAGTCTGATTAAACACTTATTTTTTAAACATTTTGTTTAAAAATTAAACACTTCTCTATTTTAATTAAAAAGAGATTTCATAACGTCAAACTTTTTCTTAAAATCATCATATTTCTTTTGTAAATCATCAAGTTCAACTTCTTTTTGATTTAATTGATCAGATAAACATCTTTTCTCGTGTAACAAATTTTTAAAACATGTGTACATTTGAGAATTAAAAGTTTCTGTTATATTTTCCAAATTTTTTACATCATCCCAATCTTCGTTCTTATCTTCGCTCTTAACTTCGCTCTTAACTTCGCTCTTAACTTCGCTCTTAACTTCGCTCTTAACTTCGCTCTTAACTTCGCTCTTAACTTCGCTCTTAACTTCGCTCTTAACTTCGCTCTTAACTTCGCTCTTAACTTCGCTCTTAACTTCGTCTTCTTGATTGTTTTTATGTTCATCGTCTTCTTGATCATCTTCTTGTTCATCTTCTTGATCATCACCTTGATTGTTTTCTTGATCATCTTCTTGCTCGTCAATAAGAGATTCATCTGGTTTAAATTTCCACAATTCACATAATTGCAATGCATTATCATCTAATGGGATAATTTCATCATTTACGTATCTGCCAATCACAAGCTTATCTTTTTGAGATTTGAAAACAAGAGTTGATTCGGGGTGCCAAATAGTATTATGTGACACAAGCTTTTTAAGTACAATTTTTTTAGATGAAGTGCTCATTTTATTTAAGATTGTTCTTTTTAGATTATTCTTTTTTTATAAAAAAATGATAATCCAGTATTTATTACCAAAATAGGTAATAAATAAATTATCAGCCTTTGCAAAATGTTAATATACTCCTAGACTTTTATAGTCGAGCTCATCATAAACATTTGCTAAGACTATATATTTATAATCAATCTTTTAAATTATTTTAAAAAGCACTAACTTGCAATGTGGAAAAATTCGAAAGGCTCTGTATATTTTTTATCGAAGCTAATGAATCAGGTGAAGTCATATCAACACCCGCTACAATAGATGATTTATTATAACCATTCAAAAAGGTAGCCATTTCATTTGACGTTTCATTTCCAATACCAGCTATTACGTTTATGGCTCCTGGTTCAAGATCAATATGTGGATTGACTGATGGATCCCACAGACCACATTTACGAGGAGCAATAGGTAAATCACCTCTAATTTTGTCTCCGTGACGACGATGATTGCTATTTCGATTAGCAAAAATTAAACGATCGTAAACAACTGCTTGAACTTCTTCTCCATTTTCACCAATTGTGTTAATAGTGGACATATTTTGCGGTGGAAGAGTTGCGGTTGAATAATCGGGAACAAGAGTTTTAAAATCACCAGCAGAGTGACTTTGCTCTTTATACGAATTTTCGTGAGTAAAATTTTCACGTGCCATAGTTGCAAAGTCTGTAGGTTTTAACTGAGGAGTTGCCATATTAGCACGTGCATTAGGGTTAGTTTGCAAATGGTGCCTTGTATATGGGGATAAAGTCGCATTTTGCATCCGGAAAGATGGGTTTAATTGAAAATTGGGTGGCGTGCTATAAAAATTACCATTTACTTGGTATTCAGGATCAATTTTTACAGTTCTTGCTGGAAAAAATCCTTCAATACTTGTTATTTTCTTAGTATTAAAATTACAAATTGCGAAAACTGAAATCACAATTGCAAAAATTGTAGCAATAAATTTACCGTCAAACATTTTATTTATAATCAGTAAAGAAAATAAAAACAAAATTCTACAAGATTTTATATAAATTTTATTTTATACATTTTTTGTATAATTCTATATATGTGTCTGCATAAGAACAACTTGTTCCCGTTTGAGAAAGTTTAAACTCTAATTTTGTTTTATCTTCTTCATAAATTTTTTTAGCCAATAATGTAAGCGTTTTTCTATTTGCACTATTATTTTTCATTTTTAAAGAGCTTTTAGCTAATAATTTTTGAAAAATTATCAAATAATCTTCATAATCTGTATCTTTAAGTTTATACGTACCTTTACTAAGAAGAATAATCTCAATAATTTCTTTATAGTCAGATAAATCTTCTGGAAAATCGATAGGTTGATCATTTAACAAAACAAGTATCTTTTGAGGATCAAGAAATGTTTCTTCAGTATAGGGTGCTTGAATAAAATCATTAAAATGTCCAGCTACATCATCTGCGTAATCTATATCTTTTTCTTTTGTGGTTTCTATTTTTTTTCTATATACGTGTTCTAAAAAAGTTATAACATCATTGTAAATATCTTCGTAATAAGTTGAATCTTTACCTAAATATTTTAAAAACGTAAGCATATTATTTCGAACGGAAGTCAAATTATTTTCTAAACTTTGAGCAGCATAATAAATAAAGAAAAGATTTTTTGATTGAGGCAATGTACATTTTTTTAAACGAGAAAAAACATTAACATACGTATCTAAACGTTCGTTATCTGTTTTAGAAAAGACAAACTCGAATACTTGTCTGCCATTTCCTTTATCCATACTTGGTTCATAATCTTTTACAGTTCCTATTATTTTTGGAAATGTGAAATTTACCATACTTTTAATGTAAATAACAAGATCAAACGGCTTACGACTTTCCAATTCATATTTATCATCAGAAATGAGAGATGAGTATTTTCTAGCGTTCTTTAAAAATTCACGCAGGTCATAATCATCAGTGTAACTAAATTTTTTAGGGCAATACCGTGTGTTCGAAATAAAATTCACCAAATCAATAATATTTTTACGGTCATTTTCTTCTAATCTTTTTTTTTTATTTATAATCTGATCAATCGATTTAACTAATAAAATAATAATATCTTGAACTGTACTCATCTTAAACATATTAACAAATCCATGGTGAACTCCTTCGTGTATTACATGAGATTTACCAAAATCTATTATGACAGGTATACACGAAGTACGTAATCGAATAACTCGTTTATGAGACATAATATAATCAAACGTTTTTGGTTTATCCGTTCGTTTAAGAATGATATTCCAAGGAGTTAAATCGTAATGTACAAATCCGCAACTGTTTTGTGCAACTTCTAATGCTAAACAAAGTTGCAATACAATAAAAATAAACTCTGAAACAGAAAATTTATCACTATTTATATAATTAAATAATGTTTCTCCATTAATAAATTCGGAAACAAGATTATAAGAGCCTTTTTCTTTGTTTTCATATAGACCAAAAATATAAGCAAAATTTGGTATAAACTTAAGAAGTTTATTTATAGACATTATTCCTACAAATGCCTCGTGAATATGCTCTTCTATTTTTTGCGAATCGGATGTTGTCTTAACTACCATTGAAAATCCAGCTAATTTAGTTTCTTTAACTATTACTGTTTTAAGACTATTCTCAAATATTTTATTTCCAAATAATGCAACGTTTTCAAAATTTGTTTCCGCGATAATTTTTCTCACAACAAATTCCATACCTTGTAAAATACCATAACAACGTTCCATATGAGGACATATACTTAAGTCTTTTATATTTTTTTGAATAGTAGGAAAAGATCTATTAATATTTTTATATTCGTCTTCTATAATAATTTGTAATGGAGTTTTTGAGTTATACAGATATGTACCCATTTCTTTTTTCAGATTTACCAAAATTTTCTGCATATATTGCAATACTCCGTCTTTTTGCAAGTAAGTTCTAAAAAAGTCTAAACCATTTTTAGCAATCTGTTCACATTTTTTGTCATTATCACGACACCATTGTATTTTTTCAATCAAATCAGACAAATCTTCTTTTATAGGAACATAGTGTGCTAGCGTTTCATTATACTTATCTCCAAAAGGCAACAACAAATCTCGATACCAAATTTTCCATTCAGAATCAACTAATAAAATAACTGAACCCATACTTAATTCTAAAGAAAGACGAAAAGCTGAAACATGACCATCTACATGAACAATATATTTGTAACTAGATTGTTGTTTTGGAGATAAAAAATTGGGTATTTTGTTTCCATGTTTTACGTATTTGTAACCAGAATAGTTCTTTATATATTTTCCGTTTTCATTGTCAACTATGTATCTTCCATGATCGTTTCTGTAATAATTTTGTGTCTTGTCTCTTATGTAATTTCCTTTATCATCAATTTTGTAGATATCAATCTTTTTTCTTTTAAGAGAATTAATATCAATCGTCTTCAAATATGTTTCTCCTTCTAACTTACGAGGACGAAGATTCCATTTTGTAAGTTTTGCATCTAAATATGGAACACCTTCATCAGTTGGATATGTAAGAGTCGAAAGATATGCAAGTTTTAATCGTGGATTTGTTTCTAAATCAACACCGCATCCTGTTGATGTTCCTCTAAATACGGCAGTTTGTTTTTTATCAGACCATCGAATATCAAAAGTAGCAGAATAGTCTTGCTCTGTTGCTGGAAAATACTTTTTTTCATAACTTTGAATTCTAGCCCAATCATCCCAAGTAGGTATTAATACGTCTGCATATCGATCGGTCTTTGACATACTCAAAATAGGAAGATATTTGTCATACGAGTGAGAAACTAAAGGTTGTGTTTTTCCCCAAATATGATTATAAGGTTCTGTTCCATCTTTAGTCAAAATAGGAAAATCTCTTCTGTTAATAAAAAACTCAATATCAGGAACTTTCAATTTACTACAGAGTTCTTCTAGCATATTTTTTACGTTTCCAACATTTGAATCACCTTCTGAAAGAGGATATTCATACCGTACAAGACAATTATTTCCGTACCATTCATTAAAATTTTGATTAACACCACCTTCTCTAAAATGATAAAAACCTTCCAAGTCTGTAATATACTTAAAAAAGTCATTAACCGAACGAAATTTAGGGTCAATTTGTATTTTTTCACCCCATTCGTTTGTAAAATTTGCCTTTGAAAAAGGCAAAAATACTCTTAATTTATTATTTGCAATTTTTACAAAAATACCTTTTTTAAACTTGTGAAAAATATATCTAAAAGTGTCAATAGATGCATTTGCTGTCACGTTTTTATATTTAATCCACACTTCCTCCATAGTATTTTTTTCAAATAAATTATATTTTAAAGAAGGTTGATCGCTACAAAACGCTCCGTTTGTAGCATCTCGAAAATGTTGAAATTGATCTTCATCACCCGCATGAAATATATCTTGCGTAAAATTTTTATATCGGGGATTCGTATTTGCCGTTTCTTTGTGATTCAAAGCTTCTTCTTTTGTTTCCCAAAAATCTGGATTTTTTTGAAAAGACGATGTTGTTGTCATTTTATATCTTGCTTACATTTTTAATACAAATTTTGTATTAAAATCCAATTTTGAATTTATGTAGAATTTGGAAGTTTTTTAAATTTTATAACTGTTTTACCAGTTTTTTCTCCTTTTTGAACATCTTGTAATTTCAAAAGAGCTTCTTTTGGATCCGAAATACCCATTTCTTCAAATAAAGAAATCATTGCTTGTTCTCTGTCTTTCTTTTTCTTCGCCGGTCTAACCTCTTTTTCTTCTATCATTATTGCTTTTCCTTTGTATTTCAATCCAGGTTGTCCTTTTTCATCCAAATAATTTTTTATATTATTTTCCAATTCTTTTGTTCTTTCTCTTAGTTGCGTATTTTTCATATTGTTTCTTTTAATTTCAGTTTGAATTTCTTCTAATTCATCTACGTACGATTTAATTGACATCTTTTAGAAAAAAAAAATTTTATATTTAGATCAAAAAAGCGATTGCTACTTTTCTTTTTATATATAAAGATGACAGAATACACAATTGAACGTTTTGATGCTATACTAAACAAAGGAACTAGCAACACCACATTTCCAGCAATTTATATTAAACCGGATGCCGAGTTTTTAGAATTTGCTAAAAAAAATAATTACTTAATTGGTTGTAAAATTAAGAATTCTGGAACAGTATATGATGATAAAGTATTATCTGGTATTTTAAATAATAAACTTTCAGATCGTCCAAATTTTTTGAATCAATCTGGATTATGTGTTATTATGTTATTAGTAAAATGGAAAGGATATCCAGAATATGGAAGAACTCCATCAGTTTCATTTTTTGAGATAAAAAGACAAAACGATCAGGAAAGTCTTCAAGCAGACACAAATTATAATGAAACACCGCAAACTAAAACAAATTATGTAAAAAATAATAGTCTACAAAATAATACGAATACTAATAGTACTCTAAAAATTATTTTACCAACAATAATGTTCTTGATTTTTCTTTTAATAGTCTATTTTCTTAAAAATCGTATTTAAGTCTTTGTTTAATAACTTTTATTTTAAGACGATTTAGAAACTGAACTCAAAAAAACGGATGAGTAAAATAAAAAGATAATCCAAAACGAACTTTTTGGTAATCTATTTCAATTGCATCGAAAAAAGGTGTTATTCTTTTAGGAAATCATTTTCAATCCCTGACTTAATTACAATTTTATATAATCCAAAAGCATTTTCTTTTTGAAAGGATTAATAATATATGGAAGTATCATTTTATCCTAATAATTTTATTAAAAGGACACGAAAATGTTGATTTATACTTATATTTCCTAATTTGATACATTTTCTTAAACATTCTAATTTTATCCATCCTATACCGTTTACATCATTTTGCAAACAATTATCTTGTACTTTAACATCGCATTCATTCATTTCTAAATAAAAATATGTTGCCTGGTTACAAATGATAAAAGATTCATTTAACATTTTTTGGTATATTATCAATCCTGTTTCTTCTTCTACTTCTCTTATAGCACATTCTATATTTGTTTCTCCATATTCAATTGTACCTTTAGGTGCCCCCCATAAATTACCTCTGGACTGAACAATAAGAACTTTATTAGTAATTGGATCGTAAATAAAAACACCCGCTTTTTTTTTATTTATTTTGTTTTTTGAGTCTAACAATTGCTGTTTATACTCTTTAATTTGAATTTTACAACAACCATCTATGCATAAAAAAGTTTCCATTTGTAATTATATAATTTATATATAAATTATATATAATTTATTTATATTTCAACTTGTAAATGATGAACATTTAGAGATTCACTTCGTCCAATCCTGTTAGCTCTACCTATAATTTGATTTTGAACTGATAATGTCATTTCGTGGTACAAAATAATATCACTTGCTTCTTGTAGATTAATACCTGCACCATTAAAATTTGAATTGAGAAAAATTACTTTCGTATTTCCATTTTTAAAATTTTCTATATTTTTTTCACGTGTCTTTCTATTACCAATAATAAGAGAAAAAGTAATATTTTGTTCTTTAAGCATTTTGCAAATAGGTTTAAAAGTAGCATCGTAAGCCGAAAAAATAATAAATTTCCCTTTGGTATTGGAATTTAATATATCAATAACTTTTTCTATATGAGTATATTTTTTTTCTTTACAAATTTGATTAGTTGAAGAAGATAATTTATTTTCAATGCATACTAATTCAGCATTATTTATATTTGCACGACACAAAGGGCAACTTTTTTGATTTTGTAACCAAACAAGCAAACATTTTCCGCAAAAAAGATTTTGACAAGATGGTTCCATTATTGGGGATTTTAAAGTGTCAGTACAAATAGGACATATATCTTTTAACATTGATTCAAATCTACTTTCAAGTTGTTTGAGTTTGTTTTTAAGTTCTTCCGCATTAGTCATAGCAATTTGTAATTTTTTATCATCTTTTTTGATATCACGATAAATTAATATATTGGCTTCTATCTTAGTTAAAGATTCTAAAATATCTCTTTTAACCAATTCAAGTATATTGTCTGATTTTTTACCTCCTAAAGCTATAACAGCTCCTTCAATGTTGCCTGCCTCTATCATAAGATGTATTGTATTATTAATCATACCAGATACTGCTTTAAGAATGGGTTGAAAACATTTGTGATAATGATGTTGTGTTTGATAAATATTAAACGACGAGTAAACAAAAGACAAATCATTTCTTACTATCATATGTTCAAATTGTTCTTCAATTTTACATATCTCATCTCCGATTATTTTTTTCATAAAACTATTAGTACAATTTAAATGTCTTAATTTAATATCTTCTGGCGTGGCAGTAACTAACCAATAAAAGCCAGCGTTTATTTCTTTCATACTAGCGACTCGAACGTGTCCTGGTTCGTCAAAAATAAAACGTTTCCAAGCATAACGAGAATAAGATATTGCTAAATTATTAAACATAGAAACTGTTACTATAACAACATCATAATTTTCAGCAACAACCGTTTCAACATCTTTTCTTGTTTCAATCACTTTAACTCTAAGATTTGTATGTAAAAATTCTTTTTCCCATTGTGAAACGATAGAAGTAGGTACTAAAATTAAAGTAGTTGGTATTTTATCATATCTTTCAAATTTATGATTTAATATCAAACCTGCCGATTCTGTATTTATAATTTCTTTTGTAAATGGAATATCTAAATTCCACTCCATTTTATCTCTTGCTATTAATCCAATCATAGATAACGTTTTACCATATCCTGTTGTGTCAGCGTTAATTCCGATTCGAGTTTGTTTAAAACCATCATTACATTGTACATGCTTTTCTCTTTCTAACGTTTCCATTTGATATATACTCGACAACTGATGTTTAAACAAAATTTTTGTTACATTTTTTGGTTGTTTCGCCAATGGTATATTCTCAAAATCGTTCATTTATTAATTACAATCCAATTAATAAATAATTTTTAGATTATAGATGCCAATAAAGTTTGCCCCCATCTTATTGCTCTCTGAGTTTGAGTGATATTATTAATATGAAAAAAATAAATAGTAGACGTTTTAAATTTTTTTAAAAAATCTTTAAAGTTTTTCTCAAGTCCTAGCTCTAAAATCGTAAAATAAAATTGTAAATAATGATTTAACTCATTTTGATAAAATAAAAGTGTTTCAAGCTTTTTGACTGCTTCTTCTTTTTCTTTTGCATTAGGATGTCGTATTGGTATATTTAATATTTCACTAACACATTGATCAAAATCTTCTTGGCTTGGCATTTCAATAGAAAAAACATTATTAAGCATATCTAAATCACATTGTAACAAAAAAGATTTTGATTTTTTTATATTTTTCTTCAATAAAGTTACTTTTACCTTTAAATCTTCAGATTCTGCAAATGTATTATATCTTTCTAATATTGTAATAATATATTTACACATAACATAACTTGGTATTTTTTTAAGACACGTGTGTCCTAATTCTATTATTTTTTCTGGATTATTTTGTTCATTTTTTATACAACTAAAAATATTTTCATACTCTCTAATTATATTTGAATATTTAATTGAAACATAATTTTCCCGTTTGGACACTCTAATAATTGAACTTAATTCATTCGAAAATTCTTTATGTTCACACAACCATTCTATAAACATAAGAGGAGTGTAATTAGCAACTTTAGAAAAAGTAATGCGTTTACAATATTCATCAGAAGCTGTATTTACACCATCTTCACCTGTTTCTACAATAGAATAAGGATCGTCATCTTTTTGATAGAAGTGAAATAATGATATAAGTTTTTCTTTTAATTTTTTATTTGTTGTTTTTCGTATAGAAGAAATCATAAACTTGTACATATCGTGACCAGGTACCATAAAATTTAACATACCGTGTTTAATATAATCATAACATCCAATATATTTACCTTCAATATATGTTGTTGATGCACCAAAATCAATTATAACTGGTACAGATTCAGGGTCGTTTACAGTATATGTAGTCATATCTAAAGAAATAGTGTAGGTAGACACATTTTCAGAACGTACCATAACATTGTCTGAGTGCATATCAAAGTGTGTAAATCGTGATTCTCTTTGAGCTATTTCTAAACCTAAAAGCAACTGAAAAAATAAAATCAACCATTTCTTAAAATCTAATTTATCGTTTTTCAAAAGAGTGTGAAAAGAATCACCTGGTACTTTTTCATATAAAACATATGGAGTTATCTTATTTGTTTGACCAATTTTACCTTTCTTAGATGGTTTAGGACATGAAAAAGCACCAAGAGTATATACAAAAGTTGGTGTTAAATATCTAAGATTGTTTAAAGATCGAATACCTATAAAGTATTCCCTTACTTTTGAATTAAAACTATTCGAATTTTGAGGTATTTTAATAACAACTTGAATATCAGATGAAAAAAAATCTGTAATATATATGAATCCTTCTTTACTTTTTACCTGTAATTGTTCCATTTTTTTTACACAATTTTGTATTTTTTTTGATAAATTAGAAAGACCTTTTTCTTTCAAATCTTTTTTTAAACCAATTGAGAAAAGATTATCAAATAAATAAGCAATCGCTTTCATATCAGATCCAGTTGGTGACTCTTTATTTAATAACAAGTTTAAATAAGAAGATAGTTCATCCAGATTGTATTTTTTTATTTGATTATGAGAATTATCATTTTTCAATTGTTCTAAAATGAAAGTTTCTTGCAAGCTTTCCATTTTGCAAATTTACAAGATTAAAAAACGTAAATAAGAATTTTTTATAAATTATTTTTGGTATCTTATATTTCTATTTTCCATTACAATACGATTCATTTTTGCTTTTTCTGATTCTTTTTTGTTCTCATCAACATCTTGCATTCTTCCAGTCATTGGTATTTGAGCACGAATATCAAAACTACCAGGGTTAATTTTTTGAGGCAAATTAACGTTTCTTGATGAATGATCTGAAGATCCAGGAGAAATTATATTATTAGTAATATAACTCGTTTTTGGAGTATTTCGAGAAAGTTCAATTTGATTATCGTATTCTGGTTGTTTATACGTTTTTTGATTACTAATATTTGTGTTAGCTGTGTATTCTGGCAAAGTTCTAGATAAAATAATATCATTGTGAAAATATTTAGTTTGTTCAACTCCAGAAACAGGAGCATTAATATTAACATGTATAATTTTGTTGTGAACTGGCATATCTGACAAATCAAAAATATCTTCAATTGAAGTATGACGTACGTTTGAAGAAATATTGCTAGTTACAGGATGAACTAGAGTATTTTGTACAAATCTAGATGAATCTAATTCCGTATTATCAGAATTGTAATTAGTTCTAGAAGAAATATTGCTGACAACAGGATGAACTAGAGTGTTTTGCATAAATCTACCTGTTTCAAATTCCGTATTCTCAGAATTATAATTATTTTTATCATAAATATTGCTTGTAACTGGATAATTCAAATGATCTTGCATAAATCTGTTTGTTTCAACTTGTGTATTTTCAGAATTATAATTATTTTTATCATAAATATTGCTGACAACAGGATGAACTAGAGTGTCTTGCATAAATCTGTTTGTTTCAACTTCCGTATTCTCAGAATTATAATTATTTTTATCATACATATTACTCGTAACAGAATAATTCAAATTATCTTGCATAAATCTGTTTGTTTCAACTTCCGTATTTGCAGAGTTATAATTGTTACTAGACGATGCATTACTAACAACAGGATGTGAATTATATTCTTGAATAAATCTTGCTGAGTGAAATTCATTATTATTTACGTAACGGTTATCTGTTAAATTAGATCTTGCAGTCGTATGTCTGACATCATTGTTTACTTCTTTAGTTGGATTTCCGACATGTTGATTTGTAATATCCATAGTGCGAGTTCCTGATCCAACAGATCTTTTAATAAAAGGTTGAATAACGTATTTAACCTCAAATGGTTTTTGAGATTGTGGTTCAATTTTATATACAGCAGTTGGTCTAACGTGACCTTTTATTGTCTGATTTTTAACTTCTTTTGTTTCTTCCGCGGTCCCAGGAGTTTTCAGTTTTCGAGAAAAATCTGTAAATCCGGAATTTGAGGAAGCATTGGTTTTTTGTCGGGGTAAACGAGAAAGAGGAAAAAGATCTTCTTGTAATAAAATAGGCGGGCGAAACGCACCATCTTTCATAATAGGATAAGGAAGTTTTGCAGATCTACCACCTCCTTCTACAATTCCACCAGATTTTTGTCCTCCATTATTACTATAATTATTATATGACACGCTAACTGATGGATTTACTCCGCGAGCATACACCTGAATAGCTTCATTAATTCTTCCACCGCTATCATCAATTGTTTCGGTAATAAAATTTGTCTCACCAACTTTATCAATTCTCCTAGTAGTAATAGATTTGTGCGGATCTCTCAAAATGTTCATATTTGTACCCCAATTTCCAACAGATGGCAAAGTAATTTTGCCGTGGTTGACAAGACCTGAATAGCTTAAACCTCCAGCTGACATTCTTTTATTATTTATAAATAGTTTATTTTTAGCTTTATTTAATAAATGGATAAAACATTTCATCCGAAAATTTGCATTCAGCAGATTCTTCCAAATCATCAAGATGAATTTAATTTTTGTGTAAACCAAGAAAATCATGATGATTCTAAAAAATTGCAGGCCGCTTTTTTTACAAAAAAATTATGGCCATCTGGGTCAAAAATAAAAGTTGGATTTTTAAGCACTGGTGATTTAATAACAAGAACAAATATGTCTGAAATTACAAAAGGAAAAGATTTAGATCCATTACAAAACCAAGTAATGTCATTATCTATTCAAGACGCTATAAAAAAAATTGTAAAAGAAAGAATTCAGCCACTTGTAAATTTAGATATTTCATTTGTTGACAATCCAACCGAAGCGGATGTCAGAATAAGTTTTGATAAAGATGGAGGTTCTTGGTCTTTAGTTGGAACAGATCATTTACAAGAAAAAAATGCTGCGACTATGAATTTTGGATGGTTTGATGTTCCAACAGTTATCCACGAATTTGGTCATATGATTGGATTAATACACGAACATCAAAATCCTAAAGGACAAAAAATTATGTGGGACGATAAAAAAGTAATAGAATGGGCTAAAGATTCACAAGGATGGAGTGAACAAACTACTAAACAAAATATTATTAATAAATATGATAAAAATTCTATTAACGGATCAGACTTTGACCCTCTTTCTATAATGCTCTATTTTTTTCCAGCATCTTTAACTAAAAATAACGTTGGAACAGAACAAAATTTTCGTTTGTCGGGACAAGATGTAATTTGGATTGATAAAATGTATCATAAAAATGATCAAATATCAATAGACAATTTCTACAAAAGTGTTTACTCTGAATCTTTAGAATCATCTGTATCTAAAAGTAAAAAAATGATGGCAGAATTTAGCAAACAAAAATCTACTGGATTTTCAATTACTTTTATCATTATAATTTCTATATTAGTTATATTTATTTTTTTAGTGATAATCCTAATGATAAAGAGACGTTTTAAATTTTAAATTAGCGTTTCGTATGAATAAATTAAAATATTATAAATAGTTAGTTATAATATTTATTTAGAGTGCTTTAATTAAGTAGAAACCTATATATATGTACCATCTTTACCAGGGTAACTACCAGTATAACCAATAGGGTAAATACCAGGATAAATACTATTGTAACCACTAGGATAATTATTTCCTTTGCTTGTAAACACAAATGAAGCAATATAAATAGACATTAACCCAAATAATAAACCCATAACTATAAATCCACCAAAAGAATAAATAGAATTTCGTGGAGTGCAATTATTTTCATCGTTATACATACCGTTTATACACTTTGAATTGTTTCCACTCCAAAAAGGACAAATTACTTTTAAAATATCAGGAGATGATTTATTACAATCATCTTTTGTTTTGTATTGAGAATAATTATCTTTGTATAACATTATACCAATATATATAAACAAAATAGCTTTTAATAAGAAAACCAAAGATCCTAGAAAGCAAATAATTTTTAAAAAAGTTGATGCCATATTTTATATATTAGCAATTTAAAATAAATTTGATTTTTTAAACTGAACGTTATTAATATAAAAAAAATGAGTATATGTACAATTTGTTATAATAATGAAATATCAGAATTTATATGTCCATATTGTAATTTTCAAGCGTGTCAATTATGTAATCAAAAATTTATTGAAGATAGACTTATAGAACCTATATGTATGAATTGCGGTAAAATATGGTCTCGTGAATTTCTTTTAAATAATGCAGAAAACAAAAAATGGGTTTATAAACATATTGGAAAGTATATTCTTGAGAAAGAAAAAATGTTATTACCAGAAACACAAGAAGAAGCATCAAAAGTTTTGGAAATAAAAAATCTTTTAAAAGGTCTTCATAAATTGCCAACAAATGCAAAAATAAAACGTATGTATAAACATTTTGATTCAGAATTGTTAAAAAATGTTTTAGAAGAAAAGCAAGAACTTCGAAAAAAAGTTTTGAATGTTATAAATGATAAAAAAGATCAGACTATAACATATAGTGGCAGAATAACTTCTACCAATTCAAAAAAGACAGTTCATTATATATTTAAATGTCCACGTGAATGCAGAGGATTTATATCTAATAATTACGATTGTGGAACTTGTAAAAAATCTATTTGTAAGTTGTGTCATTTTGAACTCGAATTAGGACATAAATGTAATAAAGATGACATAAAAAGTGCTAGTATAGTATCTAGTTCAACAAAGCCTTGTCCAAAATGTTTAACATGTATTTTCAAATCTGGAGGTTGTGATCAAATGTTTTGTACGCAATGTAATACAGCTTTTAGTTGGATATCAGGAGAAATAGAATTAGGTCTTGTTCATAATCCTCATTACTATGAATACCTTGCAACTCTTTCTTCTGCATCTCCAAACATTGATGTGATTGCTTGTGGTGAAATTCCAGATGCAAATATGTTTTTCATAAAAATTATTGCATGCACAGATATAGCTTCTTGGATTGCTAAATTACAAGCTTTACATCGTACTATTATTCATACTCGTAATGTTGTTATGCGAGAATGGAGAGTAAATAATATAAAAGATAATCTTGATCTTAGAATACAATATTTGTTTAATGAATTTGATTGTTCTGTTTGGGAAACAAAATTAATGAATCGAGAAAAGAAAAGAATGAAAATAAAAAGTGTATATGATTTACTCCAGTTGATAATCGTTGTAATGGAAGATTTTGTACGTAAAGTATATTCTTTAGAACAAAATGTATGGCATGATAATGTATATAATATATTCAAAGAAATGAATGGATTAAAACTTTATTATACAAAAACCCTAAATCAAATATTTTTAATTCACGGAGGTAAAATTCCTACAAGTCTTTTAAATCTTGTCATTTTTATGTAACAATTTTTATTGTTTTTTTGATGAGTATCTAAACATAGATATGTGCGTGTTCAAATTTGAAATGAATAATTTCAAAAAAAAAATATTATATAACACGTTATTAAAAATGCTAGAATGTCCTATTTGCTACAATAAAATATCAAATCAGATGTTTGTGTCACATTGTTTTCATATTTTTTGTTTAAAATGCATTCAGAAAGCTTTGTCTATTAAAAAAGTATGTCCTATTTGTCGTAAAAAACTTTATTATAATCCAGAACCTCGTACACAAAATAATAATGTCATACTTATAAGACGAACTTATAATCAATATATTCGTTTATTTATACAAAATTGTAGCAATGGTTATAGATGGATGGAAACGTATAATGAATCAGGAGAAAAAATTTCATCTATTCCATTGTGGATTTCAATTGTTGATTGATGCATTTTTCTTAAATATAAATTCATTAATAAATCTTATTTATTATAAATAAATGACAAATCGTAAAACAATTATTGCTATCATTATAGTATCAACATTTGTTTCCTTATTTTATACTTTTTTTTCCTATTTTGGAATAAATAGATATTTGATGTGCTATGTACAAAATTCAGATTCTCTTATAGAAAAATATAGTACATTACCAAAAGCTTTTGAGGACAGAATTATAATTTCATTCTCTACAACACCTGATAAAATAAATAAATTAAAACCTTTTATAAATTCTATTTTGGATCAAACAGTAAAAGTTGACTTGATAGCTATGATAATTATACAAGACGAAGACAATTCCAAAAAGTACGATATACCAAAATATATCAAAAATGTAGCAAACGTATTTCCAGCTGGCAGAGAATATGGTACAGGTACAAAAATAATTCCAATGTTGTTACGAGAAAAAGAATGTGGAACTATTATTATCGCATTAGACGAAAATAAAGTATATGGTCAAGATTTTATTTATTCAATAGTTGAAGAATCTAAAAATAATCCTGAATCTGTTTTGATAGACAGCAAAGGCTATGCAATGTTAATAAAATCTGAACATTTTGGATGCGACGTAATTGACAGAGAAAAAGAAAATTTTGATAATGATTGGTTTTTAAGTAAAGCCTCAAAAAGTAAGACCTTTGATTATACAGAAAATTATAAGATTATAGGTTTCTAAATGACTCTTCCAAAAATTAAGATTAATGTTAATTTAAAAATTATTAATAATAGAATAAGATAATGCAAATTTTTGTAAAAACATTGACCGGAAAAACTATAACTCTCGAGGTAGAATCTTCTGACACCATTGAAAATGTAAAAGCAAAGATTCAAGACAAGGAAGGCTTGCCACCAGACCAACAGAGGCTTATTTTTGCGGGCAAGCAGCTCGAAAACGAACGTACTCTCCAAGATTACAATATTTCCAAGGAGTCGACTTTACATTTAGTACTTCGACTTCGGTAATACTATAAAATTGTCATATTATATATCAAAATATGACAAAAGAATGTAAATAGATTATAATAAATCTGTATTTATACTATATTTCCAAATATATCCAGCTGACATTTTTAGTTTTCCTTTTAATGCTAAACAAATACCTGAGCTATGACATTTTAATTCACGTGCTGCATCAGCAATTGAAGCAAACTTTTTTAAAAACGTTCCTTCTAAATCAAATTGATCAATACAAATTGCTCTTTTCGAATCTTTACCTTTAGGCATCACACAACCTTTTCGAGATTCACTCATTTTTGTGCGTGTTTCCTGAGTCTTTGGTATACCTTTCATAGTATGACTAATTTTAACTCTTACATCATCTGGAATTATACGACCTTTTAGCGCATTTGAAAGTTTTTGTTTTGTTTCTTCTGAAAGAGATTTTCCAAAGTTGTGATTATTAGATCCTGACATAAGTTTTTTGAAATTAATGCGTCGTTCTTCGGACCAAACAACACCTGTATGACCTAAACCACCTGGAGCCATATTATAACGAGGTTTTAGAGTAAAAATATAATGAATTTCTTTTTCATTCATCCAAATCTTAGCATCTTCTTTGGTTTCAAAATCTTTAATTTCTATATCTTCTATAGTAAAGAATTCTTTTCCATATTTTTCAATTGCTTTATAAAGATTACTATTAACAATACCTTTTTTAGCCTCACATTTGTGATTAGTAAATCTTTGAGAAAGAGTTTTGTATGTTTGACCTATATATATTTTTATTTTGAGTGTTAACGATTTTATAAATTCTTCCTGTATACATTTTTAATCAATTATATATTTAATCAATTATTAATCAATTTTAAAATGAAAAGTTTGATTCTTTCTGAATTAATTATAATCACTTTAAAGATTGTTGATATATATTATATTCTGATGGATCAACAATAGACATAAACGAATAAATCATCAAAATATTGAATAATTAACAAGTTATTGATTTACCAACTTGTAAAAGAGTGAAGAACATACTTTTAAGATATGTATAACAAAATTAATCTAATACCATTGTAATATACAATGGTATCTACTAATCACCAGACAAAAAGAAAATTAAAACTTACTATAATAAATGAATCATCGTCAAATCAGATATAATAATATACGTAATGCATTAGGTGTTCTTACCAAATCAATTTATATACCAGCTATCACACCTAGCAAAACCATTGATCCATTGTTTCTGTATGTAACAATGATGGCAATTCATCAAGTTGCAACAGATTACATTGCAAAAATTACTTCAAATCAGTCATCTATAAAAATAAAATTATATACGTCTTCAGACTTACCTACTTCACTAAATTACATAAATAATAAAGAACGAAATAAGTTAAATAAACTCAGAGTAATCAAAGATGATTGGGAATTGTATCAATTGCAAATTAGCATATCAGCCACAGTTCAGTTATTTGATAAATTAACAAATTTAATAAAGACAGAATACAATTTAACAGAATCTCAACTAGCTTTGTTATACTACAAAGAACTTTACTCAAGAAACTATACAACTTCGTATTTACCTATCATCGCTTCTAATGAAAATGCATCAATTATTCATTATAACAAATACAATTCTAGGATACCGAGAGGATCTGTTATTCTAATGGATTGTGGATTTAGAAGTGAATTTGGATATTGTAGTGATGTGACTAGAACAATCATAAACCCAAATTCGGCTTTACAAAGACAATTATTTGATATGGTTAAACAAGCCTATACAAATTGTGTTAATTTTGTTGAAAAGCAATTGACTATGTCAACAAATGTAACTTTTAATCAAATACAAGAAATATGTATACAAACATTGATACAACAATTTGGTAGATTATCAACAGATAAAAAACATAAAGAATGGTCAAAAGGCATAATGAGTTGTCGTTCAAATATAGCTGAGAATCGTAATTTTAATCGTAATTTTATTCGTTATTTTTACACTCATTCGATCGGTCATAATATTGGATTGGAAACACATGATCCAATGTCAGATGGTGATTCAATCTTACAAAAAAGATGCGTTTTTACAATTGAACCAGGATTATATTTTAACAAATCAACAATTCCATTTTCTATACCTTCCAAATATTATAAAATAGGAGGAATCCGAATTGAAGATATGTTTATGATATCAACAAAAAACAAGTTATTATGTTTGACTCAAAACGTTCAGCCTTTTGTATATTAGGATATGTCATCTGTTGTGTGTAAAATTGAAAACATTTTATAAAAATTAAATATTGACTTTAATTAAATGCCTCAAAACCAAATTGTTGTAGGTTCTCCAAGAAATCCTAGAAATTCATTAGACGCAGATAATAAATTACCTCCATTTAACTGGGTTGTTCGTTTTAGTCGAATAAATGATCCAGGTAAAAAATATTATCTTAATTTAATAACAGGACAAACTCAATGGAATCTACCAGATGACATCATAGTTCCTTGTCTACCTCATCAAATACGTGATAGGATAACAGGTAGATGTATACCACCATAAATCTTATTTTTATTTTCATATAAAAAATTAGTCTATTTGGACATACAAATTTGAAATAAAATAAAAATATTTTATTTATCTTCTGTTGCAAAAGATTCTGTATCTATTTGTTTTGCACAATTTTTCCTGTAAGTTGGGCTACTGTTATATTGAACAAACAAGGTTTCGTTTCTAGAACTCATATTATTAATTATTTCCTTTAAAGCAGTTGGGTTTTTTACAGATTCTTCTACTTTAAAAGCTAATTGTTGCGAGTGATTTTTACTTATTATAAGTAAAAATAAAATTTTTATACGCTCAAAACAGCCATCTCCTTTGAAAATGATCCATCATCAATGTCACGTATTTCTTGCGTTTTTTTTGTTAGAATAGCCATCTTGATATTACTAATCTCAACAACATCATTATTTCCTTTAGAACTTGATATAAGATCCATTAGACGATGACATTCATCTGTTGATAACTCAGCTGTCTTTTTTAATATAGGTTCTTTGATAGCATCTTTTAACTTTCTAGCTTTAATGTCTTTTTGAACAACTCCGTCTGCATCCTTGTACATAAAAACTTCTCTGTTACTGTCAGTACATTGATAACTTTTGATTCCATTATTTTCCTGTGTGATATATTTAGTTGTAAATCTGACTACTCCTTTAATACCATCCTCTATATGTTCAAGTTTAAAATTTTCTTTTACCTTATCTTGTATAACCTCTGGACGCCAGTCAGATACTATTAAATTCTGGGTCTTTGTGGTTGTTTTAGTGTTACCAATATTATTGTTAATGTTTGTAGGTTTAGAAGCTAAAATGAACATTTTATCTTTGTAATCTTTTATTTCTTTTTTCAAATCTTCGATAATTTTTTCGTGTTCAATGTAAATTTTTGTTATTTTCTTTTCATATGACGTGATAAGTTCTTTTTCACGAAGAAGAGATGATTCTAAGTCTTTTTTACATTGATCAAATAAATGAAGTTGCTCTTGAATTACAGGAGTGTTTGCTTTACATATTTTTAAATGATCATCTAATGAAGATTTTCTAGTAAATCCTTTGCCACAAGCACCACATAAATGTTGATGTAAAAGATCTTTATTTTGTTTAGAAAGACAATACTTAGCAGTATTTTGATGTTGTTTTAATGAATAAACTGTTTGTAATACTGCTTTGCAGTATATACATTCCATTTATTATTAGGTTATTTGTTCTTTAAATATTTTCAGAAAAAATTCTGAAAAATTCTGAAAATTCATGAATGTTTTTTGAAAAATTTAGTAAATTAAGTATTTAATCAGACAATTTTCATATTAGGTATTTTTATACTCTCCATCTCACCAAACACAAAAAATGAGAGAGAGATGAAATATTTTTTGGACGCTTTGTTCAAAAACAATCATTTTTTTCATCCGTGATTTTTATTTTGTGCAAAATCATTTTTGGAGTTTGGAAGAAATATTTTTTATCAGTAAAAAATGTAAAATTTTTATACTTACATTATCATTTTTTGCAAAAACTATTTTGAAGTTCGGAATGAAAAGTTCGGCGGAGGAGGAAAAACATTTTTCTTTTTCTCTAAATAATTTGAAAAATTCGTAGAAAATTTCCTTTGGATTATCTTTTTTATTTTGCTCCTCCTCCGAACTTTTTGATTTTTAATTCGAAAGAAAGTTCTTTTCTTAATACCAAAGTTAAGAGATAAAATAAAAAGAATATAATTTCTTTTATTTTATAAAAAATCACACTCCTACATTTCAATTAAATTATAACCAGCATTTCTAATAGCTAGTGAACGTTCTATAGTTTTAGAATAAAGATTAGCTGCTGTTTTATGATTTATAGGATTCACATAGTCAGACTTATAACATCTATGCCAAATACAGCTATGAAACTCATATACATTATTTGTTTTTTTATCGTATCCATCTACTTTACTCAGTTGATTATGTAAAAGGAGTGATAGGAAGATCATCTCTAATAAAATATGCTTCTCCTTCTTTAGTCCACTGAACAACCATAGTTATAATTTCTACTCCGGCTTCAATACCTTCTTTAACAGCTTGTCTATAATGAGGATCAATAATTGAAGGTTTAAAACATTCAACGTCAGTTCTTTGTATAACATAACACATTATGCAACGAACTGCATATTCATTTTTAATTAAAGTAAGCTCTTGAATATGCTTCAATGCACGAGGACTAACAGTGTCGGTAGTTTTCTTCCGATAACCATCAGGAAAATAAGAAACCTTAGAGTTGTATTCACGATGATCGTAACATTTCTTCTTACGATCTTTAGAGCTAATGTCTTCATAATCTGCAAGTGGAACATTTTTAACTTCCATAATAAATGGAATGCCATTACTATCAACACCTGTAAAATCAAAACGTGAATCAACTTTGCCTTCTATATATATAGAAGTCTCTCTTTTATAGCTACTAACATTTTGAAGTCTGCTTAACATATTATTTTTCAAAGCTGATTCTGATAATTCTTCGGCAAGTTTTGGATGTATACCTACAATCATTTCATTATGTTTTTCTTTAATTACTGATAAATACACTTTATATTCACAATGTAATTTTTTATCTTGTTTTTTAGTGACAGAACTCATTAATATTGAAGCACCTTTATCAGCTAATCCACAACATCCGAGTGATGGAGTATGAGCCAAAACGGATACATCCGAATTATTTGTATTAACGTCCGCTACATAAGGTGATTTAATATATGCAGAAGGTCTTTTTATAACATATCCTTCAATTAAATTATTAATTTTAAACAATAGCGTGTTTGAATCATGCTCGTCAGAAGCTCTCAAAGTGCTTAATAACGGTGCAGTGAACTGGCACGGTGCAACATAAATTGATTTGTCTTTGGATGCCTCCTCTTTAATAGATACAAGAAGCTTAAAAAAACTCTCTTTCTTCAGATCCTTGATCTTGCTATTTTTTACTATAATGTTGAATGTATCTAAGTTTTTTTGTGTGTTCCATTCATCAATTAGATCCTCTGACCCGTTTTCAGAGAGAAAATTGATGATAAACTTAGTAATAGTAATCGAGTTCATTTTCTGTCTTCAAAGAGTTCATCCAAAAAATCAAGTTTATTTGAGATTAAGTGTTTTCATGATATGCAAAGTGCAAATCTACAAAACGAGAACATTTGCATTAATCTCTTGATCTTATCACAGGTAAATATACGATCATAAATAAAATTTTATTTATATATCTTCACCTATTAAAGATTCAGTATCTATTTGTTTTGCACAATTTTTTCCTGTAAGTTGAGCTAATGTTCTATTGAACAAACAAGGTTTCGTTTCTAGATCTCTAATAGAACTCATATTATTAATTATTTCCTTTAAAGCAGTTGGATTTTTCACAGATTCTTCTGCTGCAAACGCACCCGCTTTTCTTTTAAGAGGCGAATGTACTTTCTTAATCAAATGAACATTCTTATAATCAACAATATGATCACCAATAGTTGATTTGTGATGAAATATACCTCTTTCTGTATCGGTGCAAACTATTTGAGGTTTTCCTTCAGAATCAGTAGCAATGTATTTATGTACAAGATGAGCGGCACCTTTCTGACCTTCATAAAAATCATTTTTTGTATATTTTTCATCTATTATACTGTCTACACGAGCTTGAGATAAATCAAGAGGGGTAAGATTTGAAAGCATCAAATTATTCTGAATGTTTTTGGTGCTGTTTTTCTGATAAGTAGGTTGTTTGGCTATTTCTTCTATTGTAGCCTGAGCACGTTCAGCAGATTCTTTATATATTGAACCAATTTCTGCTTTAATTTTTAGCATAGCAATTTCGTCAGCATTTTCCGCCTTCATTTTCATCATAGCAATTTCTTGATCTTTTTGATTGAGAAGAAATTGATTTTTTTTCTTGCATGTTGAATCATGTCTATTAAAAGTTGATGATGAAAAGTTCTTATTGCAAAATGTGCAAGTAACAAAAGATGTTATAATTGATTCGGAATTTTGAGATTCTTGTATTTTTAAACAGTATTTAGCTTGTGTTTGATGTTTATTTAACAGGTATTTTGTTTTAAAATTATTATCACAGAAATGACAAGTTAATTGTATTTGTTTTTCTCTTAAAGCTAGTTCTTCTGCGTCTTTTCTATCTTTAGCTTCTATCTCTTCTTTAGCTTTAGCTTCTTGTATTTTAAGACAATACTTTGTTTTTTTCTGATGCTGTCTAAGCATTTGAGTATTTCCAAACATATTATTGCAAAACTGACATTTTTCCATTTGCTTTTCATTTTTTATCATTTGTTTTTAAATAAGAAAATCATTTTTCTTTGTATAAAATATCGTTTTTTACTACTAATTTTTAAAATGCCGGAAACTGCTGGAAATAGTAGAAAAAAAATAAAAATAGTCACAATTCTCTGATTAAATTTGTTTTTTCAACATTTTTGAAATGTGTGTGTGTGGAAATGAAATCCATTTTAGAAAAGTACGAAATTCATTCTTTTTTTCTTCCGAACGCCAAAATCATTTTTGCAAGAAAAAAAGGTTTTTCCGTCAAACTTTTACACTATTTAATCTGGCGACCGATCACCAAAATCATTTTTGCAAAAACGAAAAGTTCGGCGGAGGAGGAGGAAAAACATTTTTCTTTTTCTCTAAATAATTTGAAAAATTCGTAGAAAATTTCCTTTGGATTATCTTTTTATTTTGCTCCTCCTCCGAACTTTTTAAATTTTAGTTCTAAAGAACGTTTTTTGTTTAATATCAAAATTATGAGATAAAAATAAAAGATTTCTGTTTCTTTTATTTTATAAATTTTGATATATGATAGTGTTGTTTAATTGTCAAAATCAGATCCCGACATTTCAATTAAATTATATCCAGCATTTCTAATATCTAGTGTGCGTTCCGTTATTTATAGTATACATAAAACTATCATATATAGAATTTAATCTATTTAATTCTTCATTTAAATATGTAGTATCATATTCATTATGCCTTGTAAATCCGTCTTCAATTAGTTTCTTTTCGTTGGCTAGTTTTTCATACATCTCTTCAAAAATATTTTCACAGAGATATTTTAAATTAGAATGTACGTTTCTATCTCTTAATATAGAAATCAATGACTCTAAATCTAATATATAAGTGAGTACGGTTAATCTATTGATAGGTTGTTCATTATCTTGTAATATCATTCTTGTTAATGAACTCAATATATCCATATTATATTCATTAAAATTATTATTATTACTTATTAATGCTAAATTTTCACGTAATTTTTCAAGTAGATTGTCACGATATTCTTGTTCAGCTTCTAAACTAGCTTCTAAAAGAGCTTCTAAACGAGCTTGACGTTCAGCTTGAGCACGTTCATTACGAGCTTGAAGTTCAGCTTCTATATGAAAAACTTCATCTGCTACTACGTCATATTGTTGACGACTTTCTTCTTGTTCCGGATAAGGAAAATCCCATTGACTATGTCCTGTTGACATATTAGTGTAGTAGATTCTACCGGTATGGTTAAAATTACGAGTCCAATTTGCTGGAAGTGGAAGTGGTCTAGTGTAATGTGGCTGTTCTACGTTTCGGAAATTAAACATTTTATAAAACTAATAATATTAAAATTATTTAGTAATTTTAATATTTTATCCTCCTCAGCAAAAGCATTTTTTCAATATGTATATCACAATGTCATCAGGAAGAGTTTTTTTTAGAACTTTTTTTGCCTCTTCATACATCAATATTTTTGATCCAAGTTTTAAAAATTTATTTTTAAAGTATAAACGGTGTAATGGACATAAATCAACATTACATTTATGTGGTTTATCCGCCTTTTCTATCCATGATATAATATGATATCCATTATAAAAGTAATCTTTGCCTGCAAAATACTCTGCTATATCTTTATTTAAGACTTTTCCGTGTGATACATTGATTTTATTCTTTGTCATAACTTTTGACATACAAAAATACATTCTATTTATTTTCATATTATGTTTGTTTAAGTGTTTAATTTAGACTGCTGCTGATTTTAAATGGAACTCTTTCGAGCTGCTAACACTTTATCTAGAGTTTTTTTACAATCAAATTATAAATTTGTAAATAAAAATTTAAATATTTTGATAAGATAAATGACAGAATACGAACCCGAATATGATCATGCAGCTTATCTTGAAATTTCAGGCAGAGTGCAAGCAGCTTTAATTCAAAAATTTCCTAAATTACCAATTGAAATTATTGTCTCTGCAGTTGAGGATGCTAAAAACGATTATATAAGTCTATTTGGACATAGTAATAGACGCTTTAGCGTATATACAGAAGAGTTTTTTTACCTTACTGCATTGGACAATATAAAACTTCATCAAACAAAAGTACAAGAGGTGTTTAGAATGTTGATGCTCATTCGAGAGCGTAATTATAGTAAAACTTCTTCATTTGGTTCTTATGTAACAGATTTGTCATCTCGCCCATTAGAAAAAATAGGTGATATATTAGAAGAAGCATTTACAGAAGAGAATTAGTTTAAAAATCTTCTTATGAAGTTTTACTAGAAACAGTAATTAAATTACAACTTTTATAATTTAATTTAACTATCAAATCAGTTGTAAACTTACCAAAGTCATCACTCGTATGGTTCAATCTCTATCAAAATCAAAAAGGTGATTTTTGTGTTACTTTTACAAAATTTGGTGAAAAACAAAGACTTATAATTTTTGACACCAAGTCATTAAGAGTAAATTATATATCCAACACTTTTTCAATATTGATTTATTCTTTATCATAACTTTTGAAATTATACAAAGTTAAACTCACAGGTGTAAACACGATTTGTTAAATTGCATTTATTACTAATAAATAATAAATATTTATTATTTATTAGTAATAAATGCAATTTGAAGAAATAAAAAGTTCTTCTGGTGAATACTATTACAAAAATTTATTCACAGGTAAAACTCAATGGGGATCTAGATACTTTTCTGGCACAAAAATTCCACTTCCTAAAGGATTGGTTTGTTTAATTTCAAATAACAAGGAAGTATACAAACATATTGGTGATCGAAAAAAAAATGCACGAGTAACTTCTCATTCTTATGCACCACAACCTGAATCTGAACCTGATTCGGAGGAATGGCAAACAGTAAGCAGAAAAAAAGACAAACCAAAAAAAGAAAAAGAAAAAGAAAAAGAAAAAGAAACAAAAGACAATACTATTGAACCAAAAAAGATTACAGAAGAAACATATTCAAACTTAAAACTTTTAAAAACTCAACCAGCTAAGGATGAAATCAATAGAAGAGTAGAACTTTTTGAAGAAGTAGCAAGTCGTCTTAACTGTAAGACAGAAAGTATTATTGATGAGAGTTTACAATATCTTGCTAGTCAAGCATCAGTTTTACCACAAACTATTATTGAATATATTAAAAAAACAGAACATAAACAACTTGGGGAAAATGCTAGTTTAACAGCTTTTCACATAATTAGTCTAACTGATCATTCTTATTTAAGTGAAAGATCTATAAGAGAGCTTTGTGGTCTAGATATGAGACATGAAGAATTATCAAGTGCTACTATTCAACTTCGAGACTTAGTTTCAGAAATATCAGGAGATTTGATTCATTATCCGGTCATGTGTGGTTGTAGTTCTGGTCATACTTATGACAAAACAGAAATAGCCAAATGGTTTTTGCAAAATAGGACGTGTCCTATGTCAAGAGAAAAAATAACAGGTAATTTTATACCAAATGTATTTGCAAAAAAAATATTAGACGCATTTGCAGAGAAATATGGAAAACAAAGAGGTGAAATTTGGAATGATATTAAAAATATGTGTATTGAGTATATAAAAGTAAATGAACTTCGATTAAAAGAAGAAAAACAAATTCGTGATGAACTTCGATTAAAAGAAGAAAGAAGAAAAATCATACAGCCCACCTATATAGCACCAAATCATACAGCATCACCTAGACCATTTAGTGAAAGAAGAACTCATGCAGAACCACCTAGACCATTTAGTGAAAGAAGAACTCATGCAGAACCACCTAGAGCACCACCACCTAGAGCACCTAGAGATAGATCACATAGAGCACCACCTATAGCACCATTTGGTGATGGAACGAGTGCAAGAGAAGAACAGACAAGAGATAGAGAACCACATATAGCACCATTTACTCTTGGACATAATACAAGAGATGCTCAAGAAGCAGAACCCCACCTTGTATGGACTGGTTCTGTTGGAGGATGGCAACCTTGGCAACCACGACATTAGTTATTAGAACGTGGAATCCATTTACAGTTTAGAATTTTGTGTTTATCTTATAAAACCGAAGATGTTTGTAAAAATCTATATTCAAAAAACAAAAAGATCGAAATATAACTTTTGGCATACAAAAATACATTCTATTTATTTGTTTAAGTTTTTAATTTGCTGATTTTAAATGTCATTCAATCACAACTTGCTGAGTTGATGTCAAAACATAAACTCCATCCGCTGTCAACTAAGGTTTTTACACATTTAAAATCTTAAATATTTTAATTTTAATTAAGCCGTTACTAGATTCATACAAATCCAACTCTTTCGAGCTTCTAATCCTTTATCTAGAGTTTTTTTACAATCAAATTATAAATTTGTAAATAAAAATTTAAAGATTTTGATACGATAAATGAGATAATCCGAATACGAACATGCAGCTTATCTTGAAATTTCAGGCAGAGTGCAAGCAGCTTTAATTCAAAAATTTCCTAATTTACCAATTGAAATTATTGTCTCTGCAGTTGAGGATGCTAAAAACGATTATTTAATTGGACGCTTTAGCGTATTTGCGGCAGGTTTTTTTTACCTTGATGCAATGGAAAATATAAAACTTCATCAAAAAAAAGTACAAGAGGTGTTTACAATGTTGATGCTCATTCGAGAGCGTAATTATAGTAAAACTTCTTCATTTGGTTCTTATGTAACACATTTGCCATCTCGCCCATTAGAAAAAATAGGTGATATATTAGAAGAAGCATTTACAGAAGATAAATCGTTTACACCCTTGAAGATTTAAAAAGTCGGTTTTCACATTTGTAAATCCACGAGGGGTGTGACTATCATTTTCAAATAAATAATTAAATTATTTTTTTATTTGAAAATAACAAACAATGTATTCAAGATCTCCAAGTAAAAAAAGTTTACATATTGGTAAATACGAAGAAGAAAACAGAAAACTTCCAACCAATTGGGAACGTCGTATTAGTAATAATATTTTTCCTAATCGACCATATTACTTTAATTGGATAACAAATGAAAGCAAATGGGATTTTCCAGAAAGCACTATATATAGACAAACACCTCCTAAAATACGTGGACATAATTCGAGAGATAGTCATTTAAGAGGTGGAAAACAATTAACAAATATATTATATCATTTTGACAAAGAAGATTTTGTCAGGTGGTATACATATAAAAAAGATGACCTAAATGAGAATGCATATGAAATATATAAAGATTTGTTACGTTACCGTGCAAATCTTGATTCGTATGGAGTAACTGAATCATCACTATCTATTTTAGTAGGTGCTACTAATATGTATCATGATTATGATAGATTCAAAGATTCTAACGTATATGATTTATATATAGACAGAGAAGATTCTACCAATATAGAAAGACAATATGATATGTATACAATTGGATATCAAAATATATTTTCTAATATGGGATTATATTTAGTGGGACGTGTTAGTCGAATACATTTTGACATATCTACTGCTTATTTTTGTTCAATTGAATATCTTAGACTTGCTGAAAACATATTAATAGCCGGTGGCACAATTGTTTTTGATTTAGCGCAACATTTAAGTGTTTTATATGATTTTAATAGAGAATTAAATATATTTGATTCAGGTAAAATAACAAAGGAAGAAATAGAAAATAGGCATAATGTTGTGATTGATGTTGAACAAGAACTCATTACACCTAGAATTACTGATGTTATATATGGAAGTGGTCATCTTGCGCCTCAAATTTCAGCAAAAATTATTAATCAAAAAACTAACCAACAATTTAAAAAAGATCTATACAGAGGTTATATTGACTATTGCAGACAAAGATATCCTCGTTTAAGATTTGAACAAAAAACATATTCATTTTCAAATTACACTTATCCTGTTCCAATCCAAACAATAAACCAAGAACTTCATATTGATTCATATAATAATATATTTAATTTTATTGCTAATAATGTTATGACTCTTGCTGAAAGAATTGATTATATAAAATATAAAAGGTTATCATATGACAAAATGCACGAATTAATTGATAGAGTGGCAAATACGCCAAAATTATTTAGAGAATATGGATTAACTACACACTTCGATATAGAAAAAGAGATATTTTTTGAATTAACAAAACAATATGATTATATAGAAGGAACAAAAATCTAATTCGTACAATGATTAATTATTTTCTAATTTTAATATATTTTTATATATTAAAAATGTTAAAAGATATAGATACCGATTTTATACATATTAATTTTTTTAATCAATGGACTTATATCCATCCTAGACTAATAAGAATTAATCCTTTTAAATTTAAAAATATCCCATCTGGTTCATTTATAAAATGTTTAATCAAAGATGAAAAAGGTAATGATGGAATTGCTTTATTGTCAAGTAAAATAATAAAAAAAATAAATGATGGCACGTTATGGAGCATTAATGATTCAAATATTCTTACTTTCAAACTACAAAATTACAAGAAAAAAAATTTGTTAAGAGGTGGAAAACCTCTTGTAAATCCAGTATATCAAGAACAATTTATTGAATGGTATACAAATAAAAAACGTGATAAAGCTAATGCATATGAAATATTTAATGAGTTGTTATCTTATAATTTAATTGAAGAAGAATTATCTATTTTAGTAGGTGCTACTAATATGTATGATGATATGCATTATAATGATTATGATTATTACAGATTCAAAAATTCTACCGTATACAACTTGTATATAGACAGAGAAGATTCTACCAATATAGAAAGACAATACGATATGTATACAATTGGATATCAAAATGTATTTTCTAATATGGGATCATATTTAGTGGGACGTGTTAGTCAAATACATTTTGACATATGCACTGCTTATTTTTGCCCAATCGATTATCTTACTCTTGCTGAAAACATATTAATATCCGGTGGCACAATTGTTTTTGATTTAATGCAACATTCGATTGATCGATATAATTTTAATAGAGATTTAAATAATTTTAAATCGTTATTACATTTTAGTGAACCAATTTTATCAAAGAAAGAATTAGAAGATAAATATAATGTTATGATTGATATTGATCAAGAACTCATTACATCTAGAATTACTGGTGGAATATATGGAAGTGGACATCTTGCACCTCAAATTATATTATCAATTTATGATCCAATAACCAAAAAAACTTTTAGAACAGATCCATATGCAGGTTATGTTGACTATTGTAACCAAAATTACCCTAGTTTAAGATTTGAACAAAAAAGATATTCATTTTCAAATTACACTTATCCTGTTCCAATCAGAATAATAAATAAAAAGTTTCATATTGAGTCATTTCGGTCTCCTATATTTGATTTTATTGTTAATTATGTTATGACTATTTCTGAAAGATATGGTTATATATCATATAAAACCTTATCAGACCAACAAATAAACGAATTAATTAATAAATTTTTAGAAGATAGAAATATAGTAAAAGAGTATGATACATTATATAATAAAAATTTAACAGGTAATACAGATGATGATATACGTGAATATATATATAATGAATTAACAAAAGAATTTGAATATATAGAAGGAACAAAATTAGATAGATCACAATTTTCTCCAAAATCCGAAGAATTTTCTAAAGGGATAAAAAATATTCCAATGAAAAGATCCAATTTTCTGTCGCGTATATGTACATCAGATGCAGGAATTTGTTTGGCTTTTGGAATAAAAAAAAAATTAATAAGTAAACATTTTAATGGATTTGTTGATTTTAAATATTTAATATCCCCCGTTAAAAGTATTGGTGGTAATATAGGTGCAAATGGTTTTATTAAAGAACTTACATATGAGAGATTAGGATTTAAAGCAAATGCTATTCTAAAATCAACAATCAAAGAAGATACTGATAATCTTTTATTTGAGTATCTAGTAGGTCAGTATATAAATAAACAATGTTATGTGTTTCCTTGCTTTATTGAAACATACGGATGGTACCAATATAAAGAACGCAAAGATTGGATAGAAATGAAACAAACTATAGATATTGACGCCGACCAATTAAAATCGTCTCTTATAATTGGAAAAGATGCGGTGCAAAATTATCGTGACTCGGGTATCAATAATAATTGCTCAGAAAACAAAACATCTAGATTTTTTATAAGAAAGGATTGCACTGAAATAGATTATCTTTTTAAAGTAGCATGTGCAAAATCAACATATTTATCAATTTTGATACAGCATATTAAAAATGCAAAGAGTATGCATTCTATGATACAAAAGCATCTAAATTTTCCTTCTAAAAGTTTGCTATATGTGTTATATCAGATATATATGCCGTTAGCAACTTTGTCTGAAACGTTTACTCATTATGATTTGCATGCTGAGAATATCTTGATTTATGAACCAGTTGCTGGAAAATACATTGATTATAAGTATATTTTGGACGATGGAACTATTGTAGAATTTAAATCTAGATATATTGCAAAAATTATTGATTATGGTCGTTGTTTTTTTAATGATGAATCAAATAAAGAAATAACAGGCTCTTCAAAATCTATATATGAATCTATATGTAACAATATACCTGAATGTAATAGCAAAAGTTTTCCTATAAAATATTGCGGAGAGGATCAAGGATTTTCGAATTTTGATGAAAGTGAGTATGGTCTTGGTTATTCTATTAGTTCATCTGTTCGTAATATAACTCACGATTTATTGTTATTATATAGAGTAAAAAAACTATTGAACTATCGTTCAGATTGTCCAGAACAGTTACAACCTATATTTGATAATTTTGAGTATGGAGATGAACGAGCACTTGAAGCAGAAGAAGTTAGGTTAGGCAAATCACAATGGGAGTATGGATCTGTGGAAAAATATGATATTAGTCCATTAACACACGAGGAGATTCCTGAACAAATAAATAATGTACTAGACGCTCATAATGCATTGAAAACACAAATAATAAAGTATAAAAATGAAAATGATATATATCATCAAAAATATACTTCTCTAGGTACTTTAACTATTTTTCAGTCTGGAGAATCTATGCGATTTACACCAAAAATATAAGTTTGTAAAATTAATTTATAATTTAATTTTATATTATAAATAATAAAATGGCTGCAAATAATTTTATCCGTTCGCCACATCGAACAAATGATAAATATGTCTTTGATATTAAAAACGTAAACAGAGGACTTCCAACAGATTGGGAAGTTCGTATTAGTAAAAATGTTGATAACGGTAGACCATACTATGTTAATCTAATAACAGGTAAAACTCAATGGGACTTTCCGACAACACTACAACATCCGTCAACCCAAACTTCTCAACCAAGTGTTAGACGTGTTACACCGGATGAAATAATAGTTAGACAAGTGCTTAGCAAAATAATTTTGAACGATGATGAACGAAAGAACATTATTAATACATATTTAGTATATAAACAATTAGGAGAAACTAATCTTAATGCTTTTGATTATAGTTTACAAGGAAGTTCTTTGAATATGGATGAAAAAGAAGCTATTCTTGTACAATTTATGTCATCTGATAAGTCGCAACAATTACCTCAACCATTACCTCAACAATTACCTCAACCATTACCTCAACCATTACCTCAACCATTACCTCAACCATTACCTCAACCATTATCTCAACCTCAAAAGAAAATCCCCCGATTTCCAAAATCAAATGAACCAGTAACTAGGGCACCAGGATTTATACCTACTGGTGACAAGAGAATAGAACAATTTTTCTCTTTGACATATAAGGTACAAAATCAACTTCTACAAATAGAAAAATGGGCTAGTCTTTGGAAGCCTGCTATAATGTATTTGCCTGTACTACTTCAAATTTTTGATGAATTTTATATTTTAGTACAATTAAATCGTAAAGAGAGAGATCTTGAAGCTTTACAAGTTGAATGTTTAAGACAAATAATAGGAAATACTACTTCTTTGTCTTATACCGAAAAGAAAAGCTTTATGATGCTTTTTGCAAGCACTTTAAATGATGATACTATTTACAAATACTGTAGAAATGAGGTTGCTAAAAATATGTATGGTTAGTAATATTTTTAATTATGTATTAAACTCTTTTATTAATTTTAAATATATTGATTATATTTAAAATTATGTCACAAATAAGAAATTTCAGAAGTTCTCCAAGACGTGTAAGAAGCCCAACTGAATTTTCAGACACCCGAAGACCTCCACAACCATGGGTTGTTCGTTATAGTCGAACAATTAACCCTGGTATACCATATTATTTTAATCCAACAACAAATGAAAGCCAATGGAAATTTCCAGAAGATGATTATATTGAACTTTCTCAATATACACATCCACCACCTCCACCTCCACCGGCGCCGGCGCCGGCACTTTCGATACATCAATTATCTATGCCTAATCAACAATCTAATCAACCACCTAATACATTATTAAGTCAACCATCAACAACTATTCCCGAACTGTGTAATGGGGGATTATGTCCTAATATGACTACAACACAACCTATACCACCACCTAGTATGGATGAAGTCATAGAAAGATTGAGTTCTGAACCCCCAGGAGCAATATTACGTGAAATTAGAAGAAGAAGATTTAGTAAGAATGAAATTAATAACGTGAATAAAATTATAAGATTATTATCATATTTAGAGGCATTTGATAAAACGAAACATATCATAGAACAAAGATTTCCTAACTTGGATCAATACATTATTGATGATGCGTTTAAGGATGCTATATATGCATTTACAAATAATCCTCTTGTTTCTGAAGAAGATGCAAAATCAGAGTTTTTTAATGTAATGATGAATAGTATAAATGAACGTAAGATACAACCTGGAACATTAACAAATTTAATGCTTTTACGAGAGCGTAGTTATCAAATGCCTCTTGCATCTAATAAAGCTCAAGACCTTACTTCTGGTTTTATGAAATTACCAAGTCGACCAATAGAAATGATAGCTGAAAAATTAGCTGAACAACAAGCTAATAAATTTAATCATAACAGCCTCAGATTCCCAGGTCTCTCCAAAGTCGAGCTCGCCAAAAAAGTTGGTGATAGAATTCCGGTATATATTAGTCTTACCAATGACCCAAACATACTGAACAAATATTTTTATTTGAACGATAAGTTAAGAGAACAACTTATATATATAGAACGACTTCTAAGTACAGAACCCTTCACTTCTGATTATCCCTATCCTATACCGGGTGATTCTAGATTGAATTATAATGAAAGACAGAATGTACAAGTTCAAATTTTTGAAGAATTTTATAGGTTAACAAAATTAAACTTAAATGCTAATGAACTTGAGAGGTTAATAATTGAATCAGTAATTACAATAATAAGAAACAGTTCTATGTCTCGTGAACAAATGAGACACTTTATTCTTAATTTTGCAGACACTATAAATAACCAAGAGAATTATAGATACTGTAACAAAGTTGCGGAAGAATTTAAATAAATATAGATTTGTTAATTTATACAATTGTTTGAAAACACTATAAATAACCAAGATAATTATACATACTATCGAACAGTTGCTAAGGATATTCTTCGATAAAATAAATACAAAAATGTTAGTATAATCAATATTCATTGAGAAGGTAAGGAAATTCCTAGTAAATTTTGAAAAATAGTATTTGTGTCATAATTCATATTTTATTTTGAATTATTACATTATTGTACACCAAGAAGTGTTTTCTGTTTTAGAAGGTACAAAAAAATCATCATCTAAATCTTGTTTTACGCCAAGATAATGACCATAAATTGTTTTAAAATCAAAATCTTGAATAGATTTTAGTTCATTATATGTAAAGGCTTTGCACGCAGCAACAGATAAAGGATGTAAAGGATAAATTTGTTCTAAATTATCTGGTTTCTTTACTGCCCAGCCAAAATCAATTAAAACTAAATTTCCATATTTATCATTCATGCGATTACAAGTACCTATATCTAAATGCAACCATCCATATTCAGCTATTTTTTTTAAAGCATTATCCATTTCATCTGCACGCATTCCGTAAGAATCTTTTAATTTTTCTATTACAATATATCCATCTCCTTTATAAGTCCAATTAGCATATAATTTAGGAACAACGCCAACACCTCCTTCATTCAAATACTTTTGTAAATCTGTTAAAGCTAACACTTCAGATAAAAAAATATTATCGGCTTTTTGTATTTTAACGACATAATCATAATCTTTCTTTGTATTTATATAAACATTTCCTGCTGCACCCTCTCCAACTTGTTCCCAGTCATCATACGTTTTATTTCGATCCATTTTTTTGGCTAAATGTATAAATTCATTGCATTCGTCAGATATTTCTGATGCTACAAATGTAATTATAGGTAATTTTTTTTTAAAACGTTTTTTTTTCAGACCGTCTTTGCTCAACATTTATATTAAAACCATATTTTTATAATTAATTTTTAAATTATATATTCATAAATGGATTTATAATACTCTCTATAAGACATAAGAATACATAAAATGCTAGACAAATACTTACCTTTTGATCAAGAAGATTATAAGCAAACATTATTTGTATTTTACACAACGCCTAAAAAATATTGGAAATATGATAAATTTCCAGATGGCTGGGAATGGATTGGTAGTGGACGTACATGTCCAATTGGATCAAAAAAAATACAACTGTACACTCGAGAAGAACAATTTGATGGTCCAGTAAAATCAAAAAAAGAAATGAATACATTTTTGAAACAAACGTTTGAAAATTTAAAGGAACAAAATGTTATTGAATCTTATAAAATCAGAGAAACATATGTTTCTAAAGGTGTCTAACTTAATCCAGATCATCACATAGTGATGCGTTTTCTAAATCTTAGTTGATACATTTTTATATTATGTTTTTATAATAAATGAATATATGGATAAAAAAAATTAGTAGTACAACTGGGAAACCATATTACGTAAATATACTGACTCGTGAGTCAGCTTGGAATGTGCCAAAAAATGAATATCGCTTACCATCTATTAATGAATTAGAAGAATATAATTAATCTTTAATAAATTTTTTCTGTATAAAAATTACTTAAAAAATTACTTAAAAAATTACTTAAAATATTTTATATAAATAAATATGTTCAGAACAAATCAGTTATCTCGAGATATAGGAAATATTTATCATCATTTTTCGCAAAAATTTGGATTCCAAATAGCAAAGAAAATTATTACTTTTCTAGCAAGATCTAGAACATACAATATCCAATTAGTTGGACCTAAACTTGATAAAAAAAGATGCTTTACAGAAAGGCTTTCAAGAAATATATTTGTTAAAGAAGATAGAGGTTATGTAATAAGAACAGTTGTTTTTCCTACAAGTATTGGAAAAATAGCGTTTAACATTAAAGATTCTAAATATGATATCAGACAAATAGATGATATGCTACATCATCGTGTTTTAATTGATCAATATGCTGCTCGTGAGTGGGAAAACACAGACGCTTTTTTTGTGATGTTCTCACTCACAACAAACGTATTTGGTTTAAATGAATGTGCTAGATGGATTCAATGTATTAGAATTGTAGAAAAAGATATACCAATAATATTAGTTGGTGTAAAATCCGACAATGCAGATAATAAAATTCAAACAAAAGACATTGTTGCATTTCAAATGGTGTACAACTGTCCATATGTAGAAATTTCTTCTGAAACATTACACTCTCCATTTGTAGAACTACAAGCTCTTCTTAGAACTTCTGCTAGAAATCTTATTACAGAGATCCCAAACATACCAACTACACAGTTGCTTTAATACAGATTCGCTAGTAATCATTTTATAAAGAAAATAAAATGATTATGTACACACATTTGCAAAAAAATATATTACAACACGGTAAATGTTATTTATCTACTTAAGTACACATTCCAATACCAGACGCTTTTGAATTAATTCTATTACATGTTTTCTATCGAAGATTCACATCTGAATGCAAATGCTAAGATTCCAACAGCAATAATTCCAAAAACAAATCCTAAGTGATAGTTGTATTTCATCGTTCTATACATCTCTATCCAAGCTTTATTCTGTTCAGGAGTTTTTAAATGATTTAACATCCAATCTGATTTTGGAGAGAGAGTATAATAAAAGTAATTAGTCAAGAAACTAGTTGTTACAACTATACAAACAAGAGATTTAGTTCCTAAACGTTTTCCTTTAATCCTTGTATTGTAAAATATTATTATAATACAAAGAACTAACCCGATAGCATATCCACACATACTTATTGATAAACGTTCTTTAGCAATCTTATCGTATACAACTTGTAAGTCCGATGGTAAAGACTCCTTGTATTTTTTTACAACTTTGTTGTTTAAAGTTGATATGTTAAAATAAATCATCGCAATTAAGAAAACTGCAGCAATAAAACAACTGATTGTGCAGCACATTTATTATATGTAGAAAAATATTATAAATATAATATTTTTAATCAACAAGCTATTCTTTATTTTTAAGTTGATTTTGGTTACAAAAGTTTTAATTTATTTGTAAGAATAAATGTCATCAGAGTTACCACCTGGATTAGAAATTTATGAATTGATACCTGGTAAGTTTGTTCAGGATAAACTACTGGACTTAAAACAGGTTTTATTAAAGCCAGAAGAAGCTGATTCTGTTATAAAAAAATTAGTCTTGAGTGTGAAAAATGAATGTTCGTACATTTCTTAATTAATACTCTCCTTTCCGCATTTTGCTTAAAACACCTTCGCTCGCATTAATTTGGTGTTTTGACTCTAAATATGCTCTAATTGCCTTAAGACTTGAAGTCTTGAACTTGGCAATAACGGTGTTAATTATCTGTAAATCTTCATCTGACCATTTTGCTTTTTTATTCCTCTTTGAACGAGAACTAACCTCGCTAACACTATCGTCGTTACTTCGTACCGAACCTTCTGAAGTTTGTATAACCGAACCAATTTCAATACTATTGTTATGAATGCTATCGTGACACTTTTGACAAACAACTATTAAATTTCTCATATTATTCATATGTGTTCCATTTTCTAAAATTCCGTTAATTGCTGAATTCCTTTCTTTGATGTGATGAACTTCCAATTCCTTACTAAGTTGCAACCCGCAATTTTCACATTCTTTTCTAATAATGCTAGAATTCCAAAATGAATTTTTTGCATTTGTAACATCCGTTGAACCATCAATGACGTGCCTATTTTTTAAAGCTTGTTCAATGAAAGAAAAAGGGAGGTCCATTGCTCTCGCAACCTCTAGACCGTATAAACTTGATCCAGAACCCTTTCTTAAACTTCGATCGTATTTTAATACTTTGCTAATCGGATCATAGTCAACGTGAAGATGCCATACGTCAACACATAGAGATTTTACATCAATTACATTTGGAATATCGTGCAAATGAGTTGCAAAAATGAATTTTGCATTTTTTTCCGATAAATATTGAATACCTGCAGATACTAATGCTTGTGCAGATGTTGATTCAGTCCCAGAACATAATTCATCACCCAATACCAATGTATTTTGATTTGCATTAACCAAAATGTCTCTTAATTCAGACATTTCGACAGCAAATGATGATAGACCAGAGAATAAATTGTCTTGGTTCAAAATTCTTGTATAGATAGCCTTGAAAGGTCTTAATATCATTTCTGTCGCCGGAACAAAACAACCTGCTTGTGCAAGAAGAATAGCAATACCAGTTGCTTTCATTAGTGTTGATTTTCCACTTGCATTCATTCCATAAACTAACCAACCTTTGACTCCATTCATACCAAGTGAAACATTATGTGTTACGTATGAAACACGAGAAGCAGTAGCTTCAACTAACGGATGACGAATGTTCTGAATTGTAAAACCAGAACCTGATTCTTCCGTTACATCTTCAATATTTGGGCAAGAAAAACCTAGCTTATTTGAAACTCGTACAATGCATTGTGTACAATCAATATGCTGAACCCATTCTTCCATTAAAACCCAAATCTTTTCACCAGATTCTGATATATTATGACAAGCTTCAATTAAATAAGTGTGTATTAATGATTTTAGGTCTTCTCTTAGTTTAACCAGTTGTTGATTTAAATTTTGCAGTAATTTGCAATCAAACCATCCACCAGATTTTAACTCTGTTACTTTAGCACCATCTGGTAGTTTTTTTCTATTTTTCTTTAGTTTTTGTAAAGTAGCGGATGAACATTTGATTCCAAATGGTTCTTTTTCCCTTGATTCTAAACGAAGAGCATCTTCATTTACTTCTGCATTTTCTGCAACTTCCTTAATAAGAAATTGAAAATTATTCAGAACAGTCTGTATCTTATTCTCAACCGCACCTATTTCAGTATATTTTTCTGTGTTAAATGCTGTTATATCGTTTGAGTCCTGTAATGCCTTTTCTTCAGAGAAATTTTCTTTAAACGATGTGATATAGGTAGTCCATTGTTCAAATGTAAATGGTTGTTTTAATATTGTGTCTGGTGTAATATGAAGAATAATATTTTCTATAGAATTATATGTCTGAAACAATCCAGCTATTTCTTGTCGTGTTATTAATCCGCATAGTAATTTTCTATGAAGTCTTGGAAGATCATACATAAATCGAAGCTGTCTATCTAATTTTTTCTGTGTATTTTCTGGCCATTCCATCAGTTCTTTTACTTCATTTAGTCTTGCACGAATTTCATTTGCTTGAGAATAAGGTGATAAAAGACGAAGTTTGATAGCTCTTTTTCCCATAGGAGTTATAGCTGCGTTAAACAAACCGATTACACATTCATTTTGATTGATAGCAGTCATTTGTAATTGTGTTAGAGCATGATTACCACAGATCAATTTTGCATGAGGAATCCAAGGTTCGTTTCTATGAAATGATTTCATTATACTTGGATAGTGCTCTTCGATAAATTGCAGTAAATATAAAAGAGCCAACTCTTCATAATCTGAACGTAGTCCTAAAAACACCTTTTCTGGTAAGAGAGATTTTATTGAATATATTTTTCTTAAATACTCTGAACGAACCAACTCAATTGAGAAATTATCAGTATGATTTTTATCTAGATTGCGAATATGGATCGGTGTATTTTGCAAACCAAATACTCTCTTAAAATAGGATTCTTCGATTGGTATATCAGATTTCCAATAAACCAAAATTTCTTTTGGTTGAAATACACTTATCATTTGAATTAAATGATCCGATGACCAAATATCAGATCTACCATTCGCTTTCCCTGAATAGGTATGCGTTGTTCCTGTTGTCAAATCTAAAATAGCAGCTCCAAAATTAGGAGGTTGATTGGCAACTCCTTGAAAATAAAATGTCATAATATAAGGAGTTTCATTAGTCTGAATATTTTCAATGTGAGTACTGGGTGATAAAATACGTGAAACCTTTCGTTCTTTTACCTTTCCTTTTGAATCCTTCACTTGATCTACAATAACTACAGCCCATCCAATTGACGTTAATCTCCCAGCCCACTTATGTACTGCATAATCTGGAAAGCCTGCAAACAAAGCATCATGATTCTTTCCAAAATCTTTCTTCTTACTGGATAATTGTATACCAAGAATATCAACAATTTCACGAACATTACATTTTGTTTCTCCCGTTTCTGTATTCATAATGTCATATAATTCATAAAACGATCCTACCTGCATAAATATTCCCGTTTTTGATCCATATTTTTTTGTATATATGTTATAGAATTCAATGTATTCATCATACATTCGTTGTATAATGATAGACTATTTAACTTTAAATCCTTTTTAAACTCAATAATCATTGTTCTAGTAATGTAAGATAAAATATATGCTTCCAATTACGTTTTAAAAATTAAATTTTTAAAAACAGACACAATTAATATAGTTTATTTATCAGCTAGTTTATGTTGATTTGAAAGCATACTAATGAGTTCTACTCTTTTCTTTCGTGAATATCTTGTTATTCCTCTATCTTTGCATAAATATATTAACTCATCAACTTTCATTTTACTATAATCAAGTATATCATATATTTTGATCATACGGTTTGTCTTCTCATAATCGGCGCATAATATCGGATTTTTTGACAACACATCCCTGTAAAGGTTATGATTTTTTCCTTGTTTGATACTATGCCAGAAATGTCCTATTTTAAAATCCCCGTAACCAACCATTTTCACAACCTCACTGTATTTTGGTATTTTGGCTAATGAAAAAAGATGTTTTCCTTTCTCTTTAAGGCTCATTACTTTAACTTCCATACGTTCATCTCTGTCTTTTTTTGTCTTCTCATAATCTACACGAAGTATTTCATTTTTTGACAACACATCCCTGTAAAGGTTAGGATGTCGTCCTTGCTTGATATTATTCCAAAACTGTCCTACCTTAAAGTCCCCATATTCAATCATTTTTACAACTTCACTTTGTTTTGGTACTTTAGTTAAGGCAAAAAGATGTTTTCCTTTGTCTTCAACGCTCATCACTTTAACTTCCATACGTTTCTCTTTGTCTTTTTTTGTCTTCTCATAATCTGCACGCAATATCTCATTTTTTGACAACACATCCCTGTAAAGGTTATGAATTTTTCCTTGTTTTATATCAGCCCAAAATGTTCCTATCTTAAATTCAGAGTAACCGACCATTTGTACAACGTCACTTGTTTTTGGTACTTTAGTTAAGGCAAGAAGATAGTTTCCTTTGTCTTCAACGCTCATCACTTTAATACACATACGTTCCTCTCTATTTTTTTTTGTCTTCTCATAATCTGCACTCAGTATCTTATTTTTTGACAACACATTCATGTAAAGGTCAGCATTTCTTCCTTGTTTGATATTACGCCAAAACTTTCCTACCTTAAAGTCAGAGTAACCAATCATTTGTACAACGTCACTTTGTTTTGGTACCTTATTGTTATGATTAACAAACTCGATTAATGCGTCAGCTTTCTTTTTCATCATTTCTTCTATTTTATCACATTTACCCATACTATTTACGATTAAATTATATTTGAACGTAAATACATCTTGTATGTTTTCATCATCTTCTTCATCATTATCTTTCATATCTCCGTGTTCTATTGATATATATCCACCAATTTTCTTTTCAGAAATAGTCTGATTTATGCGTTCGTCATATGTAGATAATTGATGAAGAAATGCCTGTATTCTTTCCAAATCACTCTCTTGCGTGAAAGGAAAATAGATAGTTGCAATTGATTTATCTTGATGCACACGTAATGCTCTTCCAATGACTTGAATGGTAAAGATATCTGAGGTTGATATACGGAGAAAGAAGATAGAACGAATATGAGGTGCATTAAATCCCTCTGTCAATACACGAATATTTATCAAAAATTGTATTTTTCCAGATTCAAAATCAGCAAATAATTGTTTACGTTTTTTATATGGTGTATGTGCATCAATATATCCAGCACATCCTTTTTGTAACTTATTTAAAATTTGTGTAAATTCTTCACCTTCTTTACAAGATGAAGCATAAATCACACAATGGGATACGTGTTCTTTATGAAGCAAGTAATGTGCAAGATGATCATTACTTACATTCTCTTGTTCAAATATAGGAAACACAAACTGATAATCGCACAAATATCCTTCATTAATAGCTTGACGAAGTTTGTATTCATAAAAGAGAGATCCATCTTTAGGTTTATCAAGTGTTGCCGAAATGTAAATGGATTGTTTACTATCAGATAAAGATTGAATACATTCCATATAAGATAGTTCTTCATCATCATCTATTTCAATATCATTATCTATTTGAGTATCCATATATCTTTCTGGTATTTTAATATTATGTGCTTCGTCAATACAGTATCGCTGAAATTTATCTTTGTGTTCATATATATTTGGAAAAGAATCATATACGCAAATAACAATGGTTTCGTCTTTAATTTTTTCCATATTATGATGTTGTCCTGTTCCAATAAGGTACGGCTTGATACCAAGTTTTGTGCACTCTTCGCCCCATTGTTCCATTAATACAATACGTGGAACTAACACAAGTAATCGTTCCGATATATTATTAATGTGATTATGTAGAATAATCATAGTTTTACCTCCCCCAGTCGGAATACATAAATACACATTCTTTTTAGTATCTTTTCCTTTTTCCAAAACTGCGATAGATTCGATTTGGTAAGGACGAAGAATTGTTTCTTCTGGTAATGTATGTGATGTAAATGTTAATTTTTGTATTTTCTTACACGCATCTCTAAATGTAGAGTCCGTTACAGTAATATCTGTAATCATCTTTCTATCAATACGAAACTGTATCATATCACAAACAGATGATTGTTTTGTACGATATAGAATTTTTTCCGGATTTTCAAATACGTCACAACAACTAAGAAATGTTGAAAAGTGTCTCCACTGTATAGATCCTTGATATAATTTCATCTGTGCTACACGATTTCCTTCAATGTTCCAAGCATCGATCCCCATATCACGGGGCATACCTTTTTCTTCTTTTAAATCTGGCGGAACGTCTTTCCAAGAAAGAAAGATAGAATTATATTTTTTACTAAGTTCTATACATGCAAACCATTCAAATGATTTATGTAAATGATCTTTATATGTAGCTGTGTCAATTTCAATAGCTGATAAGTCTTCATGAATATATTTTGTATAGCGTCGAATGTGTGCTTCAATGATTGATATCAAAGTTTTTATATTATTATATACAATTTTGTAAAAAAATCATTTTTATAAAAGAAAACACTTCAAATGAAATGAAAAATCATAATTATTTAGTTTAAAATTAGTAATTCATATGTAATGAAAGCAATTATCTGATTAAAAAACTTACGAATTAAATATTCTTTTATTTTTAAAAAAGAATGTTCTTACTAATTCATACGAATAAGAGCAACAGTTGTTAGCCTTTTTCTAAGTGATGTTTCAGTGTTAATAATGTCATATACAGAGAAATTATGTTTTTTAATTTTTTACACAAATTAAGAAAAGATATAATTTTAGTTGCTCCATAGATTATCGTCAAATAAAGGAATTTTTATAAATTAATTAAATGAGAAGATTTTTACGGTCTTCTCTCTAATTATTTATCGACCTTCAATATAGCGACGGAAATCGTCGTTTGCTTGTCTTTCTGCCTCCTCTCTGAGACGTTCTTCACGACGTGCAGCACGTCGTGCTTCTGCTTGAGCTAGTTGATTGTTCATAGAATTTACAATTCTAGTTGGTCTTCTTAATGCATCTCGAGCTTCTTGCACTACACGAGCTCTACGTAAACTTTCCTCTTCATCTCTTCGTGACGATGAAATTAAAGATGGATCAAATGTCATTGTTGTAGGTCGGTTAATTGCCTCAGCTCTTCGAATACGTTCTCTTTCACGTTCTCTTTGACTTTCTTGTTCACGTTCTCTTTCACGTTCTCTTTCACGCTCTTCTCTAAGTGTAGTTTTATATGTATTGCAATATTGTACAACACGTTCCCATTCTTCTCCTTGTTTGCCTTCATAAAAATCGACAAATTGTTTAGTCAATGTTTGTACAAGAATACTTGGTATAATACTTATGTCAGACAATGGCTTACGTGTGATTGGATCACTATATGCACCAACATATTTAAAAAAATCTTCAATAGCAGATCTCTCATATGTATGTCCATTACCAATAGTAACAGGGTCTAACATTAGTGTGTGCGTTATTGGACAGATTAATGACATTGCAGTCTGATAAGCTTTCATATGTTCTTCTTCTATACCACCTCTTCGTGGTATAATAGATCTATATTCTTCTTCTATACCACCTCCCCTCAAATTCCAATAATCACTTTGTTTACTCCGATTTTTCATATTTATATTATAAGATTATTATAAATTAAAAAAATTAACATTTCAGTATAAAATTAATTAAAAAAGGTTAGAAGCAATTCAATATTCATCTCCTTAGATGTGATCCAGATTCTCTTTCAATTTCACGGACAAGTGCCCAAAAAGCAGGATCTCGAGTGTAAGTATCACTTCGTAGTTCTGCTGATCGAGATCGAGATAGTTGACTATCCATATCTCGTTGTCTTATAGGTTGTCTAAATACCTCTCCTCTTCTCTCTCGCTCTATTCGTTCACTCTCTTCTCTTTCTCGTTCTTGCTCTTCTCTTTCTTCTTCTCTTGCAATTTCTTTTTCTCTTATTTGTCTTTCTGTGCGTAATTCTTCTTCTCTTGCAATTTCTTCTTGTCTTATTTGTCTTTCTGCACGTAATTCTTCTTCTCTTTCTATTAATAAAAGTTGTAGACTTCTCATTTCGTTCTCATAATCTTCTATACCACTTTCTAATCTTCTAATATATAATCGGTAGTTCCTTTTTTCTTCTATAAGACGTTCTCTCTCTTGAAGCCCACGTTCCATTTCTTGTATAAGACGGTTTTTCTCTTGAAGCCTGCGTTCCATTTCTTGTATTTTTTGATCTTGCTGCTCTTGTGTTTTTTTACGTTCATCCGCCCTTTTTGCATTTTCTATTTCATGTATACGTCTTCTCTCTTTAATTTTTTCTGATGTTTGTTCTTCTTGATATACACCGCATATTCTTCTGATCTCATCCCAAGTAGATCCTCTATATGGAACATCTTTATATTGATAAAAGAATTTTTCTGTTATTGATCTCATCTGTAAATTTGGAGTCAACACATCTGTTAATGGTTCCTTAGTAACTGGACAAAATAGTATTCCTCTTGGATTTATCTCTCTTTGTCTGGAAAATTCATTCATAATAGAGGTTCTATCAAATGTTTTTCCAGAACTAATAAAAACTGGATCTATCATAAGATGTAATGAAATTGGGCATACCAACTCTTCGGCCATATTATCTGCAATTTGCGCTTCTTTAGGATTTTCATCTGGTATTGGTTCAATTTTTGGTCCACCGCCCCTCAGATTCAAATATCTAGACCTAGACCTATACCTAGACCTAGACCTATATCTATTATCAAATTCCATTTCATTCATATTTATAATATATAAATATTATAATATAATTATGAATTTATATAAATTACACTTTTTAGGTAAAAAAAACAACTCAATCACCACTCTTTGAGTTAACGCCGAAATATAACATAATGAGTCTTTTACATCTCATATTTAATTCTACCTATTTGCGACAAAAATTTTTAACTCGTAAGTGTAAATTGTCGTTTTCAGACTAACAACACTTTTATTAGATTGTTATGAAACGCTTAAGAGTACAAATCAACTCTTTCGAGCTTTGTATTTATTATCATTTGTAATAAAATTGAGTTCCATTAGTTAGAGGATTAAAGATTCTACCCTTTCTAGATTTTTTAACTATGTCTTCAAGGCTATTGAATTGAATTATAGTATATTTGGATTTGGATGTTTTTATAATATCATCATAATAATACCAAAAATTTCCATATCTTGCAACAGCAACATAATGACAAGAACCAGAGTGTATAACAATAGCATAACATGATAAAGTGTCATCACCAACAGAAATGGTTGGTTCATAAAATACCTCATTTCCACACCATATTTGAGGTTCAGTGACTGTATATGTTCTCTTGGAAGTTTCATTTCCTAATCTAAACAGATTAAATATTAAATAAGGTGCTTTCAAAATTTCCCTAACTGTTATTATTCGTGGATAAACGTTATTACTTGTTTCGACATCAATATCTTTAGTTAGTAAACTTGATAGAAGAATTGTAGGTGTCTGTTCTAAAACTTCGTATTCTACATCAATAAAGCCGGAAGAGTTAAAATTTCGAGTATTAGTTTTAAATAGTTCTCCATTTGCTTTTAGTGTTTCAAAGTCATCGATAGTATTATGAGTTCCATATATAGTATCCTTTTTTATAACTGGATCTGTTTGAAATAATGATGTCAAATACATAATAAATTCTCCTGAATCAGCCGTTAAATGTTTTTTATATATTGAACCACTTTTACATTTTATAAGAGCTTCACGTAGGTTAGTGCATTTTTTTACTATAGGTGCTCCTTCTACTCTTGTTATACTTTCAGAGATAAGTTTTAATTCTTTCTGCACCAATTTTCGGCGTTCTTTATCTTTACTAGGATTATCAGAACATTTAATTTCCATAAGTGCCGGATCAATTGTATCAAGATCCATAGTTAACATATTCGTTACAAAATCATTAGGACCTCTATCGCCAGCAAATAAAGCAAATAAAGTACTATCTAAATAACAGCTTTGCCCTGTCCATTCTAATCCTCTTGGTACAATTGGTACGCTTGGTACAATTGGTACAATTGGTGCGCTTGGTGCGCTTGGTGCGCTTGGTGCGCTTGGTACACTTGGTAAATACCAATGAGACGTATTTGTTTGAGTGTTTACGTAATAATTGTTGTTACAAGATGTAGATCTTTTTTCCCATCCTATAGGTAATTGAGTTGATGTTTCTTCCTGTTCACCTGACAGTATGTCATAAAACCATTGTGCAGTACTTGAATCCTTATGTATATAGTAAACCGTATCAGTTCTGCTTTTACTCATATATCCTTTCCAGTTTGGGGGAAGATTAAGTAATTCTTGTGGTATTGACCATTGAGATACACCTTTTTCTCTGTTCACGTAATAATACTTTTGATGACTTTTGCTCCATTTTTCTTCCCAGCACTGCTTATTCAAAAACTTTTTCAAGCTAATCATTTATATATAAATAAATATATAAAAATTACAAGTCTCCAATTTGTAATAATCACTTTTTTGTTTAAAAAAAATCATCTTATACAATAAATGATTAGTGTTTGGAAAGAAAACAGGTCAACAAAATCAGGGAAACCATATTATACAAATATTTTAACAAATGAATCTAAATGGAAGGTTCCTAATAAAAACGGAAGTTTAGAAACATTTCAGGATGAATCTAATATATTCATAATGTATATTCCAAATATATATTTAGAAAAAGAGTCTTATACTCATCGTGATAGTATTTTAAGAGGTGGTGTTGATGATTATCTTGATCTTGATAATATGACTCTAGAATTATACAACGAACAAAATCCAGAATATCCAATGTTAGAGTTTCCACCAAGAAATCCATTTTATAGAAAAGAATGGATGCTACAGCCTGGTAGAACAGAAGAAGAACTTCGTGCATATTTTGTTTTTCAAGTAAATAATAATGTATATAATAGTGAACTAAATACTGATTGGTGTTGGATTCGAATTATGAAACAGCTAAATGAGAGACGTCAGTTTTCATATGATGATTTAGAAAGATTGTATTCAGAATCATTATATGATAATTTATACAATGTTGTACATTTTTTATCAGAACCAGTAAAGCCATATATACCAACAAATCCGGTTGAGAGAGAACAATTTATGCATCAACCAAATCGAAGTAGCGAAGATCTTCTTAGATTTTGGATTTTTAGAGGATATAATATGGGCTTATATAGTATTTGGTATCTAATTATGAAACACATGGTTCATAGAGGTGTTCTTTCATATGACGATTTAGACAAATTGTATAACAGTACACCTGAACTACATAGCTATGAAATTGATGCGATTATTTTTCTAAATAGATTCAGAAATTTAGATCCAGATGAAGACCCAATGGAAATGGAACGGTTCTAAAAAATGTAATGAGCATTATATGATTTTATTTTAAAAATCATATTATATTTCATTTATTCTACAAACTCGGTTTTTCTTGAAAGAGTGTACAATAAATATCTAACGATGCATATAATTTTGGCAATAATCCACAAAATTCATATCTATCAGGCAAACATTTTTATCTTTAAACTATTTAATGCACATAAATTCTGTCTGCGTTATTATCAATTGGTACATTTAATAAAACAATAGAATCTAAAAGATTCACGTGATAATTAGAACATTAAAATTGAATTTTTATTGAAAAATAAAATTAGAAATAAGAATGAACATTTTTTTTCTTCATATTTTACCTCAAGTATGTGCTCAAATGCACATAGATAAACATGTAATAAAAATGATATTAGAAACGACTCAACTTCTTTGCTCTGCACATCATATGACAAATCTAAATGAAAATACACCTTGTTACACCCCTTGTTACAAACTTACTCACAAAAATCATCCATCTTCTATATGGACAAGAGAATCAAAAGAAAATTACAAATGGTTGTGTGAACTTGGCAAAGAACTTTGCAAAGAATACACTTATCGATACGGAAAAATACACAAATGTCAATCTTATATAGAAGATTTGTCTCAACACATTCCAAATTTACCAGATTTAGAATTTACACAACCAAGACAAGCAATGCCGAATATGTACAAAGATGATGACTCTATAGAAGCATATCGTCAATATTATTTTTTTGGAAAAATGAATATCCATTCTTGGAAAGGAAAAATAGCAAGTCGTCCTACTCCAGAATGGATTGTTGAAATGCACAATTTATTTATTTAATTTATATTTAATTTGCGATTACTTATATTTACAAATTTGTAATATATTTTTCTGCTTACCATAAAACAAGTTATTGTAGCAAAATAGACATAGCAAACGTACGAAAATCAATAACAAGAGATATTTTTATGTTAAATAAAAAGGTTAGCAAACTAAGAGTTACTAGAATTAATCTTAACAATTTTAACTTGATGATTTTCTTGTCTGCATTCGCATGCTTTAATGAATGCATTTTCACCATACTTATTAATAGAAAAAGACTTTGTTTTCTTTTTACCTTCCGAGTCATTCCATTGAGCTTTCCAACGAGATTTTAAACCATCTTCAAAAATTACACCTGTTACACCACTTTTATTATTAATTTGAATACCTTTGTTATTCGCATTAACTTTACCAGCACCTTCACGAACATTAAATCTTAAATTATTAAGACCATTACGATCAATATGATCTACTTCTGTAAATTCTGGATAAAATATATTATGTATATATTTTTTAGACATTTTAACATAATCTGTTTTTTCGTTTTGTTGTTTACTAAGATATATTGATTTATCTTTAATAATATCATAATGTTCTTTTTCAAACATCATACATTTTTCATCTGAAAGAAATATCTCAAGAAACTCATAATCTTTTGGTAACACAGGATGTGATACAACTTTAACACTTCTTATTCTATTTTTACTCAATTGACGAGTAATAGATTCTCTAATTCTATAGTTACTTGCTAAATTCATAGCACGATCTCTTCCATATTGCTTTATACTAAAAGACTTACTTTTACCACCTTGATCTGAGTGAAAAGTTACTTTTATATGAGTTTTAGTTTCAGTAATACCTCCTTGATGACGACCACTATACCATTCCCCTCTTTCCAGTAAGATTGGAATAGGTTCTTGAATTTCTTTTAGTATTTTTTCTTCTTTTTCTTGGTATTTACATATATTACAACCTCCTCGAAAGTTACCTCTTTGACAGTTTGATGAGTGTATATGAAAACTCGCATGTTTACATTTATAATTAACATTTCTACCTTCTTCTATTGATACAAGCTCATAACCAGCTTCTTCAATAATTTTTATTATGTTTTCTTTCACTTCATTTGAAGTTTTCTTTTTTGAACATTCAGAACAACCATTCCAAGTAGGTCTTAAAATTCCTTGTTTAAGAGTTCTTCCATCTTTTCCACAATGACATTTGTATTTAATATATCTTGGATCTTCAGTATCTGGTTTCCAATCCGAACATTTTTTAGTTTCCATTATGCTATTTATTTTAGTAATAGTTTTTTCTAACAATCCTATTGTCATTTTGTTTTTATAGTATTTTTTATACTTTAAACCAAATTTAATTTTAAAACATTACAACATTATTTTTATATGTTAAATAACATAAAAAAATGAAAAGGTGGCGCTTTTTAGAGAACTGGGAAACCAAGAGCACCTCCGCTAACACGAATAATGTTATTGTTGATAGCTGTAACAATAAATTCATATGTTTGTTTGTAATTCATTCCAGCTGGTAATACATTATCAGCAGCAGGTTTAGGGTCAGCCGCTACTTTGGATTGACCGCTAGCCTCTGGTACAATTGAAACATTTGTTAGCTTTCCATAATTGGTAGATCCCATCGGATCTAGGCTAATAAAATCAAGAGAATACGAATATGAATGATAACCAGTTTCAGTAGGTATCACAGGTGCATGATACCAAGGATTAACCAACGAAAAATAATCAGAACCCATTTGAGCAAGACGATTTGTATTTTCGTAAATCAAAGAAGTCTGAACGATGGGATCCGCACCGCCTAATGGAGTCCAAGTAGTCAAACCAGCAAAACCAGTAATACCATTACCTTCAGTAATAGTAGTTATTGGAGAAGATGTAATATAATTGGAGTGTTCAGCGGTGCTAGTAGTGTTGCGTACAGCAAAGAACAAAACTTTAATAGCGTGAGAGAATCGAATATCAAACGATTGCTGCGAATTAGTAGCAGGAGTAAAAGACTGACGGGGTGCAGTCTGTACTTGCTCAATCAAAATATCACGAGGAGCACATGCCATACGCTTTCTTTCATCATTAGATACGATTGCATAATTAGCCCACACTTGAGTATTTCCTAGAACAGGAGTACCATCTTTTAGCTTATCAGATGTTATAGTCTTACGTCTATCAAGTTGTATACCATTAGTATCATTAAGGGGAGATGGAATCGATTCAAATATCAAAAGATGAGTCCAATCGCGGAAATAAAAGTTGATTCGCATCTCATTGTAAGGAAGAGCAGCGGTCGGAAGAGCTACACCACTATCACGACTGTAAAAGAAAGGAAGAGGCAAGTTAAGAGTCATTGATGGTATTACCTGTCGAGGTTGTATTAAATCATCAAGATTGCCAATCATGTTATTATATCCGTTGCGTTTGCCTTCAGGAACAGTAAAGGCCGCCCAAAAATCAAGATGATAATTATCAAATCGAGCAGCAATCAAATCATTAAAAGTGATAGAGCACTCACGAATAATATTATGCATAAGGTTTCGAGTCCAACGAATACTTTCTCCTTTAACATAAGCAGGATTACCATCCACAACATCAGATTTTTTTAGTTCAACTCGAGGCGTATTCATACGAAGCCACGTTTGAAGCATATAATCACCCGCACGTGAGATTGCGACAGACCATTCCTGTCCAAAAGCCGGTGAACCGGCCGCTCGCGAGAGAACAACAGGTACTTGAGTGAACCAAGTAGCTTTCCTTGTTTCGCGAACAAAATAAGCAGTAGCGTCGTGCCCACCATAGAGATACTTTTCAATTTCGTCAAAAGTGGCAAGATCAATAAATCCCGATGTTACATTTGAAGTAGAGATCGATGACATTATTTTATATTAGTGCAAGATAATTTTTATTTTTAAAATACAATCATCTAATTTTATTATTTATTTTTCACAACAGTATGCTAAAGATTATATCTATGTAAAAAAGAAAAGTATGCTTTTAGTAAATATTATTACCATATTCTTTTTTATAATAATACTCATTAGAATTGTGTTGTCAAAAAGTTTGTTAATACGTTCGTACATTTACTATTAATAAAACATTTCTATTTAAAAGCTAATTAATATATAATAAAAATGCCAAATCTATTAACAAATCCTCAAGATTTTAAAAGAAAATGCGATGATGTAGGTGTAACGTATGATCTATTAATTGAAGCTCAAGAATGTTTAGGAAAACAAGCTTGTTCTAAGTTTTTTAAAGGAAAATCTAAAAGAGGAGGTGGAAGTACTACTTCTTCATCTATGGTAGATGATTGGGTATATACACTAAAATATGCTATCGATAATCCAAGCGAACAAGATAAAGATACTTATGTACCTAGAACGGTAGAACCACTTGATGAATGGAAAGACTTTGTTACGTTGGTTAATACTCCAATTGAAGAAGATATTTACAACTCTTGGAAAAATCTAACTCCAAAAAAGATTGGACAAGAAGTTCGTAAATATGGATTAACATTTGGAACTGCTAATTCAAATGCAATTAAAACACTACAAGAAAGATCTATGGCTATGGTAGAACGTCGTATCAAAAATTTTTGGAATAAAACTATTGAATTTAACCAAGAAACCAAACAAGAACTTGATTACAATGCTTTGAATATATTTCAACTTAGAGAAATTTCTAAAGATGTTGGGTGCACTATTTACCAACAAAATAAAGAACAACTAATCTCTAACATTAAGAAGAGAAAACAGGATTTAAAGTCTTACTCAAAAGACGAAAAAGAAGAGTATTCTAATATATCTTTGCTAACTCTAAAAATTATTGCTAGAAATAAAGGACTTACTCAATATAATAACCTTAAGAAAGAAGATCTTGTTAAATTATTAACAGAATTTGATAAAATTGATGAAGAAAAAGATAAAATTACACTTGGAAATGTAGAAGTTATATCAAGACAGTCTGATGGGTATATCAATGCTAGTCAACTCTGTAAAGCAGGTAAAAAATATTATAACGATTGGTTTCGGTTAGAAAAAACAAAAGAGTTTTTGACAGAATTATCACAAGAACTAAAAATAGATATTTTAACTGATAAAACAGACCCTGGCGGGAAATCCCGCCACGAAAATACAAACGTAAGTTTGATAAAAATTAATCAATATAATGATTCCGATCAATCAACTTGGGTTCACCCACGTGTAGCGATTCATATTGCACAATGGATTTCTCCTAAATTTGCTGTTAATGTAACAGGATGGATTCATAAATTATTATCTACAGGAAGTTTCAAACTAGAAAGAACTGTAAAGAGCTTCTCTACTCTTACAGAAATTGATATTGAAGCAGAAAAACTAGAAAATGAAGTTAAAATGTGTGAGTATACAAATGAGTTAGTTATTTATTGTGCTTATATCGGAAATGGATTAGTCAAGATTGGTTTTACTGATTCTAATCTTATTAAGAGAGACAAAAAACATATGTCAAGTGAGTCATTATATCCTCAGTGGAGAATGATTAGGCTTTTCAAAGTATCTGGTAAAAATATAGAGAAAATGATTCACGAATTTTTGAAACATTATAAAGTTGATTTTTTCAATCAAAAAGAAATATATAAACCAGTTAAAAATCTAACAATTTTTATTGAAAATATAGAAGATTTCTTAAAAGATAATGACCTAAAAATGACTATTAGAACCTTGCAAAAAGAGAATTCAGAATTAAAACTCCAAAATATGCAAAAAGAAAATTCAGAATTAAAACTTCAAAATATGGAAAAAGAGATTTCCGAATTAAAACTCCAAAATATCCAATTGAAACTAGACATTTTAAGAGAAAAATCCTAAGTCTTGTTTTACTAACGTAAGTTTGTATATCATTTGATTATACAAACTCTTATTTTTGACCGAGTCAATGCAAATAAATTGTATTATTCTTTCTTATAATAATTCTCTCTTTTTCTTTAAAAATAAATATAAATTACAACATTATTTTTTATATGTTAAATAACATAAAAAAATGAAAAGGTGGCGCTTTTTAGAGAACGGGGAAACCTAAAGCTCCTCCGCTAACACGAATAATGTTGTTATTGATAGCAGTAACAATAAATTCATATGTTTGTTTGGCAGTTCCCGATAGTTCAGCCGCTGCTTTGGCTTGACTGCTAGCCTCTGGTACAATTGAAACATTTGTTAGCTTTCCATAATTGGTAGATCCCATCGGATCTAGGCTAATAAAATCAAGAGAATACGAATACGAATGATAACCAGTCTCAGTAGGTATCACAGGTGCATGATACCAAGGATTAACCAACGAAAAATAATCAGAACCCATTTGAGCAAGACGATTTGTATTTTCGTAAATCAAAGAAGTCTGAACGATTGGATCCGCACCGCCTAATGGTGTCCAAGTAGTCGTGTTTGAACCATTTACAAAACCAGTAGGACCACTTGCACTAATAACGGTGTATGGAGAATGGGTAAGATAATTGGAGTGTTCAGCCATACTAGTAGTATTGCGTACAGCAAAGAAAAGAACTTTAATAGCGTGAGAGAACCGAATATCAAACGATTGCTGTGAATTAGTAGCAGGAGTAAAAGACTGACGGGGTGCAGTCTGTACTTGCTCAATCAAAATATCACGAGGAGCACATGCCATACGCTTTCTTTCATCATTAGATACAATTGCATAATTAGCCCACACTTGAGTATTTCCTAAGACAGGAGTACCATCTTTTAGGTACTCAGCTGATACAGGCTTGCGTCTATCAGGACCAGTCGATCCTGCGGCAGCGGTCGGTCCGTCTTCATATATCAAAAGATGAGTCCAATCGCGGAAATAAAAGTTGATTCGCATCTCATTGTAAGGAAGAGCAGCGGTCGGAAGAGCTACACCACTATCACGACTGTAAAAGAAAGGAAGAGGCAAGTTAAGAGTCATTGATGGTATTACCTGTCGAGGTTGTATTAAATCATCAAGATTGCCAATCATGTTATTATATCCGTTGCGTTTGCCTTCAGGAACAGTAAAGGCCGCCCAAAAATCAAGATGATAATTATCAAATCGAGCAGCAATCAAATCATTAAAAGTGATAGAGCACTCACGAATAATATTATGCATAAGGTTTCGAGTCCAACGAATACATCCTGTTTTATCTTGCTGATCTTTAATTTCAACTCGAGGAGTATTCATACGAAGCCACGTTTGAAGCATATAATCACCCGCACGTGAGATTGCGACAGACCATTCTTGTCCAAAAGCTGGCGAACCGGCCGCTCGCGAGAGAACAACAGGTACTTGAGTGAACCAAGTAGCTTTCCTCGTTTCGCGAACAAAATAAGCAGTAGCGTCGTGCCCACCGTAGAGATACTTTTCAATTTCGTCAAAAGTGGCAAGATCAATAAATCCTGATGTTACATTTGAAGTAGAGATCGATGACATTGTTTTATATTAACGCAAGATAATTTTTGTTTTTTTTAACAAAAAAAATACTTTAAATATTAAAAACAAAAATGCAAAATGCGAGCTTAAATGAGACAACTAAAATAATAAAGTCTATGTCAGAACTAGATATTTTGAGTATAGATGCCAACATACGTAAGAATTTTGAGGAACAGACATCAAAACTTGATGATCATAAGGAGAAGTTAAATGAAATAGAAGAAACTTTAAAAAACGAAAATCTTCGTCGCAGAATAAAAAGCAGTCTTGAAAAAGCTAGAGATGAATTGCAACTTTACATAAAAGATTTAACAACACAAAAACAACTCTATTTTTATATTATGGAAACCGTAACTTTTATAGAACAATACAAAGAAATTTTAAAAGTTCCTGTTAAAGTAAGTTTTATAGGAAAGCTTGTTAAAAATGATAAAGAAAAGCTTAAAATAATCGAAAATTATATGGAAATTGCTTCTAAGTATGTTGATATTGAATTTGAAAAAAGTAAACCACAAAAAGTATCATGTCCAAATTGTTTTAATAAAAAAGAATTTGACATTATTGATGTAAATACTTACATATGTACAAAATGTTACGCTAGACAAACTGTGATGAAACACAATTCTTCGTATACTGATATTGACAGAGTTAATATTTCATGTAAATACACATACGATAGAAAAGTTCACTTTAGAGATTGTATTAATCAATATCAAGGAAAACAAAACAGTACTATTCACCAAAAAATATATGACGATCTTGAAATACAGTTTGAACGTCATCATCTCTTACACGGGGGAAAAGAAACAAATAAAGAAATTAGATTTAAGGATGTTACAAAAAATCATGTACTTATTTTTCTCAAAGAACTTGGATATTCTAAACATTACGAAAATGTGCATCTTATTCATTATAATTTTACAGGTATTAAACCAGATGATATTTCGTATTTAGAAGAACAACTTCTTGATGATTTTGATGTTCTTACTGATTTGTATGACAAAAAATTTAAACATATTAATCGTAAAAATTTTATCAACACTCAATATGTACTTTTTCAATTATTACGTAGACATCGTCATCCTTGCAAAAAAGAAGAATTTATTATTTTGAAAACAATCGACAGAAAATTTTTTCATGATGAAATTTGTAAAGAATTATTTGAAGAATTGGGATGGAATCATAGTCCGTTTTATTAATTAAGAATTTGTTTCTAAAATGAATTAAGAATTTGTTTCTAAAATATAAATGTCAAATATTCGATTTCGTGTACATCGAGTTCCACATTATTCTGAAATATTAGAAAATGAATGGTATAATCAATCTGAAAATATCGAGAATACATTTTTTACCTTAATGAATATGATTAATGTTTTAGAACCAATTCTAGATCCGATTCAAATAGCAATTCGAAATAGTGAAAATGATCTTCAACTACATAGAAATGATAATGTAGAAATTAATGTTAGCTCACAACTTTATTCTACAACTAACAAAAAATACGATTCTTGTTGTATATGCACAGATAATTATAAAAAGAACGACGAAGTCTCAGTATTAGAATGCGAGCATATTTATCATATAAAATGTATAAAAGAATGGTGTAAATACAAATCATCTTGTCCAGTTTGCAATGCAAACATTTCTAATAATTATTCAGTTATAGACGAAATTGACTAAACTAAATATTTATTTATTATAACTAAATGTTATCAAATTTAAAACAAAAATGGCGTGATTATGGTTTTGAAATAACACTCGGATTTTGCGTTGTGTTTATTATATTTTTTGGTCTTTATCGAAAGATCATTGGTGGAAAAGGAACTTGGACAAAGAAAAATAATTTTAACCACCATTTTAAAACTAATTTTAGAAACTATTATAGTGTTAAACCTACCAGACAACCACCACGTGAGAGTAAAGGAGAAACAGAATGTAGAAGAGTACTACAATTTTTATTTAAAAGAAGTTTTCATAAAGACCGTCCTGATTTTTTAAGAAATCCAGTTACAGGTGGTGATTTTAATTTAGAACTTGATTGTTTTGATCCAGAACTTAAGATTGCTGTTGAATATAATGGTATTCAGCATTATAAGTATATACCATTTTTTCATAAAAATAAAGAGGATTTTTTAAATCAAAAGTATAGAGATGATATGAAAAGAAGAATGTGTAGAGATAACGGAATTCTTTTAATTGAAGTACCTTATACAATAAAAATAGAAAATATTAAAGAATATATAGAATCCTCTTTAATAAAAAATGGAATTATGTTTTAAAAATGCATAAATTTGTTAGTTATATACCAAAAAGACACCTACTGTAATCGCTAATAACAAAAAAATAAACAAAAAAATACACAGTGCTATTATTTTTCGTCTTTTTGCATACTGATCACTTGTTGATGTTTCTGAATCAGTATTCTTATTATTTGTTGAGTCTCCACCACCACTATCACCACCACTATCACCACCACCACTATCACCACTACCACCATCACGATTATTATTAGTTATACTCTGATTACACTTTTGATCTACATTTTTTAAAGCGTCTTTTGCCATAACAGAATCTGATAAATCAATTTTATTACTACAACAATTCAAATTTACTGTATCATTAGGTGGTGTTGGAAGAGGTGATATAGTGTGTGGAATAAATTTATTCTCGTCATCCCATACACTCATTAACCTGTTTATTTCAGTCGGTGAGTATCTGTATCTACATACCCATTTAGAAAAGATGTTAGGTCTATCACTAGAAACATATGTCCATTTGCTAGGATCTGAAATTGAACCACAGTTGGTATTATTAGCTATGTCGTCCAATCTGAACTCATTTATTTTATTTTGATAAGCGGCACGCTTTGTAGCATGATCTTTTTCATTTTGTTCATTCGAATCAGCAAGTTGTTTATTATTAGCTTTAACTGATTCATATTCAGAATTAAATTTAGCCATAATAATATCATGATTTTTTATATATCTGTTAATAGCAGTAATACAATTATCACGATCTTTCATTTTATTAATATAATAATATAATATTATATTTAAAAATTCTTCTAATAAAAAGAGAAAAACTTGTATTCAATAAATGATTAATGTTGATGATGATATTATTCCTTATTGTATTTGGCACTATATCGATTTAGATACAAATACATTTTTAGGATACATTAGTGAACCAAGAAAATATAAAAAAAATGATGTTGTTAGCTTCGATTGTGATTTAAAAATAAATGAAAATTGGGTTTTCGGTGGTACTTTTTATGCAACTGCACCAAATTTTCGTCCTATACCTGTTGGTATGAAAATTTTGTGTGCCAAAAAATCTTCGTCAGTTCCCCATATTACAACAGATATATATCTAATGAAAGATCCATATAATATTAAAAATGATTGTGTATATTTTGCAACATATACTCAACCAGTTCCAAATACGATTCCTCTTTATTTTCATTCACTTAAAAACAATATATTTCCAAGCTTTGATCCAAATCCTCCTTCTAAATTGTCTGAATGGACACAAACTATTATTTCTCCGGTTTTTGTTATGCAAACGAAATATGAAAAATTTAAATGTATAAATGGTCGTTGTATTCCCTGGATTTCTGAAATAAAATCTTTATATGATACAGATCCACATGATGAATTATTAGGTCTTCATAATTGTGTTGTTTATTGTAATAATCTTGTGCTTTCTAAAAATGAAGGAAAACCTTTTAACATATTAGATATGGTATTAGAACAAAGAAACCCACAAAAGTCAATATATTTACTGTATATCATTTTTATTTTTTTGATTATTATAATAATTATTATTATTAGTTTAATTATAAAAAAAAAATTGAAAATTTTTATAAAAAAGTAAATAATATTTTAAATAATGACTCAAACCATCGGAAAGTGTTGTTTTTGCAACGAAGATTGTAATTTATTTTCTCAAAGTTGTGGGAAATGTGTAAGATCTGGTAGAGATTCTACTCTTATAATATATTACGCTGGAATTGGTTCAGATCCAGATTTTCTTTATACATCGGAAAATTCTTTTCGTAAAATCATTGAATTGAATAAAACTAAATTTAATAAAGAATTGCCTTATAATCCTCTTTTATGCGATCTTGATATTCTAATAGAATGGACTGGTGCAGAAATCAAAGAAATAAACTAAGAAATAAACTAAGAAACTAAATTAAATTAGTTGTCTTATTCATATGAATACATATGAATAAAAATTGACAATAAATATTAATATTTTGTATATTATAAAATGGATTTAGGTAAATGGAGTCCACGCAGAAGTAAGAATAAAAAAAAAGGTTACATTTATTTTAAAAACAGATACACTGGTGAAAAAGTTTGGAGTGGCGATTTATACTCTCCAAAAATGGAACCAAATTCATATACAATAATCAACACTCTTGATGGACAGGTAAAAATTCCTGAAGATGCACTTCCTGGTTTGAATGATTGGTCAGAACGAATCCGTATGCTTACTATATATAAAAGTGAAGAATCTGAATCTATTCCAACATTTAATGTGTCTTCATCTTATCTAATAAGATTAATTTCTATATCTCGTGCTTTTGCTCAATACTTTTCTCTAGAAGACGAATTGAAGGAAAAAAAGAGACAGCAAATTGTTCGTATGTTTGATGCTCACAATATGAAAGAGTACACAAGCTTTTACGATGAGGAAATGGAAATGACAAGTAAGCTTTCAGAATTTATGAACGCTATAGGTGTTGCAGAAATAAAATTAAATCAAAAGTACCCTAATCAATGGAGTATACCATCTGATGTTTTGATGTATTCTATAGGTCGTATAGTAGATACAATGGATCCAACTTTTACGGATGCACAATATACAACAATAGCTGCATTATCATACTTCCAACATCTTAAGGAAACAAATCCTGAATTAGTTGAAGGATTAACTATAACACCAATACTTCTTGAAAATGAACATTTATATACAGATCAAAAAACAAAAACTAAGATAACAACTTGGGTTCCATTAAATATTATAATTAATGATAAAATTAATGATGATAAACTTGATATTTATAATCCACCTTTAACATTGGCAGGCGCATACAGTGATCAAGTAAAATATCATACACTTTCTGACATTAATATTTTTATAGGTCAAATGATTCGTGCCAAAGATATTTCACCAAAAGTAAGAGACTTTTGGAAAGGTCTTTATCGTTTTCATGACAAATGTAAAATTCCTGTTATGCGCAGAGTGTGGTCGTAAGATTTTTAATCAACTATTGTTCTTCGTCAGACACATTATTTGAGCTATCTAATTCTGAAAGTTTTAATTCTTGTGTAAGATTTTGAATGTCTCTTTTACTAAGCATATTATTTGAAACATTCAAAGATGTAAGATGTGGAAGTGATCTTATTGTTGGTATTAATATAGATAAGTTTTTTCCATTAAGCTGAGTGTTTGCTAAATTTAATGATGTAATATTATTTAAATTTCTAAGAATGCGACGAGATAATGATTCAACTTCTCTTTCAAAATCTAAATTACTATTAGAAAGATTTAGTGAAGTAAGTTCTGTGAGAGTTGATAATTCTAGTGCAAGATGATCCATATCTTGCATTTCTAGTTCTTGATATTCACCATTAAAATCTGTTTCCACACTTAAATGTCTATTAATAGGCTTATTTTCAACTTGTAAAGATCTAAGAAGAGGAAGATCTTTAAGGAGAGGTAACACTTTCCTAATTAATAATATGTTTTCCGGACGATCTTCTTCTTGGTTAGATTCGGAATCAAATTCAGAATTACCAGATATTCCAAAAGATTCAAGACCACTTAAAGACTCTATAAACTCTTTATTAAATTCTTCAGGATCATAAGTTTCATCCTCAGAATTATATTCGCCAATACTCCTTAAATTATCTAATAAAGTAACATTAGTTAATATTAATTCTGTAAGATTAAGATTTTTTATAGAATGTAAAAATGGTTTCCATAATAAATATACATTTGATATTTTTAGAGTTGTAATATTTGATTGACTAAAACTTGTTAAGAATTTATTACCTATATCTTTTATAAGCCAATTACCGTCAAAATCAATTTCTAGTGATACAATGTTTCGTAAACTTGAAATACACTCATGCACTATATTTAATTTTTGATTCCTATAAGTATTATCATAAATGCTTCTTTTAATTGTACAAAAAGTCCTACAACTTATTTTAAGCTGTATTTTAATTGTAGATTCAATTAAATTTCTATTCCATTCAATAACTGGAGTTTCATATTCGCTATCTTTAACTTTAAAATTAAGATTAAGACATAAAGTGCAATCTGTAGGATTTTTACCAAATATATTGCAATAAAGTTCTATGCTTCTTTGAGTATAGTCAAAGTCTTCTGGTATATTTTTAAAAACTAAAGTTCTTTTTAAATCAGCTAATTTTCTTAATTCAGTGGATGTAAGACGTAATTGTAGTAATTTTTTTTCACTTAATTCTGATAATAATTTATCTACAAGTAATTCTTTTGGCAATAAGTCTGGAAAAAATTTCAATAAATTTTGATTAGAATTAAATTCTTTTAGTTTTTTAACTGATATAAATGCCAAACCTATTATTCCTTCGCTTTTAAAATTTTTATTTAAGACTAAATTAGTGTTCAAGAGTAAATCTGTAAGATATCCCCATACTAAATGTGACTTTTTAACATCATCAGCCAACATAATTTTTGGAAAATAATCCTGATTTATTTTAAAATTACCAGATATTAGTATTTTAATATCTATAAATGTATGGTCTGTATTTACTTTAATTACTTGACATAAGACCCATGCATCTATTGGTAATAAATTCAATGAATTATTTATTAGCTCAAGATTATCTAGTTGAGTACTTAAATCAAATTTTATGTCTTTTGTTTCTATACTAGTGATTTCAAAATTTCTGTCTTCAAAAAAACCAAAATATATATAATTAAAGAGATCTTTTTTTTTTCTTTGTAAACTCATTTATTATTAATAAATAATAAATAATTGCTAACAAATTAATATATAGTTAGTTTAAGATTTAAGATATACAAATGTATATCTACAGTATTTTACATATGGTTATAATATTTTCTCTGAAAAGAAAAAACTTGTTAAAATATAAAAATGTCAGGAATTGGCTTAGGTGACTTGCTCTTAGAATTTTCGGAATCCCCACAAGGATTAGAACAGTTTGGAATTGTTACAGGATCAAAAATATTTTCATTTAAGAATGAATCAGAAACTACTGATAAAGGAAACAAATTATATATTACACATTCTGGATTATTTGCTTATAATAAGCAAAAAGATATTTTTCAAGCATTACAAGGTATAAATGTTGGTGATTTTGATTTTGATAATGCAGGTTACATTGATTTTGATAAAGCTATTCATACTATTTTATTTGAAGATAGTCAATTTAATAGTATTTTAGGTGCAACAGGAGTTTGTATGATTAGTTTAAAACCCGATTTTTTAATATCAAGTAACACAGGAACTATTGGTGCAACAGGACCTACCGGACCTACCGGACCTATTGGTGCAACAGGACCTACCGGACCTATTGGTGCAACAGGACCTACCGGACCTATTGGTGCTACAGGACCTACAGGACAACTAGGATTATATACAAACATATCATTAGTATACCCTAGTATAGCTATATCTGCAGATGGTATAGAACCTTCTCAACCACCAACCTCATTAGTAAATCAATATGCTGTTAATGGATGGTATTTTAAGAATACTATTGCTGGAACTAAAATAAATTGGTACTTACCTCCTTCTATCGATATGACAGTTGGAGATTTGTTAGGATTATATATAA